GCTTGCGACTTGTTGCTGTAACGCTTAAGCATTTTCAACTCTCCTTAGTTAGATTTCAACGCGAATCTTCAAGAAACCGTTACTGTCCACAGCGGACAGTGCCCTTCCAATCTGAACTCGGTTACCACCAACATTCAGGTTACTCACCTTACCATCGTCGGCGAGATACAGAAGCTCACCAGGACTGTAAGTAAGAGAACCAAAGTTAGTGATCGAGGTCTCGACGAAGTCAGTGAAGAACTCACCTTCCGTCACGACACCTACGACCGAACCCAGCGGAACCACATTACGCTGACGAAATTCCGGGTTACGGAAGTAGTTGATGTTCTCAACATCGTCAAGCAGAAGTCCGGCAGGATTTGCTACCTGACCCGATACCGCTGTCGAATCGGCGTATGCACACAGGCCATTAACGCCCGGAACGAAGCTGAGAATTCCGCCACGCTCTGCAACACCCGAAACAGTGCAGTTGATATCGGTCTGGAAAACCTGCCTGCTTTGACTAAGAGCCATGATATGTCTCCTTAATTCTTAGCCACAGGATCAAAGTTCAGGCCAGACTCATCGGCTTCGCTCTGATCTTCGTCCTCTTCGCCATATCCCGTAAGATCGGCCGCGAGAGAACGGAAGCCAAAGACGTCATCGTCAGACTGACCATCCACACCATTATCGCTCATATTTGCACCAGCGGGATTGATGCCACCCTGTGCAATTGCCTGAGCAAGCACACCGTTGGGATCAGCCTCGGCGGAACCAGCGATCTTGTGGCGAGGAGTGCTGAGGCCGGGAGCACCAGGAGTGACTCCAGACTTCATATTCTCGCCACCAGGATGGTTGACGAGATGAGTCGAGCTACGAGAGCCGTACTCGTCTCCGCCACCACCTTCCATTCGGGCACGGATTGCCTTCTGAACCAAGGAAAGTCCTTCGTCCTCAGACGCCTTGCCCTTCTTCCCGAAAGGATTCTTCTTACCCTTCATCTTCTCATCCTCTTCACCCTTCATGTCATCACCCTTAGCAGCCTGCGTAAGAGCCAACGAGAAAAGAGCCTTCTCTTGAGACCAAGACACGTACTCGTCTTCGCCTAATTCAGAAGCCGTAGCGATAAGAGCTTCGACTTCAGTCTCAGTCATGAGACCTTCGAAAAGTCCACGCACTTCGGAAGCACGAGTAGCCTGAGCGGCCTTAGCCACTTCAACTTCAAGTTCCGAGTTACGATCGGCGAGTGCGGCCATCGCAGGCCCCATCTTACGGAAAAGCTCAAGCTTGGCACTCCAAGCACTGTCGCCATCCGAAACACCATCAATACCGGCCAGCTCAGAAATACCCGGAGCAGAATCCTGTGCTTTGGCAATTTCCGCAGAGATACTCTCTACGACTTCGCTCAATTCATTCATCTGATCCTTGAGGGCGGAGATTTCGTTATCCTTTGCCTTCACAGCCTCATCAAGCTGAGCCTTCTCTTCTGCGAGAGTCTCGTTAGCCTGAGTGAGCTGAGAAGCCTTCGTACGAAGGGCCTCCTCTGCCGCAGCCTTTGCCTCAGCGTTCTTATGCTCGCTGAAAGCCTTGGCAACAGCAGCCTCGATGCTTTCTGAGGTGACCACGCCTTCAGCATTAGCTTTGGTAGTCATCTGTGCAGTCTCCTGTATGTTACTGCTCTCAATTTTGGACATGACTTCCCGCAGAAGTCTTTCCACTTGTTCTTCGCTGTGCGACGCCGCTGCGGGCACCACGTCACCAACTTCCTCAATAAACGAACGCTTATTTGCAGGCTTATCAACAAAACCAAACCCACCGAAAGTGATGGACTGTAGCACCCTGCCCAAACGCTGATTATTATACTTTCCAACACCACCCTTACACTTAAGGTGGCCATCAAGGAACTTCGTTTCTGCGTTCCTTGCGATTACTTGATTAAGAACGCCATCTTCATTGTAAAGTCCATACTGATAATCATCAAACCACGCCTCCATAGAGACGAAAAGATTGCCAGCAGCAGATCTCTCGGCGATTTCTTTTGATTTTTCGGGATGAATGAATTTGAAGATAGCAGCTTCGGTATGAAACTCGAACTCTTCCTCGGGAACTTCTTCCTGATCAAAAGGAATGAGTCTACCATCGAGGGTACGTGCCTCTACGCTAAAGACAACGCCAAGAATATCCTTGTCATTATGCTGCCAATTAGCTGGCTTAAGAACTGGAGTATGGCGGGCAGCCCAAGCTTCTTCTCGGGTAAATACATCATCATTATCATTGATGCCATATTTTTCACCAGCCGTTACAAGACAGGACTTTACGTACAGAATATCAATCTGCGGCTGAAGCTCAAAACCATACTTCTCTTGCACGCGAGAGGCAATAGTTTGATATTGCTCTCCGCCACGTTCAAGAAGCTCGGCTTCTTTTGCAGCTAATACTGTCTTGAATTTCGCCATTTCAGGTTTCCAAATTCCCCAAGCCCTTGTCAATCGGATAATAAACTAACTATCCAAGTTTTTAAGAAAGAATTTCAGCCTATCAAGTTCACGCTTACTATAGAACTCGTCCGGCATCTTCTTTCCTTTCTGGGCATTACACATCCTACAGAGTAAGACTGCATTGTCGCGAGAAAGGCCAAATCCACTTGCAAGAGGCTTTTCGTGGCCATACTTACAATGAGTTTTATCAATATTCTTTAGCATCAACCAAAATTCTCAGGCATATGAGAATGACCTCCGTCAGGATGGTTATGCTTATGAACATGCTTACCGTCCAAACTCCCGCTCTCAGTATGGGTATGAACACCAAGCCTGTTTTGCGGTCCGTGGCTATGTCCACCGCTCATTTGGCCGCCAGGAACATGAGTATGAAGACCAAGAGGATTAGACTCGGAATGAATATGAACTCCGTAATACAAAGCTTTTTCGGCATCAGATGCCGGCATTCTGGACCACGCAGGAACACCTTTTGGCTTCACTGCATGATCGTATCCACTTCCAGTATCAGATGAACCGGGAGTTTCTGGCCAAACATTACACCCTTCGCCCGGCTCACCTACATGCTCGGCACGCGACTTGATATAATCACTGGCATCTGCATAATCCATAAAGAATGGATCTTGAGTATCAAGACCTGCACGCTCAAACGCCTCTTCCAAAGCGTCGTGGCGAAAACCCCGATGCCTATTATCTCTTCCGCTCATTACTCAAGTCCTTCGGTGTGCTCATTTCCCTCGGTATCCAAGCTACCGCCATCAGGCTCTACTACAGTCGAAACAATAGAGTCCCTAACGCCTGCCGGCTCAGTCACCGTCTGAACAGTCTTGTTGCCGGCACCTTCCACAGTAGCAATGGTGACCTTTTCCTTTTCACCATCGCCATCAAAATCAATAGCCCTATCAGTCACTAACTGATTAGTGCTACCAAAAGCACGAATCGTAATGATGTTGACATTGTTCTTAAATCCTGCTGAAATTCTCGACATTTCTATTCCCCAATGTCATTTCTTCTTTTTCTTCTTGTCCTTCGTACGAGGCTTTTCCGGCCCTCGAAAAGGATTATGATTCGGTCCTGGAAAATTCGGACCACCGTCCCCTAATACGGTTTTTCGTCCTTCTTCTTCTTTTTTTTTGATTTATCTTGAGCACGAGCAAGAATTGACTCTACAAGTGCCTGACGATCTTCATCGACTCCCGCAGTAGCACCCATAAACATAAGCTCACGCACAATATCTTCTTGTAAGAAGCTGATAAGCTTGCTGAACTCTTCCGCAGTCAAACCCTTTTTCATAAGGCGTTCTGCGATAGTCATAGCCTGGTTCAGCTTATCCATCTGCTTTTGAAGATTCTCAATTACGTTTGTGGCAACGGCCTTACGCTGATTTGGATCTTCATTAAGAGCCGAAAGAGTCTTTATAAACATACGAGTCTCGTTCTTGTTTGCCGTCTTGTCAAGATCTGGGGTTTCAAACTCAGGCACTTTCTTTTCATTCAAGGTGCCAGGATTCTTAATTTCAACCTGTTGAGAAAGTGCGTGCTCAAAATGTACAGGCACATTGACCTCAAGATTGGGAAACGAAGCACTAACGCCCGCACAAACTGCTTCGCGAAGTTCGTCTGCAGTACCCGCAAACCAGTTGGGTGAATCAGCAATACGCATAGCACGACTAACAGCCGAGCGTGCCTGAGATTCGTTGAAACATGGAAAGTGGGGATTGCCATCAATCACTTTGTCGCAAGGAATATTCGCAACACTACCACCAGTAACGCCGTTTAAATCGGTCTGAGATCTGCCACCAGCAGGATCATGCTTCAGTCCCTCGTCCTTACCAACACCACTCATATTAACAAGCTTGTGACTAAGCTCTTCGGTGTGGGCTGGTTGGTCATCCGCCTCTACACGAGCTTTAATAAGCTCACGGAAGCGACCGCCTTTGCCTTCAGCTTCCTTAGTCATTCCTGTATTCCCTTTGCTTTTCTTGAAAAACTCAATCTGCCCGAGTCTTTTGACAGCAGCTTTACGACTTTTAAAGCAGCCCAAATTCTTTCCCGACTTAGAAAAGACGCAGTATTCACCATCCTGCTTCTTTATTACTGCTTTAGTGCGTTCCATGTCAGATCTCTATACACCAAACAGTACTCTAAATTATTGTTGATCCCTCAAGATGCTGCGTAATTGCAAACTGTGTCCAAGACGAAACCATCATTTGTCGTCGATGTTCTCGTGCCGGTGGCTTGCCCCATTTTTCCTGATAAGCTTTCAGCTTTCCATCATAAGTTTCAAGAACATCTACCTTTATGCCGTTCGCTGAAGATGACTCAAGGAAGTGCACAAGAAAATCGTCCGTATCCATTTGCTCTGGAGCGTTTGGCCCAATATGACTAAATACATTATAAACAAGATTTTCAAGACGATCCTTCTCAGACTTAGGCAAAGACTTTACATACCGAACATAAGGAGCACCAGACGCACGACGATCATTGTGCATCCTAATCATTCGATCACTTATGCCCTTCTCCACATCATCGAGAATCTGTCGTCCAATTGTATTAAAATGCTCAACCAATACAATCATATCTTCAGCCGTGACATTTTGACCTTTTGGAGCCCTCGGATTAGATTGCTTGCCGGTAGGACCCGTATCACTTCCTGCCGGACGTCCATTAGGAGTTTTTGGCTTAGATGGTCCCCCCGCGGCACCTGGTGCTGGCTTAGGCTCCTTAATATAAGGCCCTTTGTACTCCATAACCTTAGACTTCTTTTCCTGAAGCTCTTTCTCTTCTTTCTGCTTAGCGACCTGCATTTCAAAATCAGTATCAGCCATATTAAGAAGATCGTCTGCCGAAAGAATTCCACGATCAAAAAGACCAAACATGAAAGTTTGTTCGGCCTTTCTGTCAGTCAAGCTCGTTTGTCCAAATTTGACATTAGGAAGTTTCTGAAATCCCATCGCATCGGCAATAAGCTTGAACTCGCCCATAAGCCAATCCATAACTCTACCGCGAGCTGATTCAAGACGCTCCAAAATAGTCGACACCGCGATAAAAGAGTTGGAAAAATTTCCTCCCTTGCCACCCAAAAGAACTTCTGGTACTCCAAGAGCAGTAAGTATATCTTTATCTGCCGACTCGTGCTTCTTGGGATCGAAAATGTTCTTAATATCCGCCTGAATAACATCTGCCTCAATAGCCTCATTCCAAATCACATTCATGACTTGTCCAGGCTGCTGAAGCATATCCGCCAAACGCTCGAAGTGCTCCTCTTCCGCCGGCATCCCGTTCTGAAGATCGCCAAGCTTGAAAAGAAAAATCGAGTTAATTACAGAATAGCAAGCACGAGTTTCCATGTCACGCAAGCAATCCTTGAAAGACAAAGCTCTCAAAGCTGGAGCAACAAACGGAGGTGCCCAACTAAACCAATCCATCTTACGATCCTGAATGACGGAAAGATCTTCTTCATCCATTCGGATCTCGGCAACATAGCCTCCACCAATTCCTTGAGAAATAGGCTTTACCTTGCGTACAAACTCTTTTGGAAGATTTACTTCTGTTACACCAAGATCCTTGGTACTCGAAGAATACATGCCGAGACCCTTGGCAATTTCCAGCGTATCACGCCTATCAAGCAGCATGACCCAATAATGCTCGCCACGCAACTTGCTGCCACGAACATCCATCTGTAATGGATTCATCGTAGTATATCCCCATGGGATACGACTGCTATTGTTTTTTGGCAACACCTCTTCTTCTGGCGAAATGGGTGTAGCCTGTGTAGAATTCCGATTGATTTTGTCTTCGCGACGCAACATGCCGTCAACGTAAGACTGCCCTTTAGAATTCAAATACCAATCGAGAAATTCACCACTTGGATCAACCACTCGGTCGCGAGACTTTCCTCGAATCACCAACTTATCGTTGATAATCTCCGTGGCCTCAGTCCGCTTCATTGCTCTTTCATCACTATTATCAAGATCTGCCCACCTTCGATGGACAAACACATTTCCTGTGATAAACAGGTTCATGAAGATGTTGTGGATTCTTTCGTTGAGACGGACCTTTTTGGCCCAGGCATTGTAGAAGTTACGAATACTCTTCTGCGGATGTTCAATCATAAGACCTTCGGTTGCAAAGTCTGCATAAAGATCAATGATATTTCGAACAACTCCGTATCCAAGGTAAGCAAGAATACATGCAGCAATGATGGAGTGATTTAAAGAGGATTGGCCCGCATAGCGTCGGAGGTACTGGTATCCCCCTGCTCCAGCTCCAGTCACAGACCCGAAATGAACATTCGTCCGTGCCTGCGGGCCAAATCCAAGCCCCGCCCCATAAAAGTTCCCGTATCCAACCGCTGGATATGCAGTGTTGTTTCCGTGAAGTCCGTGACCTACATCATATCCGCCACCAAGACCATCCATTCCTGGAGCCAAACGCCTCTCGATACTATCGCCGAGAGATCCGCCGTAGTTGTATGCTGTAGCTCGACCAGCATTGGCTTTTTGAGTAGCGTGCAGCATGATCGACGGATCAGCCATTCTTTCTACAACTGACTGATCAATAACTGGTTGCGACGCGTCCCCTGTTGCTTTTTTAGTCATGGCGGTTAACTCAATTGCAATTAAATTGTGGCCTCATCTACAGATACACTAATAGACAACAGCCCCTCTTCGTCGAATTCCGCCACCAATAGGTCTACGTCTTGGATTTGATCCTGGTCCTGTTGCGGTTCCTGCTGGAACAGAAGATCTGTGTCCATGACCCTGAAACACTTTAGCAGCATAGTTTGCAAGCATCAAAGCGGAGAATCTGTCTCTTCGTCGCATATCAAGACCTTCTGGCTGTTCAGAAAGCTTTGGAAGATCAAAACGCTCTGTACCGCCCGGAGTTACAGTACGCATGATTGCACATGTTTCATTTATGCATTCATCAATTTGCTGCTGAGCCCCCATCTTCTTTTCAACATTGAATTTCTCAGCCTCCCATTCGTCAACACCCCAGAGATCTTGCAGAAGCCTCTCTTTTTCATAATCACTGATGTTAGGCTTTCCAAAATGAAGAGCGTACTGCTCAAACACGTTTTTTTCATCACCTTTGTATGGAAATAGAATATTACATTGTTGGATATTGGATGCCAAATTATGTGCTGCGTCGGGTGTCCAGCTTCCGCCAAAGTTGACCATCTCTATGATGTTTCTTCCAGGTGCCGAAAGATCTGCCTTATTTTCAAGCTGTTCTCTAATCGGCCACAAAAGCTCGCCATCCTCAACTTCTTCTTGCTTCTTACAAAGCCACTCTTGAATAGCCCATCCGCCGCCACCAGAGTCCATAGCAATATACTGAATGTTAAATCGCTTAACAATCTCCCGAATTGTTACCGCAGACTTGTTATACTCAGTCTTATCCCAAGCATTGCAATAAACAACCTCTTTTCCTCGCGGCGTCAATTTAAGCACGACAACGCCAAGATTGTCATTCCATCGAGCCGGGTCAATCCCCATAACGTATGTATGACGAGGATCTCCGTATAACTCAATTGGCACAGGAATATTATCATCCTGCTCATTTGGCGTAGCTTCATCTATCCACGATCTTCTGATAAATCCGTCACTATCGTCCGGAAATGCCGCCTCGTACTCCATCTTAAAACGGTACGTCGGCATAATAGCACGGTCCGAACGAATGGTATCTTCATCAAGGAAACCGGGCGGCAGGCCGTAGTATGGAAGTTGGAATACTGCATAATGTGACCACATTTTAGACATGCGGTTCACATCGTCATCTGGAATCGGCGACACTTTTCCTGTAGTGTTAAGAGATTGCTCTTCAAGAGCCGATTTCAGAACACGAAAATCACCCTCCGACTTAATAAAAGACTTGTATGTCTGATAACGTCGATAGAAGTGATTGTGTTTATAAGATGCTGTACCAGATATAACAACCTGATTACCAAAATCCTGTGTATCCTCGATGTTCTTAATGATTTCTTCCGAAGCACCAAGCCTTTTTAGCTTCGAAATAAAAGCAGTCACCATGGCACGTTCAGCGGGGTCCGCATGAACCGCGGTGAATGGTTTGATAACAATATCAAAGATTTCTTCTGGAATGGACGCAAACTCATCCGCCACCAAAACTGTCGCACGAAGGCCGCGAATCTTTTCGCCATCACCAATAGGAATGGCAGTAATTGTCGATAACCCAACTTGCAAGTAAGCCTGGTCGGACCCATACTTTGGTCTATCTTTACACGTTTCTTGAAACACCGGACTGGCATTATAAAGCTGTTCAATATACTTGAACACAAGCTTAGCTTGTCGAAAACCAGCACCACAGATAACTATCTTAGAGCCAGGATTAAGAATTGCCTTCACGGCACAATACACAGCAAGCATAAAAGTCTTGCCTGCACCGCGACTGGCGAGAACCATTGGAAACTTTTTATGCCAAAGCATATCAAGCATGACCATTTGAAATGGTTGCAACTTGAGGGGCTTTCCCTTCTGATTACGAAAAATCTTCTCAATAAACCAAGCAAGAGAAAACTGTGCCATGTAAACCATGGACCTCATTGGCCCCTGGTCCTTAAAGATACGTATTAGATCGCTGGAGCTAAAATCATTGCTCCATACGCTTCCTCGAATCTTATCTATTTGGCGTGCACTGAGCATTAGATCTTTCCAGCATTACAAAGCTCTCGTGCTCGTACAAGAATCCCGCGAGTTATACTTTTGCCTTTGCATCCAGCAAATATGACGTGAATGCCGTGCTGCATCATTATAGTAAGCAGATTGTTGATCACAATAGCAACGGGGGCGTTTCTGTTCTTGAATTTCCGAGCAACGTAGTAATTTTCAGAATTCAAAACCTCAGCCAAATTCTGCTCAACAACAATTGCGGCAAACCTAAATTTTTTGAGTCGCTCAACCTCGTCGTATATACGCCGCTTGTCGGTCGTGAAATTCGCAATAAGCTCATTCACGTCTTTTTTTCTCTCTACGACAATATCGTCTTCATACCCCTCCAAAGAGTAGTCGCCAGTCTTCAAAGCGACATCTTTCTGTCCATCAAAGTACTTATCCTTGGAAAAGTCCCAAGGCTTCTTCTCTCTGGTATCTCTAAGAATGGGTACTGGCTTTGCCATTAATCCAACCTATCTTCGCCAAACACCGATCCCCACTCGTCAGCATCGTCGCTAACTTCAACATCAAATAATGATTCTGGATCGGCAAGAATCTTTACTCGCCCCTGATCAACCAACTTATCCAAATCGGTAATCTTTGTTCCATTTGCAAGCTCGAAAGTAGAATGCTTTCCAGACGCCCACTTGTTCAAAACAAGGGCTTCGGTTCCATCTTCCAATCGAACTTTCTTTCCTACTAAGCTCATCTTATTACTCCTGTAGCTTCAAAGTAGTTTCTTGCTGCACCACCAGCATGATAATAGATTGGCTTGCCAATGTACGCTGTTCTCGCTCCCGCCATTTTCTCTTGATAATGAGTCTCGTCATGACGAGGATCTGAGCCAACAACGGGCTCGCTCATTGGCCCGCACTCATTTCGTTTGTTTTTCCTGATAACAACTGGATTGTTGTTGAAACCATTGCCAAAATTTGATACCAAGTACTTATAACCACTTCGCAAACAGCACTCAGTAACATCAACCGAAGCTTCAAACAATACTTCCGGTCTACAGCTCCACGGATTGAACTCCGGCTTGCCAAATCCCCAATTCTCATTTGGATCATCAAATGCCCGCATTTGAATGATTGAAATGTCTGACCTCTCTTCAAAGATCTCTTTTATGATCTCCAAGAAATTGAACATCGATTCGTTGTTGAACCAATCGTTCTCATGAACCAAGCAGAATTCTCCTCGCGATAAAGCCCAAGCCTGATTCAACGCATGATTAATTCCATAGTTCTTCTGACGAACTATAATCTTTCGCTGGCATTCAAAGTTCTGGAATAGAGAATAATTCTCGTCATCTTCTCCATTCTCTATAAATATCCATTCCACTTCCCCCTCGTAAAGAGCAACGGCCGCCGCAGTAGATTCAAGACAGCGTCGAGTAAGAGTTGATCTGCCTTTAGCAATAAACAGAATGGAAATTAATCCAGGCTCACAGAACGGATCATGATCCTTGAATTTACGAACATTAAGATCCCAAGAGATCTTTCCTTCATTTTCTCGTGTCGAACTCGTCATGATAAAGCTATCCCATGTTTCGGTGCAATTTCACGAGCAAAGTTCAAAAGCTGATCAACTCTCGACTTTTGACTGTGCATCTCCTGCACCTTACGGCTGCCATTTTGTGCTATCGCTTCTCTTTCTTCATCATTCTTGGAGTAATACTCAATCTTCTCAATAGCCTCTTGTGCGTCACTATAATACACTAAATCAACATCTTCCTCGAATAGTGCATCTACGTTAGTCCTTGCTGGCAATCGATCTGCAAGCACCATTCGTCCGCAAGCCATACCCTCAAATATCCTCCGAGTGATTTCGCCATACTGTGAACATTGGAAAACTATCTTTCCCATAGACAACCGTTTAGCGTGATCCTCTCCAAAGAAATAGCGATCATTATTGAATCGGTTTCCAAGATCGTCAGATATGAGGTCGGTCAGTGACTTACCCTCTACCAAAGTTCTGCCACGAGAACCGCAAGTAGTAACACAATCAAAAATAGGCTTGATATCATACGATGTATGAAAGATGTTTAAGTCCGCGTGATGAGTCCACCAAATCGCGTCCATGCCTGCCGCATGATATGCTTCGGTGCATTCAAAGTCGGGAGAAAGGATGCCATGAAACTTGTTTGCTCTGGCCGCTTGCATGCGATGCGTCTGTGGTTCGTCGCCCGCCTCCATAAGCCATAAGCCTGGGAAGTTGTGTTTACCCATATGGGGTGCGTCAAACCCCGTGTAATCCATGACAAAAACAATGTCGGGGCTGAAGCCCGAAACTCGTATGTCATGATTGAGCTTATTGAGACCGTCTGCCGAGTATGTCCGCACTTTTTTACGGGGAAGAAGTTCTCCGTCATTGTGATAAAGATTATATCTACGAACTTCGATGCCTCTGCTTTCAAACTCTTTATGAATTCCGATAGGCGTAGACCAACCCTCGCCTTCCCAACTTGCATAAAGCATCGCTATTTTCATTCTGAAAACTCTCCAAAGATAAAGTCTTTTTGAAGCATTGCCTTAAGCTCAACTTCTTTTAAGCGATCCAGTCTTTCAATTTCTTCCGCGGCATCGGCCTGAGCAGACCGAGATGAAAGCTCTTGTGCGATATCTGTGAGAGTCCTTCTCTGCCCGCTAACATCTTTGAGCCTTTGATCACGACTCATTTTAAGAGACGCCATGATCTTGCTGTACCTATCCATGTGAGATTCATACTCACGCTGAAATCTACCGTCTACACTCGCACGAAATTGAGGATCTTCTCTATCAAATTCACCATCCATTGTTCTTTCGAACAAATCTTCTTCTTTTCTCTTGAGGTTCAAAGAACGAAGTGCTAAAGTGTATTCCAATATTGCCGCAAAAAGGGACTGCTCCTCAGCTTCATTCAATGTCTCTGTAGATTTTACGACATTAAAATACTCATCCATAAACAGGGCTTTTTCTTTTGTAGAAAACGCCTGAAACGCAAGCCTAAAGCGTGGCGTGCTACGCAAAGTATTACTAAGAAGATCAAAACGGCCCTCACGAGTATACTCATCGAGTAACTTGGGCTCGTCTGGCTTCTCCTCATCCTTCTTCTGCTTACGCTTTCTTTTTGGAACAGGCACATACCCCTCAAGCTGCCCAGACTTCTTCATTGTAGTAATTTGACGCTGAACAGAACGTGCAGCGGTGTCATGGCTCCATCCAAGAGCTTCAGCAATCTCATGAGTATTTTTCCCAAGCTTAAACAACTCAGAGATCTGATTCTTCTCGTCTGGGGTAATCCTTCTCCTACCCATCGCTCATGATCCTTCTAACGATGTTTCTTATAGCCGTCTTGTTTCGTGGAGTAACTTCATCAGCCTTCCCATTTTTCATCTTATCGTAATCAGATAAAAGCTCCTTTGGTAGGGACTGCTTGATACTTTCATCCAAAACAAATTTGTTTACATCTTTATCAGCATAAGATCCTGTAGTTTCCCCCTCAAGAGAAGCCGGACGTTTGATCGCAGCCTTCTTGTCCATATTCTTCCTATGATCGACGATCTTCTCGCAACCTATTTCATCTATTAGACAGACCTTTCGGCTCTTGTCCCAGAGATGACATCTGTAACAAGGAGGGTTATTGGGAACGTATATTCCCCGCCTCATGTTATAGAAATGATTCTTGACACAGACCTGGAAATATCGATAGGGGTACGGACCAATCCTATCAGGATCATAAGAGTCAATGGCCTCCAGGCATTCACGCCTGATTTCCTGCTCTACATCATCAATTTCCATGCCCGGAAGAAGGGGTGCGTATTTGCGAGATTCGGTATAGACTACTGCGTCTATTACCTGTTCGACGTCTTTATAGGTGATTACACCACTAACGCCAAAACTCATGAAGGTTTATTCGCTCTCGCTGTCTTCCTGCTTATTCTTCGTCACCGTGTTAGCCTCAATAGCAGAGGCTTTATCGGCCTCACTCGCGTGAGCCTTTTCTTCTTCAACTTCTTCAAATTTTGGGCTTGCCTTAGCAAGTCCCCTGGTTTCATCAGCCATTTCTTCCTCACTTTCTTCTTCGTCTTCTGGCTCAGATTCAGCTTCAACACTTGAGGTAGCCGCAAAAGCTTGGAGATCTTCTTCCTCCATAGCCTGTTCTTGGGTTTCCTCTACCGCTGGTTTGTTATCGGCGGACACAGGAATCTTGATTTCTTGATCGGAATGAAATCCAGGACGATGAAGAGCAACATGCCCTCCGGTAGCCAAGGAAGTAAAACCGGGACGATTATTTTCTGCTGGCACCTTCTTAGTACTCATTTCATTGATTCTCTTTCATCACAAAATCTATCGACAAGATCATGGAGAGTCTTGCGGGCGTCGCCCTTATCAGTTATAATGGCCCAGCCTGGCATTTTGTCCACTTTATCGGCGATTTTTCTTAGGCTAAATTTGCTCTCAGATATAGTATTGGGACCAACGCCAATGAGACGGAAAAATATGCACTCCATGTCTTCGACCGAAATCGTAACATCTTGCTCAGCAAGGGATTGCTGAGAGATCAGGGTAGGCTTCATAAAAGAAATTTCCAAAAAGGGTGTGCCAAAATCGACAAAACCACAATAATAAGTTGGTAAACGCTTAGCATTTTCCACGACGGACGAGCAGGGATTCCTGCCTTCTCGCCGCCCAAATAAGTAGTACGCTAAACAGTCAACTAACTCTCTTCGAGTAAGTCGCCGCAAAGATATATGTTTCTTTGAGTACCAAGAGTAAAGACATGGGCGTCGAGAGAAGACGTGGCTTGTACTGCTATTCCTCGGAAGATGGGATTCTGTCTTAATTGTTAGCGTACTTATAGATGGACATGGAGGTCCATCATGAAGAACGCCCTTATACTCCTCGCCTTTTGCACCTTATTTCTGGGATGCAATTCCATAGAGTACAATAATGTAGAGTTTTCTGCTGGAATCCAAGTTCCTTTGCCGATCATGCCTATCGACATTGGGGTCAAATTCAAATTACGAGATAAATTAGAGGTTCGGAATGATGAGGCTATATTTAATTCTCTTGTTGGTGATGGGCTGCTCGATGACTGGATGCGGAACCATCAGCAACGCGAGCGAGGCGTCGGAGAACGCGAAGGAAGCGGCAGCGGTAGTAGCAACCCGAGTCCAACAGGCGGACGAAAAGATTGAGCTTCTTACACAAAAGTATGATGCGATCAAAGAATCTGTAACAGAAAAGGTCGAAACTGTAACTAATGCTGTTACCAAAGTAACGGACAAAGTCGACGCGGTTAAAGATACTGTTGCAGAAAAGGTCGAAAAAGTACGCGAAGAAGTCAAAGAAGAAATTGACGAGTTCAAAGAAGAAGCCCGTGTAAAGCGAGAAGAATTCGAAGAAGATAATGGACCTATTGACAAAGATGGCGACGGAGATGTTTCTATCAAAGAAATTCTTCAAACAATCAAAGAAAATCCAGAGAGAAAGGGTGATTGGGAATTCTGGAAGATGCTTTTGTACGCCTTTTTGGGAATTAGTGGTGCTGCGGGTGCTAAAAAGGGTGCCGACATGTATGGTAGAAAGGTGGTAGAAAAGCACGGCAGCGTAGTAGCAGAAAGACACGCCGAAGATATTTATCAGTCCGGGCGTCAAAAGAGACTGAGCGAAACCGAAGGCCCAGATGGGTAAGGAGACCACGAATGTTAATGGCTAAACTGTTGGCGAGCGTATTGGTTTTTGCACTTGTTGGAGGAGTGTCTATAGCTCCCCAAAATAAGCCAACTATTAAAAAGCACCCTGCACAAGAGTATCGGGTTCATGTAGATTTTTGGCACATGCAGTCCGAAGCGAAAAAGTATCCTCATGCTTTGGTTGCTCTTAAAAGAGCACAGACTCTTTGGAGGCAGGCCGTTCCTCTTAACACAATGACTTATTCGGACAAAAAATTTCCTGTAAAACCAAGAGGCATGATTGCTGTTCGTTTTGCCGAGCTGGAAAAGGAAGGACTTCTTGGTTTGTGGAGACGTGAGAGCCAAACAATCATTGTAGATCCTGTCAAGCAAAAAGATCCAGAAAAAATCTTTGCTACGATGACACATGAAATTGGACACGCTCTGGGCATGCCGCACGTGCGTAATTATTCGGAAGTTGAAAATGCATGGTCTGGCGATTTTCTTGTGAAGAACGGGACTGCCAACGACTATATTATGTATCCGTGGGCATTTCACAGAACTCCGAGAGTAATTATTCAACCTCTTGAGGCAGAAATTGTGACTGGATATTTGAAATGGTTTGTTCGCGAGACTGAATTCAAAAAGGGCGGAACCCTGAAGCTCTGCGAATATTGCGAGAAATAGCGTGACACGTAGCCAACAGAGACCATAATACTATTGGAGGCATTTCAGTCGCCTCCAACTTTCTCCATTGTGACGAGGGGGTCGGCATCTTTTTACCGACCCCCTTTTTTACTAATACGAGATTTCAGATGTCGAGAAGGCTTCGAGTCGCAATAGTTGGTAGTCGAGATTTCGACAACTACAAGTCAGTTCAAAACGCAATGCAGTTTATCCTGGAATCCCATTTAGCTGAAAAGTTTGATGGAGTTACTATCATAAGTGGTGGAGCCGATGGTGCCGACAAGCTTGGCGAGAAGTTTGCGGCCGATAGTGAAGGAGGGATTAAATGTCAAATTCATCTTGCAAACTGGGATACCGAAGGTAAAGTGGCTGGTCCTCGCAGGAATACTCGAATCGTCAACGATTCGGACATTGTACTGGCTTTTTGGGATGGGAAAAGTCGAGGCACAAAAGATACGATTGATAAAGCTGTCAAGGCCAATAAACCTTTATTCATCTTCCCGGCTGGCAGACCAAGAAAACTTAGTACATGAGATAGAAAATGGCTACAAAACTGGAATTCATGTTGACGTTTACAATTACGCCCAAGAAAATTGTCTGCGAGGCAACTCCAGAATTTAAGCAAGCGGCGGCCACCTCAATTGTAAAAAGCGTTGTAGAGTCGGCCAGAGATCTTGTACGACAGAAGCTTGTCGTTGAGCGGGGCGTGAGGAATGGTGCGGTAAATGTAGTCGTCAGGATTAAAGAAAAGGTCAGTGGTCGCGATATTAACCTCAAGCTTCTGAATGCACAAGGTGTGGCGGATGTCGAGGCACCCAGCGAATAGAAAATTCACCAGCTCTTCAGCCAGCAGTGGCCTGGCGGCTATCCTGCGAAAACAAAAGCCCGTCAATCAAGTCAAAGTGCCTATGCGTGGAAACAAGGCCGTCTTATTTGACTGTGAATCTTCTTGGAAAGAGTTTACTGCCGCAATAGGGGTGGTTGTTTGGACGAAGCCGCGTCTTAGTAAACATAAAGAATTCTACATAACCATGTTCTTTGATCGAGAGGACATGGACCACTTCTGGGAACGGATTGTCAGTAATGATATGAAATGGATTCTTATCTCTGACCTTGATGGCTCCATACCAGATTTGTCAAACGCCAAGAAAGGCGTCACGGTAAACGAAACAGCGATAATAGCCGAAGGGCAGATATCTCAGTGGGTTTACGCTATGTCAAAACTGACATTTCTTGATCGCGAATTTTGTACATTGGAGGAATTCACCTTTTGTATAGAACATTACAGTCTTCTGGAAGACGTGTTCTTGTTAGTCGAAAAAGGTGAAGTTGAATGGTTGTGTCCCGAAGATGACTACTGGGAATGTGGATACGGAGTAAGAAAGAAATGAGTAACTTCAAACCGCGTGGAAAATATGTTCTTGTTCGTGCGTCGGAAATCTCTGACATCAGTGCAGGTGGAATTTATCTACCTCAAAGTGAGCAAGACGGAGATGAAGGCGATATTATAACTGGCGAAGTAATTGGCATTGGTCAAGACGTAGAAGATTTGGAAATCGGCGAGATTGCTCTCTTCGTGAAAATATCGGCGTTTGATCTTGACAATCGCATGTTGGTTGTGTTACAAGATCATATATTCGCGACCAAGCGGGCAGATTAATGCAAATCATTCAGGCCGAAAATCAAGATCATATTTGGCAACAGTGGGCGGGCGGTGAACATAGATTCATTGTAGTGCCCACTAATGGCATCGTAAAATCTAACGGCAAAGCCGTTATGGGTGCAGGCTTCGCCAAACGGGCTGCGGAAGAAGTGCCATTTCTGGAAGAATGGCTTGGAGAGAATATTAAAGAGTATGGTAATGAAGTCTTTATCAACATGGATCACGAAGTCATTACCTTTCCGACAAAAGATCACTGGAGCGATCTCTCTAACATCAATCTTATAGAGATATCCACTCGACGGCTTCATTATCTTGCCCACCTTATTTTAATCAATGGTACAGAGATCTACCTACCACAAGTAGGCTGTGGTCTTGGTGAACTTGATTGGGAAGAAAAAGTAAGACCAGTTTTGGAGAGATATTTGCGTTCAGACGCTTTTATCGCAATGGTATGAGAATTCTCGTTCTTGAAGACGATCCAATACGCATTAATCGTTTCAAACAAACTTTGTCGGGACATGATGTTAGCTACGCCGAGACAGCTCGTGGAGCCATTTCATTCCTCGCCGGAAAAACATTCGATATCGTATTCCTTGACCACGACCTTGGCGGCCAAACTTATGTAGAGACATCTGAAAAGAACACCGGCTCGGAGGTTGTTCGGTGGATTATGGGCGTTTTTGATGGCGAAAAAGACCATCGAGAAAAGTTAATCTATCCCAAGTCGCGACAAGATTGGCGGGGCACTCGATTCATTGTACACTCCATGAATACCGCGGCAGCTCTTAGTATGACTCATGATCTGGGACAAGCAAGGTGTGCGGTCAATCATGTGCCATTCAACATTCTGAGGGATAAGCTCGATGACTTCAAAAACACAGCCTGAAGAATACTCAGGAGAAGAAAACTATTCGCACTTCGTGCGAAATGTGATTAAGCGTAAAGGCGAGGAGCTAAACGAGCTGCTTTCCAAGCACGCGATGCAGCTTGCTCGTCTTAGAGTAAAAGACGAACAGGGCGGAGAGCCCATGGATCATTTTAGAACCATTCTCGAAGGACTCGCCCGCGAGTTCTGGTCGGTTTGGGGAGGACTTTATAATGTTTGCGAAGAATATTCTGACATAAACGACATCGTTTACGTTGGTACGGGCCGTATACATTCATGAAACTGTCGTCCCCTGTGGGCCTGGCAAGGTTTTTCATGTGGCGTATTGTGAAGAACTAAATATTGGTGGTACAGGCTCCACTCAAGATGAAGCTCGTGACAACTTTGGACTAATGTTCGATCGTGCGTATTTCACGAAATTTGATGACTCTGTTCTATCTCTTGTCGAAAAAGCGGATCGTTGCGAGATAACAGAATTTCCCTCAACTCCTTATCAGGATGAAAAATACATTCGATACAAAGGAGTCACGGTAGATCAGAAAGAAATCCCTTTGGAAAAATCTGATTGTATTATAAGTGCTACATTAGTTCAAAATGATGACGCCTTGCCGAAGAAGCTTCTCTTTAAAAGCAGTGTTTACGGAGATGAGCTACACATCTTTGGCAAAAAAGAGGCCAGACATTTTGCGGGATTCATCGCAGACAAGCTATTCGAATCTATGAATGCACCATCTCAGTCGGTAGTTGTTATGAGGCAAGGTTGTTCGGTTGACAGACGAGACTTTGTGGGTGCTGATGTAATTGTAGCCCCCGAAGGATTTCTGAAATCTCGCTTTACAGAAATTTCGGATGACAAGCAAAAGCTTGTAGCAAAAGATACGGCAACTGGTGGTGTCTGGGAGATATGTCTCCCAGACCTTGTTCATGAATACATCAACTCATAATGTTACCCTGAAGAGCGTGAATTAACTGACTAATAGCAAACGGCGTATCCCAGTTGTAGAGCACAAACCCCCAGTTCTTCCACCATGTGTTGAAATGTTGGCCGTGAGCCCAGTCAACTTCTCGATTCTCCTGACCCGGCATTGAAATCGGGTTATTCACGATAGTGCGAATAGCAAAATCTGCTTCGTGGTTACAATCCTCAATTTGAGGTCCGGTAACTACGAAGTAGTATGCATCCGAAAGATCATCGTTCATAATAGTTCTTTCAGAATCAATCGGCATCTCATCAACAACCGTCAAATTGCCCTGTCCAGGGGCAGCACGATTAAACTTGGCTAAAGCATCGGTGATGATTAGGGTGTTATCTCCCTGTACCGAAATAATACGATGCCAAGTCATCTTACCTCCAGAAGACTTCAACATGACGTGGTGACCGACCGCTCCAGTCAAAAGTCCGGCTGTCGATGGTCCCATATGACTAAGATGGAAGCTTCCGTCGCCCTGATCAGTAACCGAACACTCACCATCCCACTTATGAAGTGTAACCGACTGACCTTCAATTGAAGTGTCCACGTAAGTCGTATTGTCTTTGATGAGACGATCGTAAAGCTGAACGGCTTTCTGATTACCACGAACTGCGGCAAATCCCACAGGAATCTGCAACCAAGACAAACCGCCTTCCAGATTGTTTGGAATCATAGAAGATTCCGTACAGGAAAGATAGTGGCACTGAAAGCGAGACGGATGCATGCGAGACACGTTTAGAATTACATGTCCGGTATCATAAACTGCCAATTCAGTAAGAAAGTCTCCAATCTGTTCGGCTTTATCTAAAAACAGAGTCTTGTCAGCCAAATCTGGATTACAGTTTAATGCGACATCAAGAAGTCCTAATGCACATTTTGCAAGCATCCAAGTTTGAAAATTTCCACGATTTGCTGCGGTATTCTGAGCCACATAGGGAAGCCCCAGTTCAGGGTCGTTCCAAATCGAATCTTCTCCATGGTATGCCGTTTCCCAAAGACGATTATCTGGCGTCTTACACAGATTGATAAAATTATGTGCTTCGGCAATAGCGTTGGTGCGGAATTCTTCTTTTCCGGTACGACGATATGCTGCTGTCGGATTCATCATCTTCCAGCCGGCAGTCCGATGACCATACCTTCCACCCCAATTTGATTGGCCATCCTGATCAAGACGTTTCAGAAAAAAAGACAAGCCTTCTTCTGCCCACCACGCTCCTGGGTAGATAATAGAAGCGGCAAGTAGTCCTTTTGCGTATTGCTTATACTCAGAAGGCCAGTACTGAGCACCAATTTCATTACCATATGCAGTTTCACCTTTTTCGTACCACTGTCGTCCACCCCATTTGCCGAATCCAACAAAATTGGAGTCTTCTGGATCAAACGAAGTTCGTCCGGCGTTTGCGTCTGGTAGATCGGTATTCCAGCAAAGCGATGTGGTTGCCGCAAAACGAGCCCATCTTTCTACAATGTTCCACCATACTGGACTGTTTGTATCAAGCCAAAGACGGATAGCTGTAAGCAACCAATCGTAACCAAGGTTGTACGGACCGTCAGCCCACCAAATATCAGGCCATTGTTTCCATCCAATATTATGAGCTTGGCTGGAAACATCGAAAACATCGTTGTTCCAACCATGGTAATGAAATCTGTCGTCTCCCCGCATCCAATACCAAATCGCGGACCTCTGATCTTGACCGTCAATCGTAGTTGTTCCAATACGATTCATTGACTCAAGTAACTTCTTAAAACGTGGTGGACGGCTGGCACGAACCGATGCAGATTGCATACCAACAAAAGTGTAAAGTTCCGAATATTGAGCGGGAGTCAAATTCGGTTGAGATGGAAGCTGAAGTCGGGAAATATTGCTGGTCGACAAAACATAGATGTCCCACATCTTCATGAGCCCGCCGCGGAACGTGTGATGATTTGAGGATTCTGGAATTCCGGGCGTACGGAAAGTTGACGGCATAGGTGGATATGAGTAATTGGGATTCGTGTTATCCAGCATGTAAATTCGCAAACGACCATCCGCGAAAGTTTGGATAGCACATGGTTCTTGGGCCCACCCGTCGCGAAGACCAAAACAAGTCCCATTCACGTTAATATATGTATCGGTTTTGTTGCTCCTATCCCAACGGACGGTTTGGTCAACCGTAGACTCTGTTCCCTCAAATTCCAGATACCAGTTGTCCGGCAAAACATAATGATTTTCTTCGCCAGAAAAGTTGGTGAAATGAGTCGTACCTCTGTTGCGGACATACGGCTGGAAATGGGAGTTAACTCCGACGACGCCATCCTCATGACCAGTTTTTAAACCACACTCAACAATATGGTCGGATTTTCCAGGTTGAGAAACAACAACGTGCTTGACCTCGTCAAGTTGACATACCACGTCCGGCATACCATTAAATTCAAACACAGCTTTTACAGCAGTAAAAGTCATAGATGTCTCCTTTTGATGGGACACGATCGCCCCTTCCAATAGTACACCCTTTACATATTAATTGAGACGAAATTTAATTGACGCCCTAACGGGCGTATGATATACTCGCATGCAATCACGCGAGGAGATATCGGCAATGACCAGCAAAAACCGCACAATGTTCAACTGGCGATACGTTTTGGTTGGATTACTACTCACTGGAACGGTGGCATTCTTCACAGAGGGTATGTCAAATGGAATATTTTATTCCAATGAAGGTAAAATACCGCCAGTGGAATTTATCGACAACAACACGTGCTTTGTCGAAACATCAGGAATGTCTCAATCTCAAATGACTGATTTCATCTTGAACTCAGATACAAAAGGCTGGTATCTTTTGAGGGAAACTGAAGATGGAATTGTCTTCCGACGACGTTAAGAAATTCGAAAGATATATTCGAACAATAGCGGACGATACTGAATCGAATGTACTGGAATTCGACGACCTCTGTCAAGTTGGTAGAGAGGCCGTCATGATCGCAGCCAAATACTTCGATGAAAATAGATCTTCTTGGGAATGCTTCGCAAAGCTTTGTATCAAACAGAAAATAAGAGAAGCCGCCCAAGAATTCTACGGTCCGTTTCGATTGCCCAAAAACGTGCTGCTTGAGGCAACTGAGATTCGGCGGCCAGACGGCGATGTCGAAAAACGGTTTCCTTGGAGAAAATTTGGCGACGGATATAAACGAGCCTTGCGTATGGTGCGGGCTCCGCGAGACTGGTATGCTTTTGATTTGTTGGTGGCCCCAAAAGGCCCATCCACTGGTGAAGAACTTTCCATGGCGGTATACGAGCTAACAAATGTCACAAGTAAATTTTAATATAGGTTACACCGGTCAGATCGATCTTTCTCTGGTTGCTAAACTCGATGACGAGTATGCGTATTCGGTGGGATCTTTCTATGTGCCTGGCGGAAAACTTGAAGCCTTCAAAGCCCGGGCAGGCACCTGCACCGAAAAGTGCGTGACAGATGTTTTCTCGATATACAAAGGCGATAATGCTGCCATATTTGTTTCGGGGTGTGGAAGCGTCATTTTCTTTGCGAATTCTTTACAATTACTTGAGACAGTGGTAAAGAAGTTTGAAAAGTTTTTCAAAAGGGATGTCACGGTCGACTTCTTTTTTCACGCCAAGGGCAGCATTGAGACTTCACTCATTGTGGTTGCCAATGACGAGTTGGGCACAGTCATTCCGGAACTCTATGCTGACATTGATTCGGTCAAGCTGCTCGATGCTTTTGGGGCTTCAGCAAGCACGACTATGATTTTACTGGGCGATCCTGGCGTCGGCAAAACGTCATTTATAAGACTGATGCTTAAATCGGGACGCTACTCCCGAGTAGCATACATCAAAGGTAGCGAAATCGCCGCCAATCAGCAAACATGGGCAAAACTGGCTCGCACACAATACGACCTCGTCATTTTTGATGACATGGACACTGAGCTTGACGGAAGAACTCCTTTTGTTTCCAATCTACTCAGCTTCAGTGATGGAATCTTTTGTAAAAGTTCCAAAATGCTTATTACAACAAATCAAAACACAACAGATATCGACGAGGCTCTCATGCGGCCGGGACGTTGTTTCGATGTCCTCAAGCTTCACAATCTGTCACAAACCAAAGCGTTCAATGTTTGGGAAACATCATTGGGATTGGATGGCGACGACCTGAAGAGACTCTTGAAGGAAGCAGGATTACCATCGGTCGTCAGCCAAGCCCAGCTTATGGCTTGGTACGAGCAGATAGTCTCTGGCACAGATCGAAGCTATGTGCGAGATTCATCCGCTTCTTACGCTTTGTCAGGCTTGGGCCTTAACGAAAAGCTCATTTGAAAATGAAAATCACGCCGCTTAAAGTGTTCTTTGGAACAGTGATAATAGGATCAATCTTCATATTGTCTTGGCCGTATTTCACTGCCGGAGGCAGTGTAGTTGCAGAACGTATTCCCTCGGAAGATGAGATTGAATGGTATCATTACGCAATTGAGCAAACACTACAAATTCTCACTGTCTCCTGCGGAGATATATCTCAAGATGTTGAGGATATGGCTCGTTCGGCACTAACAAAGAGCCCCAAGGAGCAGTGGGAAATTTTGCAAAAGATTGACAAGCATATGGTAGCTCATCAGGATTGTTTGTCGCCACAATAATTAACACCTATGAAATCTTTCGGCACAAGTTTCATGAGAGCCTTAACTTCCAATCCAAGACGAACTGCCTTGGAAGATTGGCTTGTTAGAGCAAACAAAATAATAGAAGATCAGGAAGATCGGCATCGAAAGTATTTGCGTCTGCGACCTACTTTGGAACGTGCCGAAGTTTATTGGGATCTGCCCAGAACTGCACAGATTGTGCTATACCGACTGGACTACGAAAAGCTGCTCAATTTTGACGAAGTCATTGATGCTGTTGATGCTTACTGCATCAAAAATGGTGAAAATCGCGGAATGTCTGCCGACGAAGTGCGAGATGCTTTATACATGCTCGTGGCAAATGAAATGGCCTCTGTTACAGGAGTGATTTGACGATGATTCGCCGTATAAGAGTTACCATTATGTTTCTGGCCGCCATTACACTTTTTGTGGCAGTCGTGATTGGTTTGCGTCACTTGCCTAACAATTTTACGACTGTGCCTGAACCGCCAGAATTTGCTGATCCAGGACGCCAAGAGGTGGTCAGTGTTTATACTGATGTAGCTCGAAAAACTCTTTTGGAAAAGTGGGGCAAAGCGGGGTGGAAGGTTGTGATTGTGGAACATAATCAGATAGTCCTGGAGAAGCAATGAGTATAAGCGAAGACTATCCCAGAATATCTCTTTGGGAGACAGCCGATTTTGAAGCTTGTGCGTTTTGTCGCATTTCGGAATCCGGTATTCGAAAGTATGGACATACTTCGGGATGCCCCATTTACGTCCGAGTGATTGGAATATTTTTGGACAAGCAGTTAGCCCGTACAGATTTGGAGCCTGAAGTGCGATCGCTTTTGGGTTACATGAAAAGTCAAAATATAGAGGCACCTTTTATGAGAAATAACAGTAATGGTTAACAACCAACAAGACCCTCGTATCAGCCTTGCTAAAGCAATGGCAGAGATAAGAATTGCACAAGTGATGTTGGAAGGATTTCATCACTCAATATATCATCCTGGCCCAGAAGGCCAGGAACACAATGGCAGTGTCAGTGTGCATCAAACTTATCCTCCGGATTCTATGATACAAAGAAAATTGTATGATGCTTTGATTGCAATTGATGAAGTAGACGAGATATTATCAGGTGCGAAAGAAAACGATTGAAGTAAAACGTGAACTTAATGTTCTTGGAAGACATGTCGACTGTGTTAGCAAGCCTACTCAGCACGAGGTGATGGAGAAGGTCTGTGAGAATATGAGCGACGGCGAAAGGTATATCAAACACTTCGTCGTTTCCGAAACGGAAACGAACGACAGAAAACCAGCCTTCTTTGTGGAGCCGGGCGATTTGCCGCTACGAAATGTCATTTACAAAGCCGAAATCTATTACGAGAGGAGCGAGTAGTGAAAATCAAGTCAATATCAGAACCTAAATTTTATGCACATAGTATTGTGCCGCCTCATTTATACAAAATGATGCTGGAAATTGAATACTGTCAAATTCCCATTGAAATTTGCGGGGCCAAAGAAGATCTACAAATTCTTCGTAGTTATTTTCTAAATAACTACGAAGAGAAGCCTTCTATAAATGAATTCATCGAATTGATGACAGATGCTTCTGAAGATCAAGTATCAAAACGATTGGTTAAGAAATTCAAAAAGTATTTGGATAAAGATGAAGAAGTTCAGATAGAGGGACTGCGAAGTATTTTGGACGAAGGCGTCATTACTAATGAACTTAGCTCTTTTGTCATTATGTCTATCCTGGCAATGTTGGACTCTGAAGCCCAAGACCTATGAAAAAGAAGATAATTGAACTAAAGCGTTTTACAGATATCCCAAAGGGATATGGTCTTTTGGGTGGACATCCCGAAAAGATAGATGCACTTGATGCAATGCTGGAGTTCATGACCGACGACATGAGTTTGATTGACTACTGTGTGCTATCTCGCTGGGAGGAGAAGGCTGAATATGATATTCACAGAGTGGTGCTGGACGATGTGCCCTACATGGAAATTCCCAAAGGCGATTTGATTTTTGAGGTGCATGTTTTTTATGAAACTCGCTAAGCTCGAAGAGATGTTTGAAACACCCAAATGGTTGTGGGACTTGAGTAGCAAAAATATGGGGCTGTGTTGTGTGGCCCCATGGGAGAAATCCCACCCGGTGGGTATTCTCTTAGAGTGAAAAAACCCCTGGGGGGTCTGTATAATCACCCGTCACACCACATTTTCCTCAAGTTCTTTGAGCGATGAATAAAGATCACACTCAGAATCAAGACCAGTCAAATTACCCTTGACGACGATTTTCGTCGGCCACCATAGCCGCCCAGATCTCCCCCGCCTCAATCGCCTTGTCCGCCGCATCCGGAGCGGGGTAGGGAAAGACGGGTCGCTCGGCAACGACAGCTTGCTTAAGATCGGCGAATTCGAGATCCATCAGAGTTGTGCGGTTGTAGCTCATGATTTCTCCTATGCGGCAAAAGCGGCCATAATCTCGTCGTGTGCTTGCCCGAGATCTTGATACGAAATAACCTCTTGACGCAGGCGTGACAGAGTGTCAGTATCGCCAAACATCTTAGCGAACGCGATCGAAGTGCGAAGGGCGTCGATTTCTGCTTGCGTTAGGGCTTTGCGTGCGTCATTGTGACTCATGTTTGTTCTCTCACCAGTTGTGTTTGTCTTACATTAGAAGTATAACACAGAATTGCGTCCGAGGAGGTCTTTTTATTTGCGAATAATAAATCCGCCACACGGGTCAATATGGATAGCCTTTACATCACCTTTAGCGGCTTTGATCGCTTCTTTGTATGTCGGCTTCCATACTGTGCTCATGTCGTTTCCTCGTGTTGCGTGTTTCTGTGAGGGGGACGTTTGCCCCTCACATTAGAAGTATAGCACGAGATCACGCCGGAGGTCGGAAAATTATCGTTCGGCAAGAATTCGGTCCCGCTTAGCCCTCAAATCCTCTATCTCGGTCTCGCGTTTGGCAATATCGAGGTCGATACGTTCGACGTCGGCCCTCACTCTGTGTGCGTCGGCATCGGCCAAAAGTTCTTTTTGGGCAGAAACCCTATCGTTGTCGGGTATCGTGGTCGTCATGGCTTTACTCCGTCGCGTTGTTTTGTTCTATTATAGCTTATCGACTGCACAAAGCGACGACTTTAGCTTTTGTCTCCGTAATTTTGTCAACACAAAGCCGACATGATGCACAAGAAACATGCGGGTACTTCCTTCCGCTTTCAAGCGGACAGACTTGGTTGCCCGCAAGCTTTCTGACATGATCTTTGCTCTTTTTAGAGCCATTGTTTCGAAAGACCATCTCGACCGCGTGCGTCGGCACGTCACTGTCTTCAAGCGAAAGATAGGCTCTTGGCCAATCAACGATTAGCGAACTATCGCCCGTGTCGCGGTCGAGACTGGCCCACAAATTCATGTTGACACAAGATCCAAGTATCTTAAGGGCCTCAAGCATGTCCCTACCAACAAGCCAAGAACGTGTGTACGTCCAAAACTGAATCTCGGGATTCGCCAAAACAATATTGGCCCACGCATACACATATTCGGGGGAATAAAAATCTCCCGAGACGTGAATTCGAAAGTCACCACGGAAGCATGCAAGCTCCCCATTGATGGCTTTTGCAAACTTATCCAAGCCGTATTCCTCGATAAAATCGAGGTTTGATTGATACGAATCGCCAACGTTCGGACGCAGCTTTACCATTTTTTTGACATAACATTGACTTGCACAAGTTTCAGTTTCACCTGGACACGTTGGCCCGCTTGGCAATGAAAAGTGCCGAGTCGTATTTATGCCTGTCTTTTTGTTCCCGGGCTTTGTTAATTGCCTCATCGATCCGCAATCTTTCTGAGGGATTCAATAGCTTTTTCGGCATCTGGCCCTTTAGACAAAGCTTTTTTATACAATAGCTCTATCCGAATTTCATCCCTTGGATTAGCCTTCAACGCCCTGTCTCTTATTCGATCTATTACCTCTTTCCACATTAATGATGCCGATTTCCTGTTACGTGATACGTGCGTCCACCGATAGCCAATCTTGTTATACCCGAAACCGAAATGGATCGACGGTTTTTGTCATCATCGTTGCGGCGTTCGTCTCCGGCCATCAGATAGGACCAAATCAGCCCATGTTCGTCGGGTTTATATACAGCCGGGCCACCTGACAGACCCTTTTTAACGGTCGAGCCAAGACGACACCTCATCTCCCGCAGGTCATTCTTTCCTTCCCCATTCTTCTTTCCTTTCTTATAGAATGATACCGCGAAAACCTGACCCGTGCCACCGGTTTTCGTAATCATTTCGGCAGCCACATCAGGCGTAATGATACCATCAAGATTTCCGGCGAAGTATTCCGCCAAAGCTTCCATCAAAGTCATTTTCACTGTTCTCCACAATTGTTGCAATATCCATCGTCGTCGCAACTCTCAAGATGGATTCCCGACTCAATGCATTCTTTTAGTTTTTCATACATTGCGAAAAACAAATGTCGCTCCAAGCATGCTCGCGGACATAATGGTGATGATAGATTCGGCAAAGGTGAATCCGTTTCGGCGTCCACCGAAAGTTAGAATGTTTACGAGGTCTACTGAGAGTCCCTGTTTTGTCAAGCAACCTTTTTTGAAAGATTTACTACCTTCGTGCGTCATCACTTTCTGTCCACTGACTTTCTGTTAAGATTTCGAGATTCGCAAATTGCTCAACGAATTTTTGTGCCTCGTAATCAGTTGTAAACTCCGCCCCGGGAAACAGCATCCCGGTTATCGTATCTCTCACATAGTACATATCGTCCTTTCTGCAATGTCGCTTTATAGGATTCAAGCTTTTTCATGATTTCTCCCCTTAACTTGCCCCGAATGTTCAGGTTAAGACATTGCTCAAGAATGTCGATGTGGGAACGGGGATATTTTACCCGATGGGTGAATATGTGCTGGGTGTTTAGCCACTGTCCGTCTGGTGTGGCTCTGCATGAAAATGCAAGAGAGGAGGGGCGACCGGCCAAAAGCTCTTAAAGGGCGGGCTGGATACTTCTACGATTTTTGGCAATCGCAGAATCGGCGTAGGACTCCGGCCGGTCGCGAGGGAAGGTATACTACACTTAATTCCTTTTTATTGGTGTACCGAGAATCAATATTTTTAGATCCCCGGTACACAAATAATATGGATTACCCCTCATAGGTCTGTTCGAAATCGACCACAAAGTTGCCACGTGAAGCGGAAACGTTGATGGACTCGGGGTCGATGCTGCCCGGAAGGTTGTCGCGAACCTGAGCGATAAAATCGTCGTCGCCATTGAGGACAGCCTGCACGATGGCGGCGGCGGAGTTTTCGAAAGCGATGGCGGGACGTGCCTCGGCGGTTTCGGTTTCGGCAACAGCATTGCGAGGACCGAAGGGAATGTCGATGGAAGCAGTGGTGCGGGTCTTGATGACGAGGTTCATGTGTTTCTCCAGATTTTGTTATTTGTGAGCTAATCTGCTCTGTTCTGTATCAGTCTACTCTCTTTATCGGCAAGAGTCAAGCCGGCCTTGAGACTTATTTGGAATTTAGTCTGCAATTCCCTGGTAGGGAGGTTGCCAGAAGAAATAGACCAAAGTTAGTCCAAGCATGATGAAAAAGGTCATTTTAGCGTGTTTTCCGAAGATTATGCGGTATTTGGTGGTGTTTTGTGGTACCGAGTTTAATGACCCTTGGGAATTTTTCATTCCCTTTACCAAGACACCGCAGATTCTGCGGCAAACTCTACTACCCCAATCAAAACAAAACAAACAATAATACCCATGAGCATGACGAGGTTTTCCAGCGAAAAGCCCCATGGAGAGGGCGAATATGGCGATGATTAGGAGGTGGATGATGTCGATTGGGAGGATCATAAGGTGGCTACAGGCAAAGGGTTATGAGTGGTGGGAGAAAATGGGGAATTGTGGGATAGGGTGGGAGGGCCGCTACTTCGCCCGATTCCCCTTCGCAACCTCCACAATCATAGCAATCAACGCATCCCCCTCCCCAAACCCCCTACTCAATAACGCTAAGTACAATTCTCTTGTTTTAGAAGAGAGTTGTTGAATTTGGAAATCTTGAATCATGATTCTCTGTATCCAAAAAGAAAAAATTTCCCACGTTCGCCCAACCGAGAATCTTTATTCTCAGCTACTTACGTCCGTCGCGAACAACCTCCACCAACAAACCTTTCGACATAGCAACCAACAATTCTTGAGCGTCTTTATCGGAAAATCCCTTCAATCTCAAGTCCGCTTTTAGGTTCCTAAGTCTCTCGGCGAGAAGGCCCGATAGGTTGTCTGAAATCATGCTTAAATGCCTTTGTACAGTGAAAAGAGAACAAGGGTGCCGCGAATCACAACGACAACGAAATGGCGTCTCGGACGATTTATGGGCGTCTCACGGCCTCCTTTTGCTGGCGTCTATTCGGCGTCCTCTTGGCTGTCAATTTCGATGGCCGAAATGTCGTCGCCATGAACATAAATGGGATTTCCGTTCGCTCGATCAAGCTTGAAATAGACCATTTCCTCATTTCTCCGTATGCTTCAAAACAAGGTCTCCCAAGATTTGGCCGCAGAGTTCGGAAACGGCCACTTCTTCCAAATCGGCCCCAGCATCTTGACCCACGATGTTGAAATCGTGAACGTCAAACCCTTCTCGGTTCAATTGATCAACAATCGTGGCAGAAATCAACACTCGGGCCAAAACTCGAATGATGCGACTCTCCTCGACAACCGCTGTAAACTTAAATGCAATTGAATCTTTGTAACGATGAAATAAATCATGACTTTTCCATAATCGCACGAAGTTGCCGCATCAAGTCCTCTCGGGCCTCTTCTTTAAGTGCTAAGAAGTATCCGCCGCCATCCTCAAGGAAAGATTGTTTTGAGGAGTACGAGCAACCGCCGAGAAATGCCTCTCCTTCGTAGGGCCCAAGCTTGGCGGTCACTTTAACAATGCACCAGGCCCAAGGGTTGAATTCCAGTTCGTCAAGAACCCGGTTTTCCATTTCTTCATCGTATACATCATCACCCGACGCGATAAGATTGCCGCGAACCGAAATTGTTTCCGGCAAACAGTTTATCAAATATTCAACGTCGTCAGTGTCAACCTCTATTATTATCTTGCTCATTCGTTATCCAGATACCAGTCAGGTGGTTGCTCGTCATCCTTTTGAAATTCTTCTATAAGATGACAATAGCAATCGGGCGAATCGACATATTCGCCACACTCACACATCTTGGGCTCTTTCCGATCGTAAATACTCATTTTTTACTCCTTGAGGGAATTCCATTAGTATGCCTGTTCTTTCTCAGTAACCCAAGAGAAAAAAGAAAAGGTGGGCGGGCAAGTTTTGCCGACTTACCCGCCCCACGGAACGGAGCATAGTTATGCTTGCGGCGTCGTGAGAATAAATATTGGTTTTCTCATGGCACCTTTGACTGCGTTTTTCTCGGCCGAAGTCATTTCAGGACCGAATCTTTGTAGAATATTACTCAACAAAGTCGTGTTTACGGTCCACATGATTTCGTTGAAGGTTTCCAAATCGATTTCGAAAAGCTTATCGATGACGGACTTAGATTCTTGCAAACTTGAATCCGTTATTTGTCTGTGTCGTTTGATTGCCGGAATCTTTCTGCGGTTTACAATATGTTCCGGATCGTTGAGATAACTATTCATGATCAACTCACCTGATCTTCGTTCATGTCAGCGAATTTGTAGCACTGCAACTGTTCTTCATTGTCGGGTGCATGAAATCCCGCTTCCAGCCAAGCCCACGATGCGTGTAGGTACTTTCCTCGATTTTCGTGGCTTGCCGCAAGATCACAGTAGAATTCGTATGGGCTCATTTGCTTGTTCTCCGTTCTGTTCTATTATACTTATCGTCCGGCTCGCCGGCAAACTTTAGTCCCATTCTTTTTTGATTTCGGCAACTTCTTCCCAGCCTGCACCTTGCGGAAGCTTTCGTATCAGTCGGGCCGGCAACAACGCGGAACCGTGGTTGCGAACAAACGAGTAAAGCCTGTATCTGGCAAAAGCTTCTGTCACTTGGCACTGACCTTTACATTGAACATTAAGAACGGTCGGCCCGCCGCCTCTTTTTGACCAGTACGCGATTTTGTATTCGCCGGTAGCTTCTTCACACATTAGTTGATTCCAATCGTCATTGATAAAAAGTGTCCGCAAGAGAGGCATGCGGGATTCGTTTTGAAAATGACGTCCACAATTTCGCACCCCGTTTCTTCGTCGACATAGTGCGATTGCACTGTAGCCAAACGATAAAACTGCGAGTTGTTTCCGACGTCGCCTGTCCTCGCCCAAGCTTTCCAATCAAAAACCCTTAAGGTCTTACCTATCATGTTAGGCATTTCTTTTCTTTCCCCATGATAGACCATAATTCGTCGCACAAACAGGACCGTATCCGACCATGAGACTTTCGTCTGTAGTGAGACTGAGACCACAGAAGCAACATTGTCCGGTTAGCTTGCCGTACTCCGTTGCCACGTTGACAGGATCGGCTGAGAGACGCCGTAAAATCGTCCGTACGGCCTCTGTGGCGTTGGCCGAAGGATGATACGTTCCGTCCGTACTAATCCGCCCATACCATACGTTAGCCCCGTAGCGTCCGCCATCCGTGACGTTCAATGAACCGTGATTGCGAGATCGTTCACCCGCACGGCTTAGAACAACATTCTTTCCGTCTGCCGTCTGTAGACGAATCTTGGGCCACTTCAATTTCTTAGCCGCCCTACCGAAAATCTCGGAAATACCCGAGAAATTGAGGATCTCGGTCGGAAGCTTTGGGGCGTTCGCTTGAGCGTAATTCTGCTCAATACACCCCCATTGCCGATCGGACAGACGACGATACCTATCATACTGCCTTACAAGCGAGGCAAAAAAAGAGCTTTCGTTCGCTTCTTGTCGAGCGAATCGAATCAAGCTTAACTTGCCCCGAATGTTCAGGTTAAGACATTGCTCAAGAATGTCGATACGTCGTCTTATTGCATCATCTCGGCACATTTACTTTACACGCTCCACAAGGGCCCCCATAGCTCCAAATCGAACGTCGGCAAATAGTGCCAAATCGTTGCTCCTAACGTGGTCTTTTGCCGCTTGAACGGCCTCAGACTTAGACCCGAAACTTACCAAAACAAGATCATACGGTTCGGTGTGCGAATCCGCGTAGACGTAAAAATTCATACAATCCTCGCACCTACTGAAGTATATCCCAAATTGCTCGGGCGTGTCACTTCTTTTTTCTTTCTATTGTCACCCAATTTTTCATTTCACCGGGATTCGTGTCCGTGCAGGTGGTTACACAGTTAGCCAAAATGGATAGGCTAAATATGAAAATTATCCACTTGACAGACGCATAGAACACTCGGGCGATACCCTGATTTATCCAGTCGTCTTCCATTATAACCCAAACAAATCACGAAGAACACGGTGGGCACGCATTTCGAGCCCAAGGCCGGCTTTGCCCGCACCCTCGATAACTCGCACCGCTCTGTCGGCGGGATGCATGTCGCTTTTAACGGCATCATGACCCCGAGTGTTGAAAGATGTCACTGAATTATAAACATCCATGGCAGTTTGACCATACGTACCAAGAGAGGGTACATTGGAGCCATCCACGAGAGCGTCGTAAAGATTCATCGACCGCGACGGATTTACTTCGCGGAGATCTTGACCAACGCCGGGCGACTTGAGACCAACGATTTCCTGACACGCCGCACGAACGTCAATATCGGTTCCCGCGTAAAGATTCATCTTGTCAGCGACAACCCTGATTCTCTTTTTCAAGGCATCCCATGTCTCGACATTGTTCGCGACCTTGGTTGCCGCCTTGCCTCGGTGGGTAACACCCCAGTCGAAATCAGACATTAGTCCGGCGATTTGGTTCTGACAAACCGGTCGCTTTGCAATGATGCGTCCGCGACACTTGCCACGACCGTGAGAATTGATGATCATGAGATACCATGCCCACGATTCATCGATGCCGTGAATGCAAATATTCTGTCCGGCCTGACCGTCGAGTTTCAAAATGATGACCTCCGATCGCCCGCCATGAATATACATCATAGTATCGGGAGTTCCCCAACCTTCGGAAACAATATCCTCAATCGACGCCTTGATGTCGTCGGGCGAAATGACGCCGTATTGACCGGAGACGGTGGAAGGGGAGACGACAACATCGTCTTTCGATCTCACGAGATGAAACTGATTAGGGACGAAAACATTCTTTCCTTCGTCCCCAAAATCGGGATTGTACACCTTGCCGGGATGCGGGGCCGGAAGCTTCACAACGTCATAATCGAACCCCACGGCCTCGCAAAATGCCTCAAGGTTTGAGCCTGTCTCAACCGGGGTAGACCCGCCAAAGTACGAACGATTGCCCGTGAAAGTGTTGTGAAAGATTTGTCCACGCTTAGCGGTCATGCCTTTGTCTCCAAACTTGATTGATATGTCTATTACCATTGTAGCACAAAAATACGGATCGGCCATAAAAACAAATTTTGAAAATCATCTCACGCCGCTCTGATTTCGGTGTATGATGAAAGTGCAAGCCGAGAGCCTTCGGGTGGCTCGGCAGGGTGGCGACCATTCGCTAATGAGGCCCCGGTCCAAAAAATGTTCCCGAGCATTCGGAGGGACGTACCATTAAGTTGATTACAACGGGGCATATGGTTTCTCGGGAATGGTGTTTATGACTTGCTTGCTGACCGAGGTCAGCGGCTACGGTCCGGGACGACCGGAAATAGAATCAAAAAGTCCAGGGTTCTTGGTGTGAATCTTAAATCCCCATTTTCGGGGAGCCAAAACGTCAAGCAAGATTTGAAATCTGGCCCGGATGGAATATCTTCTTGACTTTTTATGCCTCTGACCTTTTGTGGATTGTGTGATAGCACGAAAAAGAAAAGGATTACACGCTACAGTTTTCGGTCTGGAAAAGCCGATAAGATGGAAAACAATGCCGGTGTCCCGGGTTTTTACCCGCAGGAGCCTCGCTTAGAAACCGGTCGGAGTCGTCAGCAGCTCCGGCCGGCCTAAGTAAGGGCTCTCGCCAGACTTATGGAAAATTTACCAGTAAGGGCAACTCTCAAGCTTCTACAATTTTCGAAAAATACCTTGGTTTCCTGTGACGAATTACTATGTTTATGACATATTTAAGTAAAAACAGAACCTCGGTAATTGAAAAATCACATAAATGTAATCAAGTTACATAATATAATCTGATCGATTCGATGAAACGTGGAAAAGATTCGTGTTGATATATGCGGATGTATAGAGTCAAAAACCGGAATAGGTATATTCGTGGTTGTGGTAAACAACAAAGACATCTGCACGGTTAAACCTGTGTGCTGTGAACCTACTAACAAATCGTTGGTTGCCGGTACAACCAAGTGGTTTGTATTATCGGGCGGCAAAGTGGCTCAATAGATTTCAAGATGGGGGTCTGATTGGCCCTCGTTTTTCGACGATGCTGCAAAGCATCCGGAAAGATATCCAAAGCTCGATTTACAAAGGATAAGCGAATGAATAAGAAAGTTAATAAGGCCGACAAATATTATGTCGGAACACTGCTCTCAGTATTTTTGTTGGCCGGCATCTGCTTTATTGGTCCCGCGAAACTGTTGGCCATCAAATTGATTGTTCTGAATGTTGCCATCGCAATCATTTGGCCCATCGTAGAATACATCATCAAGTTCATCAGGAATTCTCCGGATGAAGAGTCTGTTTAATGGAGCACTCCTTCTCGTCCTATTGATGGCGGTCGCACCCATAGTTCTGTTTTTCAAGGTTGTAGATGTACTCTCCGAGTAAAACCATTTTTCGATCTTACCGAGGATCTATCGCTCAAGGGCTTGAAACCTCATCGTCCGATTATGACTACTTTGAGATCTTCATACCTTCTGAAAGACAAATTCTTGGTATAACATCAGACCAAAAAGAATCTGGACATAAGATTGACGGCAAGAGTGATACGCATAGAATATCGCTCAAGAGATTTGTTCAAGGTCTTGTTGTTGGCCGCGTAACTGATATTGAACCTTTGTTCTGTAAAGACGAACATGTTCTCATCAACAAATGTCCATACTTACGAGACAATCGGCTTTACATGCTTAGCCAGAGACTCATTAAACCTCTTCTTGGAATGGTTAACCATCAAAAAGATCTTGCCCTCAAAGGAAATAGGGATCGTTACAGAGAAGATATCGGTTATGACCCAAAGGCCGCGTGTCACTGTACAAGAGCTTTGTATCAAGCATTTTGGCTAAAGAGACTTGGCGTCCTGAGAATGCATATCGACGATCAAGCTGGTGCCGACCGCTTAATGAAAATCAAGCGTGGCGAGCTGGATCTTGAGGAAATTGAAACGATTTGGCATAATTACGAAGATGTCATAAATCGAACAGCATGGCACCACCTTGTGCCCCAAAGCATCAATGTCAACAAATGGGAAGAGTTTTTGATCAATACTTACAAAGAACATTTGTCATGAAGATTCTCTTTCTTGGCGATGTACACGGAGAATGGGATGCCGCTAATGATGTGATAGAACGTGCACGTCAAGCATATCCTGGCATCGATCGAATCATACAGGTTGGTGATCTGGGCGATGGTTGGGGTGGCCCATCTGATAGATGGCCCGTCAAGAACGCCGATGATTTGCCAATTCATTGGTGTGACGGCAATCACGAAAATTTCGATCTAATCGACGCCGCTATTCTCAATCCTCGCTTGACATATCAGCCGCGGGGCAGTATCCTTGACATAGACGGATTCCGCATCATGTTTATGGGCGGAGCTACTTCGATTGACAAGATGCATCGGACTCCATTCATTGACTGGTGGCCACAGGAGGACATCACGTACGGGCAGGTTGCAGTGGCACTACAGCAGCAGGGGCCGATTAATATGATTGTGTCTCATGATAGACCAGAATCAATTCCTCTACCTAAGGGTATGAGAAATATTGATGATGGTAAATCTAATAGATTGTGTCTTGAAGCTTTGCTTGAAGAGTTTGAGCCAAAATGGTGGGCACACGGGCATTACCATAAGATGAGTCATGGTAAGGTCGGAGAATTAGAATACACGTGTTGTCCAATCATTGATACTCGTCGCAAGAATTACGTGGTCTTTGATGGAAAGCAATTCATTTGCTCTTGGTGGAAGTAACATGAGATTCTCTGTATACAAATACCATTTAGACAACGGGCACAACGTCGTTCGCATACCCAAGATGGCAGTTCCTTGGTACAGTGCAAAAGACCACCGGTGTTGTTAAACACGTCTTTATTAGTGACAACTTATGAAACAAAACATTATTGCAGCTTTGCACACCGCACACGATCTCAGGCTAACGGGATACATTATGTACGATGGAGATAAAGCAAGATTCTCCGCGGGCGGAAAGCCAAAAATTAGCACTGAGCGATTAATTTATTGCCTAAATAATGGGGCAGTTGTCGAATCAGGGCCCACTTCATTTGGTTTGAATTATAAAGAAATCATGGTGGAGGCAGCGAGAACATAATGGGAAAAGTTTCTGCGGAAGAAATGAAAAAGTACATCCTGAGTAAGGGTTTCGTGGAAGAAACCACGATTGAGCCTCGATATAAAGGTCATGAGCCAACCGAGCCTTATGGTACTGGCCTTTATATCGATCCACAAGACCCAGATGGGTGGCGACATGGGCTGGAAAATAGTTTTGCCAAGGCAATAATTCGCCATGAGCAACACCCCATACTCAACAATCCCAAATACGATAAGCTCTTCTCGGAAGATGATCCTCCGATTTTGGACGGTGTATTGTGTGATTACTCTGGAGAAGCTGAGAATCCAAATCATCCGACAATACCTAATCCCGATGAAGTTGAGGTTTCTGACGAAGTCAAGAAGCGTGTTGCAGTTTTGAAGCCGTATATACTGGCTGGAGATAAAGAGGGGGCTCGTGAGGCAATACGAGATTATTACGCCGACGGCGTAACTCTTGATAACTACCGAGAAAAAACCGGCAAACGTTTCAAGATGACCAAAGATCAATCGTCACGCGGTTTATCGCGTGACGAAGCATTTCGTGAGTTCAAACAAACATTCAAATACCGCAAGATTATGGAGTCCGTGTGATGTCTAAAACAACAGTTGGAGTCATATTTGCTACAAATATTTATCAAAGGACTAAGAAGAAACACTGGTATAATCTGACTGACTGTGTTCCGAAGCCGGTAGCACTTGTCAAGATGGCAACTATTGATTCTGCATTGCTGGCACGTAACTATTGGGAGTTTAGAGATGCTGAGGCCGGAATCTATGGATACGTGACCAAAATTGAGCACAACGTAGAATTTGGCAACACTCTGGTTTATGTCGCTCCCTTTGATTACTTTGAAAAAACTGGCAAAATTGGCTATAGTCCGAAGAAATGGGGCAAGATTGTCTTGAGTGCCTCAAATGCTGGCTGGCAAAAATATTCGAAAAGATCTTGACTATCGCAAAGCGATAGCGTAATGTAAGGAACAGCTAAAGGAGCTAAGCCTTCAATGACTACTCGACTCATAACCCGAATGACAGGAAAGCTTTACGGCTTTCCGTCTGCCGTAGGCACGTGGGTCGATCCCCGCCCAATTACGGGTAAGAATCGCAATTCGTTGCTAAGCAACTAATTAGAACGATCCTGCCCCAAATTTCCCAGAAATAATTGACTGAGCCCCGTGCCTGGGGTAGGATTGTGTAAGAACAGGACGGAAGCCCTGTCAGTGGTACGCCTTCGTTAGCTGGTGCTGACGAGCGTAGGTCCAGGGATGGTGGGTAGGTCGGCCCGAAGGCCGGATGGACAAGCAATATGACAAGAGCAAGATTTTTGTCAAATAAGAAGAATCATACGGGGCAAGACGATCATCTTTTGATCTGCGAGCTGCTTTTTGATAGCGGACAGCAGATGACGATGTCCGAAATCGCATGCGAACTCACTATACCATTGGATGTGGTTCAAGAGATCGTTCACGAAAGCCCTGTTTTGGAGTGCCGAGGTTTTGAGGTAACGTTGTCAGAATAAACTTGGTGTAGCGTAGCGGCCACGCACTCCGTTTGGGGCGGAGATCACGCAGGTTCGATCCCTGCCACCAAGAACAAAGTAGGTGTTGATGCCATACAAAAATCGCAAGAAACAGCTTAAATTTCAAAGAAATCATTATCAGCAAAACAAAGCTAAATATGATGCACGAAGAGAAGCTGTAAGAAAGCGTAACAAAGAATATGTATGGCAGTACCTACAAGATAAGAGCTGCATGGAATGCGGCGAAGCCGATCCTATTGTTTTGGAGTTTGATCATAGAAATCCAAAAGAAAAAGATTGCAGTATAGCGGACGCAATGCATATCAGAATGTTTTCTCTTGTAAGATTGCAAAAAGAAATATATAAATGCGATATCCTGTGTGCTAACTGCCATCGAAGAAAAACTGCAAAACAGTTGGGGTATTTTAAGGACAAAAGGACGAATAAAGATTAGGAGACAAAACACAGTGGGATACAACAGTCTTGCCTTGATTTTAAATGACGCCATACATAGGATCGACGAAGATCCTGGTAATTGGTGGGAGGGCATGCGTCGTGCTCTTCTTAGTATGCCATATGGCGAATATGGTCCATACGTTTCAGCGGGCAACCATGTTAATGGATCGACCGCGGTTTGGAATCAGCATGCAGATCATTATGGCCTGATCCTCGTTGGCGGCAACACTGCCAAAGTTTTGAACGCTGGAATTGATGAAGAAGATATTCAGCGTATGAAAACTATTTTGGACCAACATGGTTATAATGTGGTTAAGAAGCGTAATGCAAACAGCCGAAATACTTAACATAGTTGCTGCATTGGCTATCTGTCTTGGTAATCTGTACGATATGATTGCCTCGGTAAAGGCGAAAGAAATAAAGGGTGTGTCGCTGTGGGCGAAACCTCTTTGCGTAAGTGCTTCGCTGATGTTCGGGATAGCCTGCATTATGGTTGATCAATACTATGCTGCTGGCGGACATGCTGCTGCGGTTGCTGTGAATGGAGTCACATCGTGGAATCGAGTGATAAAAAGGTGAAAACCTTTACTGACGAACAGATTAAAGAAGTTGAAGAAATTCGTGCCCTTTTCAAGAGGGGTAACAGATTGAATGGTCTTTGTACTCCTGAATGTCTTGAAGAGATGGTTAGGAATTTGCTTAGTATCATTGACGAAGTCAAATGACGCGGGATGGCTGTAATGGTAACACGCTGGCCTCATGAGCCAGAGTTTCGGGTTCGAATCCCGGTCCCGCTATTATGAAGTTTAAGAAGCACGATCTTTCTAAACCTAAAGGGAAATGTAATGGGTACTTAGTTATGAGTATTCCAGACCATCCTTTTTCTTATGCAAATGGATGTGTCTATCTCCATAGATTGGTGATGGAAAACCATCTCGGTAGGTTTTTAGATCCTTCTGAACATGTACATCATAAAGACGAAAATCGGACCAATAATTCGGTTGATAATTTAGAGATTTTGAGTGCTTCGGAACATGCCAAGCTTCATTTAACGAAAGTAACCACAATAAAATGTATTTGTGGAAAATCGTTTCAACAAAATGATAGCCGACAAAAATATTGCTCTATAGCATGCAGCAATAGCACCAGATCAAAAATTGATTGGCCGAGCGACGAAGAATTACAAAAATTGGTATGGAAAATACCCACACAAAAGCTGGCGGCTCAATTAGGTGTTTCGGATGTGGCAATTGCCAAGCGGTGCAAGGCACGAAATATAGAAAAGCCCGCAAGAGGGTATTGGTCAAAGCCGGAGCATCTAAGGTTGATATGAAGATTTCATAAGTCTTTATCGGAGGTTCGATTCCTCCCTCCGGTACTTGAAAGCGGAGCTTTCAAATGATAAAAATCAGAGATATAGATTGTTGCGATAAGGCGGCATACTCTTGGAGTGTAGAAGACGATGAAGATATATGCGTGACTTGTGGAACGCACCGACAAGAGACATACGGTCTTCTTACTAAGATTCAATACTTTTACTGGGATCTTATTCCATACGAGTATCGCCCTGGTGAATTGTGGTACAAGTTTACTTGCTGGCTTTGGAAGAGATATCGAACAAACAAAAAGAGTTTTGGATGTATCGCCTTATCTTTGGACCTAAGTGTATGAAGCGATTTTGGAATAAAGTCAGGAAAACTAATAATTGTTGGTGGTGGACCGGATCAAAAGACGCCAAGGGTTATGGTACTTTTAGGTACAAAGAAAAAACTTGGAGAGCACACAGAGTGGCTTGGGACATGCAAAATGGACCAATACCAAATGGTTTATGTGTATTACATAAGTGCGATAATCCGAGCTGTGTAAAGTTAGATCATTTGTTCTTAGGAACATATCGAGATAACGCATTGGATAGAGAATCTAAAAATCGTGGCAACCATCCAGTTAAAGAAAAGAGCGGGAAATCTTATCTAACTCAATTACAAGTGAGCGAGATACGAAAGTTTAGAAAGAGTGGTATGACAATACGAGATATAGCTGCCAAAATTGGAACAAGCAAATCTAATGTGCATAAAATAGTTTTACGACAAACATGGACATAAACAATAATGAGTATTTGTTTTGATGAGCGTCGTGAGCGGCTAAATCTCGATCTTGGTATGATCCTGACAGATGAGCAGTGGGTCATTCTAAAAGAATTTGTTGAAGGCTCCCAAGAATCTCTTGACCAAAGATTGTTGCAAGAATACAATAATGGCTATGACGACGCTATGAGACAGTTGATAGGCTGCGATTGTGGATGCGGCTGTTGTTAATTTGCCCCGGTCGTTCAAACGGATAGGACATTCGGCTACGAACCGAAAAATGAGGGTTCGATTCCTTCCTGGGGTACTATGGTCCTGAACGCCTGATGGATAGGGCGGCCTTTTTCTCAGTAGAACTAACCATTCTAAAGAGATTGTTTTGAGAGACTCATAATCTTACCAAAACTGACATAAAGGTGTGAGTGGCGAAGAAAGTCCAAGTTGGTTACCTTGAGCCGAAATTGTCACTCCAGTCGCTTGCGACTGATTGCAGGTTCGAGTCCTGCCAGGGCTACCTTTTAAAGCCCCTTAAGCATTGCTGGCGATGCAGTGGTCTTGTAAACCTCAGAACCCGGTTCGATTCCGGGCGGGGGCTCTCAGCGGCTAAGCCGCTGATCTTTGGCAATTGAATATACGATATTAAGCTCGGAGTGGTGAAATTGGTAAACACGCCCGTTCGTAAAGCGGGTGCCGTGCTGCAATCATGAAATGCAGCAACAGAATAGAATCATGAAGTCTTATGGGAAGTGGCCACTTCCCATAAGACAAAAGGGGTTTGACTGGCGGCTTGCAGGTTCGAATCCTGCCTCCGGCACTTATGCGGATGTAGTGTTTAACGGCTTAGCACGTCGGTCTTCCAAACCGAAAGTCCAAGTTCGAATCTTGGTATCCGCACTCGTCTTGAAAGGAAATGTAAGCTTAGAAGCAGCTATCATCTAAGGAGTAGGCATTGGTGCTTTGCATCATGTAAGCTATATGTTGTCCCTGGTCTCGACACCTTGCGAAAACGACCTTTTGGCGTAAAAGCACATCTTTTCAGGACTTAAAATTGTTTGTAAACCATTGTCGCAACGTTAGTTGCGACAACTACTTTCTGTTAATTGTACTTATCAAATAGTGTACTTTTCACAGTAAGTGAACCCATTTTCAGGAGGCAAAAATGCCAATCATGAGAGATTCTCGGGGTCGATTCATGTCGAACAAGACCCAGCCCAAGAAGAAAACCCGCAAGCGTAAGTCTGTCGCCAAAGCGACAGAAGTTGTTCTCACCAACCATATTGCCATAGTTCTCGACCGAAGCTGGTCGATGAACCAAATTGGTGTTTCTAAAGTTATTGAAGCTGTGAATAGTCAAATTCAAGCCAATAAGGCTGCTGCCGCACAAACCGGGCAGAAGACGACTTTCAGCTTTTACACTTTCGGAGATCTTGTGAGTAAGATCATGAGAAATCGACCAATTGATCGTGTTCGTAAGATCACAAGTCGTGATTATCAAGCAAGTGGAATGACCGCCCTCGAAGACGGAGTTGGTGTTGCAATCAATGATCTTCGTAGCCTACCTGATGCAAATAATAAAGACACAAGCTTTGTTGTAATTTGCATCACCGACGGCGAAGAAAACAATTCTCGCCTATACAAAGGACGTCTTGGAAGTTTGATCAAAGAAGTTCAAAAAACTGGACGGTGGAGTATTGCTTTTACGGGACCCGCTCGCATGAAGGCATACCTCACGGGTCTCGGTGTTCCCGCAGGGAACATTGAAGCCTGGCAAGAAGGCGACGTTGCCAGTTTCAAACAGATGTCAGACAAGATTAGGATGAGTACCGCCAGATATTTTGACGGCCGCACCAAGGGCATCAGAGGCTCGACCGCTTTCTTTGTCGACGCAGTTGACGTTTCTTCTCGTGATCTTTCTCAGATGCACAACGTTTCGGAAGAGTTTGCCACCTTTGCGGTGACTGGTCGAAATGTGAATGAGAAGGGCTGGGTGGAGATTCGAGACTTCATCAACGCAAAGCTTCGTTCCGCGACGATTCGTCGTCGGGTTGGTTCATCTCAGTATGAAACAGGAAATGCTTTCTACCAACTTACCAAGGCAGAAACCCTTCAGCCTGGTAAAGAGATTGTAATCCGTCACAACATTAGCGGCAAGATGTACTCTGGCACAAATGCCAGAAGTATTCTCAATCTTCCTGTTGGTGGCAGCAATATTCGAATTCGTCCCGGCGATTTTGGTGACTACACCATCTTTATTGAGAGCACCAGCGTGAACCGACACCTGTTCCCCGGAACTGAGGTGCTCTACGTCAAGTCCTAATCCATCCTCGTGGGGCATCAGTCCCACGAACGCCTCTGTACGCTAACTGGCAATGCGGCGATCCTCAGAAGGTCGTGTCTATAGGTTCGACTCCTATCAGGGGCACTGCGGCACGCCGCATAAAAATTTTCTGTGGCCGCAAGGCGGCCACAGGGTATAATACTCATATGAGACGCCGCAAAAAGAAAGCTAAAAGCAAGAAGTTACAGCAGAGAAAACACGCACGACGTAGGTTTGAAGAAAGGTTGGGCATCAGTCTTAACAAAGAAATGCGTCGTGATTTAGTTCACCGAATTCAAAATAACGAATTTTCTCTGTATGAAAAACAATCACATAGGGTGAGACTTTTGCTCGCCAACATAGAAGATCGAGAAGTGATCTTGGTCTACTATCGGACTCGCAAAAATATCGTTACGGTTCTTTTGCCCGAACTGATGAATGAGACAAAATGAAAGAATCAAAAGGAAAAGATTCGCGGTGGAACAATCCGGCGAAACTGTATTTCTCGACTGCGACTTTCGTTATTGATACTAATGAAAGCCTTCCTATCTGGAAAAATGAGGAAGATCCAGAACAATACGTTCTATGGTCTCCATTCCGTGGAATGGTTTACAAAGATCATGGGAATGACGTGATCGTTGCTCATGAAGGCACACGACAAGAATTCTTCGAAAGGGTAGAAGAACATTTGGAACACCTGGCAGGCTGAGGTAATTAAGCGGGCAATAAGCCAGCATGAAGCTTTCGGTGACAATTAGCACAAATAACAATGCATTTTCTTACTTCAGATTCAAGCTTTTGTCGACCAACATTGCGGGACGCCAAAATCGCAATGTTTTCAATTTTCTTTTCGACATGATGAAAATCAAGTGCTACTGGCTCTGATTCATCGCAATATCTACAGCCAGACTTTCTTTTCAGTTCGCGAATCCATTCGCGATTCTTTTTTCTCGAAACTCTATTGCTGGCGACTGCCCGAGCCTTGTAATCATCTGAGTTAGCTTCGTAATGCTTTTTAGCATATTTGGCATGGCAAGACTTACATCTTGCGGCCAGAAGATCTTTCGCTTTGTTTCGAAAAGAAAAATCGGTGAGGTTTTTGGTTTCTTGACATCCAGTACAAGTTTTCATATTATGGCCTCGTGGTGAAAATGGCAGACACGCGAGTCTCAAACACTCGTGCCCGAAAGGGCGTGCTGGTTCGAATCCAGCCGGGGCTACTCAAAACTACACTAAACAGTTTTGAATCATGCCGGGGTATGCTAATTGGCAACGCGACCACATTAAGAATGTGGTGATTAGTGGTTCGACTCCACTTCCCGGTACTTTTTTACATCGTAGAATCAAGAGAGTGAAATGAAGTGTCCAGGGTGTCAAGATAAGGTTGAAAAGCTTATTCCTTATAATGGACAGAGTCTTTGTGGCGAATGTATTGAAGATCTCGTGGAAGAACAAAATCTCGCCCAAGCACGTCGCGGCGGAAGCCGAGACGAGGATGATTGGAAATGAGGATGTATGACAGAGCCCGGTAATGTCCCTGCCTCGAAAGCAGAGAGCACGGAGTGATCCTTCGTGGCGTGTGTTCAAATCACACTGCATCCGCTCAGTAAAGATGCCTTATAAAGATCCAGAAAAACAGAAGAAGTATCAACGTGACTGGATAGCCAGGCGAAAATTAGCTTGGTTAGAAGAGAACGGTCCGTGTGCTAAGTGTGGTTCTGAAAAGGATCTTCAAGTGGATCATATTGATCCGTCAACCAAGACGACTCATAGGATTTGGAGTTTCTCGAAAGAAAAAAGGGAAACAGAATTAGCTAAATGTCAAGTGTTATGTTTTGAATGCCATAAAAACAAAACATGTAATGATAATTATGGACATGATGTTAAACAACACGGTACTGGCGGACCTTACAAAGACGGATGTCGGTGCAATCTATGCGTGAAAGGCCAGAACAGGCGGAGTCGTGAAAGATTTGAAAGACGTGGCAAAATTTGGTGGTAGTTAATCCAGAGGGCCCGGGTTGGTACTGGGAACACGCTGTTAACGTGAATGTTATGCGTTCGAATCGCATCTCTGGAGCTTTTTACAATGGAGAAAACAATGAAGGTCTGGATCGCACTTCATGTTCCTTCGCGAGATTTTGAGGCTTACACCAATGAGCCCAACGAAGAAGATCTTTATCAGTCATTTGGTGACGACGTAGAGATGGGAGATTTCGAAGTTACAGAAATTGAGGAAGTCGTCACCAATGATTACCATAGTGCCTGATCCAGAGAGCGGTTATTTCAAAGTTGTTGGAAACGGTGCAGACTTCGTCGGCTCGCGAAGAGAATGTGAGAGATATGTCGAGATCTACAAGGAAAAGCTCAAAGGAAGCCCAATTCCAAATCGCTCTCGTGGACGAGAGCTTAAGGGCGTGGCCGGCAAGAGTTTTACTGAATATACAAACAAGCCTTTAGATGATGCTATCAAGAAACAAATCGCTGACATGCATGCACACGGACTCTCAGTAAGCGATATTATTGAAGAGCTTGGTGTTTCTCGACGCACGGTGTACAATTACAGAAAAATGGGTAGTTGACCAGAACCCGGTATTGGACCCGCCTGGAAAGCGGATTGGACGGTGCTTTCGCATCGTCTTGTAGGTTCAAATCCTACACTACCCGCTCAAACGACAAAGATAGGTTTAGCTATATCGAATCAATGATTCGAAACAAGAGAAAAAAACATTCAATGAGCTCTATCAGAGATGAATGGAAACGCAAGATGGAGTGGCTACATGAGCAGACTCTTTGTAATCGGTGACACCCATTTCGGTCACAAAAATATCATCGACTATTGTGATCGACCATTTGACTTCGTGGCCAAATCAATGATGCTGCAAGAGCACGGCAAAACCTGGCTGTTTCAGCACTATCCGATCGAGCCATACAGTGCCCTCGAACAAATCCTCGATAACATCGATTGCGATTATCTGGTGCACGGCCACCAGCACAATCACACGGCATTGAGGCCACACAAACGCAGCTTCAATGTTTCTTGCGAAAACACAGACTACACGCCAATACTACTATCCGAGCTGACCAAATGAGACGCATCATTTCTTTCCTTGTATTACTGTGCTGTATTTCTCTTGCTTCTTGTGGGGAGCCTGTTCCTACACATATTGAAGTAGAGATTACAGAAGTTTATGAAGATGGTGACGGGATACTTGCTCTCAAAAAGAAGTGGCATACCGTGCTACGCAAGAAGGATGGAACCACCTTTACACAACGTGGAAAGCTGGGTAAGGTTGGAGAAACTATTATAATTGAAAATCCCGATGCCAAATAGACTCAAACAAATCGAAATTGAACGGTCTAAGCTGGCCGAAGAAGCCCAGCAAATTCGCCGCCGAAAGATGTGGAAATGTGCCAATTGCAATAAGCGAACTCGGTACGTTAGGCTAAAAGCCTATCTTCCTCTTTATGAGGTGCCGGCAGATGGACATGGCGGAGGAGGTTATCATACTTGGGGAGGCACCGAGATACAAATTGTTTGTCCTAAGTGTAATGTCCGCATCAGGCATCTTGCTAACACGGAGTGGAATTACGAAAGAGTTAGATATGATATACTCCCAGGAGTATTCACAGTGCTTAATGAGCACATAGACTTAATGAAAACTATTAGGGGTGTGCCCGAAGAAATTGAAGATTTGGAGTGGATTAATGCTCCCAAATGATTTTGCTTTCTATGAAAAACAATTGGAGAATCATATTCTCGAAGTGATCTGTGATCACGAGAGAATAAAAGCGTTTCATTTGTGTAAGCCGACCAGAGAGAATTGTATGTCGACTTACATTACCATCGGACCATATGCCATTACTCTAACGGGCGACCTTACGCCGGGACATCATGGAAATGTGTCCACTGTAGGCTACGGACTAAACTGGTTCGCGGGACACCTTGATCCTGGCTACCTTCTTCAGAAGTTCGATCTGGAAAAGTCTTGGCAGCCCGACAAGTCTATGGAATACTTCATGAGTGAAACGGAAGAGTTTCATCTCATCGACTGTTATGACGAAGAGGAAGGACGATTCAGATTTCTCGATGCCGAGCATTGGCGAAATAGAGAAGATTTCGAGACCGAAGCAGAATATCACGAAGCAATGGAAACTGTGTTCGGCTCCGACATCTTTTCGGACATGGTCTTTGGATGGTACAAGGACGCCGAAGTCGGCTGGCTCGTCGCCATCCAAAGAGCATTTGCTCGCGAGTACAAGAAATTAGAATTGGACCCGCATGGCCCAAAGCTTGCGATTAGTAGGGATTAACAATGAAAAAGACATCATGGATTTTCGTTATACTCGTTCTCGCATTCGCGTTCATAGGATGTAGTGATGTTCAAGATCAGCTTGGAGTAGATGGTCAAATCAAAAAAGTAGTTAATCCGTCTAACAAGGTTGATTATCAATCTGTAATTAATTTTCTTCACAAGAATCCGGATTGGTATGTAAAAGATTATGATGGTGAAGGCGGTCCTATTACGCTTGAAAAACGTAAGTGATGTTTAAACCAAATCTTGAAAAACCCTGCGACGACTGTCCTTTTCGAAAAGAAGGCGGAATTCGTTTGTCAGAACGGCGTATCGATGATATAGTCGAAGCAGAACGCTTTGATTGCCACAAAACCGTTCACGACGATGGCTGGAACGACGAAACCGGAGAATACGCGAGTCGTGGTGACGAGCGTATGTGTGCTGGTTGGATGATTATGCGAGAGAAACTGGAGGATTCGGAAGGAGTCCGAATTCCCCAAATCATGCAGATTGCAGAGCGTCTTGGTATGTATGATAAAAAGAAGCTGATGGAATCTGCCGACCAAGTTTTCGACTCCGTCGAAAATATGAAGGATACGGCGATATAGAATAAATGCCATACAAAGATCGCGAAACAGTTTGGTTCACATAGACTGGTCCCGTAGTGTAGTATGGTCTATCACGTCGGCTTGTCACGCCGTTAACGCCGGTTCAAATCCGGCCGGGATCGCTGAGGCTTTGCCTCATAATCTTCCAGCGACGTTCTTCGTGTCGGTTATTATTGCTGGGATTAAACAAATAAGAATAACCGCGAACCCGCTCTGCGATGAAAAAGGCCGTGTCTGCCGATGGGCTGGTAATAATTTCGTCAGAGAAGTCTGAAAGGTAGGACAACATCGGCACAATGCCCGCTGATGAAAAGGCTATCATGCCAGTTTTACACACTGGTCTTCTGGGTTCGAGTCCCAGGTGGGCAATCTCTTTATAAAGGAGCTTGATAGTGGTCGAAAAAGAATACAAGAAAGTAGAAGCACCAAAGGGCAAAAAGATGTCCAAGAAGGATTTACTCCTCATCTTGGTGTCATGTCTCTTGATGGCAAGCACGGCATTCGTTTCTGGCATGACATTTTCCGCTTCTGGACTCGATCCGTTAATCACAGTCGATCGAACCCCGCCCGGATTTCCGGAGATTGAACAATCTCAGATTATCGAAGTCGAAGATGTATCATTGGGGTTTCTTGCGATAGAAGAATCTATCTTTTCCCAGCTACCCAAGGGTCCTGGAACAATGACGGTAGCAACAAGCCCTGGCGGCGATCACTTTATTTTGATCTTTGGACCGCCAATTGAATAATGACTCTGTAGTATAATGGACATTACGGCTGACTCTTAATCAGTAAGATCCAGGTTCGAGTCCTGGTGGAGGCACTTATGATCGAAAAGCTTTGGAACGAAGCTGGACAAGATCCAGAAAAATTTGCTCGAAAAATATTTGAGGAAATCTGTGCAGATTTTAGCAAACGCGTCTATACTGTAAGTGTCGGTGATGCCGACAGGCGTGCCAACGCTCATGTTGACATCGGCGGAGACGCTGTTTGCACGATCCGTTCGGTAGAACGACGTTTGTTGGGTAGATGAATGAAAGCGTTTTCAGCTATAGACATATATAACCCAGAAGCAGCGAGCGAATAATGAAAGCACAAGACGCAACAATCGAACAGATTCTTTCTGATACATGTTGTTGGGAAGATCCAGACTCAGCAATCATCATAATGCCTGCCAATAAGGAGGGGTCGTCGGTCTACATTAGTAGCTATAATGGTGACAATGGCTGCGAAGCAGCCACGCTGAGAGAAGCATTGATTGGCAGACAGTTGAGTTACTTTAGTAGATCTCTTTCTGGATATCACCCAGAATACTACAGCCTCGACTGGACAGATCTTATCGAGGCAGGCGATTCGTGGCCGTCTTTGGTTGAGTAAACCAATGGAGGGCTTTCTTTGTAATGTCTGGTTCGACAAAGACGATAAGTATTGGGCCTTTGATAATAAAGCACCAGACGACATCTTTGATATGACGTTGAGCCCTAATAGCAAGTTTTATGGCAGGAAGATAGTCAAGTTTCGTATTCGGCCATACAAAACATGCTCAAAATGTGGTGGCCTGGGCCTGCCTTATGGCTGTTCTGACTGTGGTATAACTCGGATTCGATAAAATGAGCTTTTTCGGCGTAACCATTGAAACAATAAATACAGTAAAACGTCACCCTCAAGCTGACCGGCTTGATATTGCAACGCTTGCTGGATCAACGTTTCAGTTTGTTGTTGGTCGTGAATCATACGTTCCCGGCGACAAGGTAGTTTACTTCCCAATCGATTCTATTCTACCTGAGCGTGTTCAAGAACAACTGGGTCTTACGGGAAAACTCTCGGGTAAGAAGAAAGATAGAGTAAAGACCGTGCGTTTGCGTGGCGAAATCTCTCAGGGTATTGTTGGGCCCGCATCGTTGGCCGCAGCTTGCAAAGGCGACTTGACAGAGTTCTTTGGCGTAACCAAATACGAGCCGCCCGAGGTGCCTTGCAAAAACGGTCGTCTTCATGCGTTACCCGAAGGGCTGAGCATGTATGACATAGAGGGTGCTGATCGTTACGCTGAAGTCGCACAAGAACTGATGAATCAAAGAGTGCTTATTACTGAGAAGCTTGAAGGATCTAACTTTTCCGTAACATACAATCCTGAAACAGACGAAGCCTTTGTCAGTCAACGTAGATTTACCATCGTGCCTGATGGTGAGGAAGATCATTCGTACTGGGCGGTCGCCAAGAGAACAGGTCTGCTTCATAAAGCAAAAAGGATCTCACAATCTTATGGCGAGACTGTGACACTTTACGGAGAGTTTATTGGTCCTGGATTCCAAAAGAACATCTACAGGCTATCGGAGCTTGATGTTAGAGTATTCGATATCAAAGTGGGTTATAATTGGATCGACGTTGATTCGTTCGTTAATTTGTGCACCTCGATGGGCATTGCAATGGTACCAATTTTAGGACAAAATGTTTTGCTTGCTGACTGGCTGTGTGGTAGAACTATACAAGAAGCATCAAACGGCACCTCTGCGTTGCTTGATACACGTCGCGAAGGCATCGTGATCCGCCCCATGCGGGAGCAGAGGTCAGAAAAACTTGGTGGCAGGTTGATACTCAAGCAAAGAAGTCCTGAATATCTTGAAAGAGAAAAATAAGATGAACAATTGTTTTGATGCTCTTAGTGAAGATTGTCTTGCTGGCAATCATGATTTGTGTGATGGCTGCAACTTAAACAGCCCTATGGGGCTGCGAGTGCGATTGTCATTTTGATTTTGACAATTAGTCTACGGAAGTCGAAATATTGCTTGCTTTCTCTTTACCAAGATCTGCGACTCCTTGCCCAACAATGTAGGCCATTGCAACCTTCATAATGTTGCTGGCAGTTTCCTCATCAAGACCAAGTTTTGTCTTAAAGATCATGACAATCACAGCAACTATGAGAACCCAAGCTTTGCGACTTCGAAGCATCTTTTGTAGAACGTTTTCGGGCTTGAAATGGAAAGAAAAATCGAATAATTCTGGCGGTGTATCGCCTCGTCCTGATAAGACGTAGAAAGCGTAACCCGGTTACATGTTGGTTCAAATCCAACCGCCGCTACTCCCTTACTAAAAACCTGGAGAATCTATATGAGTCCTGTTAAACTTGGTGTTGCCGCGTTTTTCGGCATCGTTCTTCTCATCGCTATGTTCGGCGGCTACGAGGGCGTCGATGATGGTACTGTCAAAGTCGGCAAACGTTTCGGCAAAGTCGTGGTCACTCTTCAGCCTGGCCCGAACTGGTCGCCCCTCAATGTCGTAACCAGTTTCACCGAAATTGAGTGTTACGATAAAACTGAGAAGCAGAAGGTTGGAATGCCCTCTCAGGATCGTCTGATTACAAATTTTGATTTTTCCATTCAGTACGAAATCAATCCAACGATGGCCGAGCACATCGTCACGGAGCACGGTAGCGATGCCCCGGTCGATAGACTGTTGGCGGTCCACCTTCTCCCCAACTTCCGCTCACTTTCGCGAGAGGTCGGCAAAGGTACTGAGAAGGCTGAATTGTTCTTCGAAGATCAGATCCAAGCAACTATGCAGACCGATCTGACTACCCGTCTTGCCGAAGCTGTTGGGCCCGAAGGCATTATCGTGAACTCAGTTCTGATCCGAGATGTTCGCCTTCCTCAGTTTGTTCAGGAAGCCATTGAGGCCAAGAAGAAGCGTGAGGAACAAGTCAACGAGCAGATGGCCGAGCTGGAACGTAAGAAGTTGGAGCTGGCCGAAATCACCGAGAAAGCCGTGGCGGACCGCAAGGCGGCTTCTGAAAAGGCAACCGCAATTCGTGAACTCGCTGACGCACGAGCTTACGAGATCGAGAAGCTTCAGGCTGCGGCGGACGACAGTCCCGCCTACCTTCAGATTCGGGGTTTTGAGGCTTTGGAATCGATGTCCGGTAATCCGGCCTCTCAGGTCTATTTCCTGGGCGAAGGCGGCATTGGCGACCTCGTAACGCGTATGCTTGCTCCTGCGGGCAAGTAAGTCCTAACGGACGCAAGGGCCGGCTTATAGTCGGTCCCATCTGGGCCTCTGGTGTATTGGTCGCACGCGGGTGTGAAGTACCCGAGGTTGGGGTTCGACTCCCTGGGAGCCCACTTTGATAATGGAGATGATGTTAGCATGGATCATCAAGACAATGTTTTCATTCATATGTGCCGTTTTATTGCGGAGACCGATGGCACGCCCGGCGATTTCGACTCAAGAATACGAAGCATCGTAGCTTGCGAAAAAACAGCCGGACACATTTCCATGAAAACGCATTATGATGATTTCTTGGTATACCAAGATGAGCATATTCGAATTGTAATCGAAATGCGTACTCTATGTACATCCATCACGAACTTAGGGAATAATAACTCAGTGGTGGTTTTGGACGAAAAAGGTGGTATAATTCGGTGGCATGGAGAGGCATCGCAGCTCTATAGTCATGCACGTAAGCTTGTTTTTGACATTGTCGAAAACTGGCACAATGGACAGATGGCAGAGTGGTAATGCAGCGGCCTGCTAAGTCGTAAGGTGTAAAAGCCTCGAAGGTTCGAGTCCTTCTCTGTCCGCTGCGGAAGCGACAACATCGCTTGACAAATAAATCGATTCAATACACATTGAGTAACCATAGCTGAGGCAACTCAATAGAAAGCGTGAGCCGGGATAAAGCCCCGGACAGGCTCAATGTTGCGAAGACATCAATGTTTGAAAAGCGTAGTCGCGAAAGCGTTTGAAAGGTAGTGTAATTGGAAGCACGCGGGAATGTTGTTTCAGCTATGTGGAACCCGTAGTCTGGGTTCGAATCCCAGTCTTTCATTTTTTGATTTACTAAACAATGGAGTCAATAATGACTGAAGTTATTACACTCAAAGATGGCACGCAAGAAGCAAAGCCTTTAGTTGCAGTCACTATGATGTCTTTAAAAAGGCTGCTTAAAGACAATACAACAGCTTTTTTCGATCTCGTCATGAAATGTCGCGATGGAAATTATGAGTTTTTCGGCAACAATGGCGACACGCTTCGCAGCCTCGGTTTCATAGATTCAAATGGAGGAATTCATCGTAGCATGAAGAATATTATTCTAAATGCTACTGAGGGTGAGGGTATTGATATGAAACTTGTCAGGCCCTATTGAAGAATAGGCCAGTGGTGTTAATGGTAGCATAGGTGATTCCAAATCACTTGGTTCGGGTTCGAATCCTGGCTGGTCTGCTTGTTAAAAACAATTTGGGGGTATAGTGTTAACGGTAACACGCTGCACTGTAACTGCACAGATCCAGGTTCGAATCCTTGGTGCCCCCACTCGCATGAAACCTGCCCAAGACATAGTGCTGGTTAAAACAACGGGTGGCCATTGGGCCCGGCAGGTTTCGTGCATCTTTTTTGTCGGAGTTTCAAAATGAAGGTGGCATGCAAAAATTGCAAACATCTAATAACCGAAGTAAACGAAGTGATGGTCGATATAGAAGAATCTGACTTTGAATACAAATTTTTCTGTAGAGCATCGTCAAACACAAGCGAACGATTCCATCCAATAGAAGGCACAACTCGTTTTGTTAGTTTTGAAAAATGCGAAGACGTTAACCATAGTGGAGACTGCGAATTATTTGAGGAACGCGTCCCTTGGTATCGTCTTATAAAGTCTTGGCTCAAAAAGAAACGCTCATGAATTTTCCAACGCTTTATCACAAAGGTAAGTCCGGCGAGTTGCGTCAATGGCGTGTTTGGAGTAAAGGAGATCAAATCTTCACTGAATACGGTATTGTTGGTGGCAAACTTCAAGTTTCCCAAAAAACCGCAGTGCCCAAAAATGTAGGAAGATCCAACGAAACCACCGGCGAAGAACAGGCCGCTTCAGAGGCCGAATCACTTCATAAGTTCAAATTAGAACGTAAGTACTCTGAGACTCCAGAAGGGGCACAAGAGCAGTTACCTCTTCCTATGACGGCCCATTCTTATTCCAACACGAGTGGTAAGATTACCACCAAAGGCAAGAAGTTCGAATGGCCCGGATATCTTCAGCCCAAACTTGATGGCGTACGATGTTTGGCCGAGAATGTTGGCGGCGAAATCCGCCTGACGTCGCGACAGGGCAAGCCATACTTTGTTCCAGTTATCCAAGAACAACTTGCTAAATGGTTGCCCGAAGGAACTATCCTTGATGGCGAAATATACATTCATGGTCAATCGTGTCAACGCGTTACATCCTGGGTAAAGTCTGCTAATCCGGAAAGCAAATCCTATAAGCCTGAAAGCCTCAATCTTGTATATCATGTCTATGATGTGCCCACACACAGAGGGGACGATAGTCTGCCTTGGAGGGACAGGCTTGCAAATCTAATCGCGGTAGTCAAGCGAAGTGATAATATCACTAAGGTGTATGGAGAGTACGTCAACAGCGAAGCCGACATGTGGGATGTATACGGCCAACACATGACTGATGGATACGAAGGATCTATGCTTCGTGGAAATAGTGGTACATATCTTTGGGGCTATCGATCGGCACATCTTTTAAAAGTCAAGAAATTTCAAGACGCCGAATTCACTGTTGTCGCTGCCCGAGGGGGCCGAGGAAAGATGGAGGGTTGCGTCGTTTGGGTTTGCCGCAACGACGTAACTGACGGCACCTTTGAATGCAGCATGAAGGCCACAATGGAAGAGCGAAGGCAGTTTTATCTCGACAGAGATGAGTATATTGGAAAACCGCTCACCATCAGATTCTTTGATCGTACAGACGATCAAATTCCAAGGTTTCCTGTTGGAGTTGTTTTCAGGGATACTAAGGATCTGCCTTAAGCCCTGGTAGTTCAATAGGACAGAACACGAGTTTCCTAAACTTGAAATCCAGGTTCAATTCCTGGCCGGGGTACTTTACAAATGACATATCGACACTCAAGCAAACCAGTAACCTTCTTCGAAAATCTCACAGGTGACCAGCAAGGCTGGACAATTGCCTGCTTTATCACTGCCATCGTAATGTCTATTCTTGGCGGTATTGGAATCGGAATTGTGATAGAATCTTTCGGAGCATTCTTCCTCACGATTGCGTCGGTGGCACCGTTTCTTATGATCGCAGGTTATCAAGTTGGCATCAAAAAGTTGCCTGAGACTCCTGACAAAGAAGAGTCGTAATATAATTGGGGACGTATCCCGGCGGTCTTCTAAACCGTACAGTGGTAATAGGATGTAAATGTGGGTTCGAGCCCCACCGTCCCCACTAACACAACAATGGAGAAATCTCATGGGTTATTCACGTCGCAATCGTTATCGCCGTTCCTCGTCACCTAAGAGTGGAGTCCTTCTCGTCGTCCTATTGATTATTGGATTGGTGGGCGTCTCTTTCGTCTTTCAGTACTCTACTGAAGAAACTATCACTATCACAGTTAACGACAAGGAGCGAATCAACAATCAAGATTCTTCGTACTATCTTGTATTCGCTGATGAAGGCGAATTCAAGATCGAAGATACAATCGCTTACGGAAACTTCAGTTCATCCTCTTTGTATGGTAAGCTGAAAGCTGGCAACAAGTACCGCGTCAAGATAACTGGCTGGCGTGTTGGGTTTATGTCTACCTACCCTAATATCGTTGAGATTCTTGAAGAGATCAAGTAATGACCGACGAACTTCGCGAAAAATATCTTGAGATTTATCTCAAAAAAATTGCAAAACAAGTAATTGACGACACGGACCCCGAAAAGCATAAAGGTCTTCGCGAGCTTGCTCGCGAATGCAGTGCCGTCGCCCATCGATCACGACTTTTAACTGGTGATATCGCAACGTTCTACGGCAACTATATTCTCTTAGTGAAGAGAAATAAAGATGCCAATCTCTATCCAGATTTCTGGGCCTTGCCTGGCGGACACGTTAACGAAGGTGAATCGGAGTTTGATGCTGCCATTCGAGAACACTGGGAAGAAACGGGACTCGTTCCCGAAACCCTCCATCATGTTGGAAGAATCCAAATTCCCGATCGCTACCCAACAGACCTCTGGGTAAACATTGCAAAAGAACAAAAACAACCGCGGGGCGGCGACGATTGCTATGACGCCGCATGGTTTCCGATCCACGACGTACAAACTGGGTCCATCAAGCTGGCCTTCAATCACAACAAGTTGGTAAGATTGGCTATTGTCGAATATGAGGAGTTGCGAAATGCGTGAAAAGATGTCAGTGTCGGAATTTGTCGAAGGTACTCCTGTGGTGCCCCGCCTGCTGCGAGCAGACGCCTATACAATCGGCACAGGCCCGCACGCGTCACAAGACGCAAAAGAACGCTCCATCTATCACATGGTGCCTCGACGAGGTTTGTCAAAAATCATGCCAAAAGGCGTGGCTTTGGATGATCGGATTGTTTTCTTCGGATTACGAAGAATCATTCGTGACCTTTTAACTCAACCGATTACAATGTACGAAATTGAAGAAGCCGACAGATTTCTCGCCACATTTCATGCTGGCGGCACTCCATATCAATTTGATCGAGATATGTGGGTCAGAGTTGTCGAAGAGTGCGATGGAATTATTCCCATTCGTATCGAAGCTTTTTTGGACGGAAGCGTAGTGTTTCCGTATGAGCCTGTTATGCAGGTTTCAGCTCAAGACGGGTTTGGCGAGCTGGCGGGCTGGTTTGAGAGCAAGTTCGTCCAAATCTGGGCTCCCATGGAACGCGTGACCGCTGCCATGTGGTGGCGTGATTACCTTGCACGTCGCTGCCGAGAGATCCATCCTTCGTGGCCTGAGGAGAACGTACAATTTGCAATCAGTATTATGTGCCATGACTTTGGCGATAGAGCTGGAGCGTGCGAAATGGAGTCTGAGGTTCTTGGTATGGCCCATAATATGGTCTTTCCAGGAACCGACACTGTTGCTGGTTCATATCTTGACTGGAAAGATACGCAAACCTCTTTCGGCTGTTCGATTCACGCCCTTGCTCACCGCACGGTAACTGGCTTCCAAAGTGAGCCGAAATGTCATTCCGCGTTGTACGAATTGGGAAAAACAACAGGAATCACTGCCCACGTTTCAGACACCAATGATTTTTTCAAGATGGTTAGCAAACTTGGAGATCGTCTTGCGAATGAATGGTCTGAAGACTCTAATGTTATCGTTGCACGCCCCGATTCTGGTGATCCACTGACGTGCATAAAACATGTTCTTGATGTTTGCGAATCCAATAATCTTTTTGAAGAAAGTGATGGTTTCAAGTGTGCCACTCGTCTTCGTTGGATCGAGGGTGATGGCATGGACTGGGAAACCATGATTAATATCATCAACTACTGTATTCGTCGCGGATGGAGTCCATTTGCAAGCGGAGCGTTTGGTGTTGGCGGACATCTTCGTAATAGTATCAAACGTGATCATATTGGTTTGTCCTACAAATTAGCAGAAGTCGGTACTGAAGGTCGCGGAACATGTAAGCGTTCTGAAACTCTTGCCAAGACAAGTATTCCTGGGGAAGTTCAAGTAATCGAAAACGCGAATGAAAACGATGAAACTGTTTGGCCCGTCGCAATTACAAATAACATCTCAGAATCAAGATTTCTTTTGAAGCCTTGGTATGATGGAATTTCTGGACAAGATATGGACGAGGTGATTCTCGATCCTTGTCTTGAAACAAATCTTGTCGCCCGACAAAGAATTCTCAATAACTTTCGCGATAGAGAGCAACCAAAAGAAGTTTTAAGTAAGAAGATTCGAGACCAGAGAGATGAGGTCCTTAATCTTCAGGCTGACATGCTCGACGGAGACTGGTAATGCAAATCTTCGAAGATCTAAAAAACTCGGGATACATGGGCTGTATCAACGAAGCTGGCCTTGGCGTGCCTCTTACTGCATGGCTCACCAGTCATGATGGTGCCTCTAAGGTTCTGTACAAGAGCACGTGCAGGTATCACAAGAACACTCAGCCAACCTGTATAGGAACTACATCTGTTTCAGAAGAAATGGCGGCACGAATCGCTTGGGAAGATCATTCCGAAAATCGTAACGAAATTGAAAAGCTTGGCAAAACACCTTTTTCGCTTTGTATTACCGGAGCCTTCAAAAAAGAGGATGAACAAGGAGAAAGTCATGCTTGGGTATCTCTGTATTACGATGAAGGCTCTCGTTCACTAATGCATTTTCGTCTTCGCAAGGGAATGACCCGCGAAACCGCAATCATGACAACCTTAGATACAATTCTATGGTTCATGTCAAACGTCCTTCTTTACCGGGGAACAAAGTGGAATGAAACCTTAGACTATATTCAAGGCTTGCCGGTAAACATTGATGTGATTAAAAGCAGAGGATTCGCACAAGAACACCTGTTAGAGTTTTGCAACAAGAACAACCCTCTGTTTTTCGGTACAGATGGAGTTCCGAGAAGAGCAGTCTCGCACATTCGTCAAAACGTTAACTGGTTTCGAGGATCTTTTAGGCCAGTTACAGATGCACACGATTACATGGCACTCAAGTCTCCTGAAGATCCAATATTCGAAATCAGTTTGACCAATGTCCGAAAGATGATGCCAACGGATCTGAAGGATATATCTCATCGAATCTCTATGATCAATTCTTTGGGGTACCCAGTTCTTGTAACTTTTGGTTATGGTAAATTTGTTGAATTTGACGAAATGCTAACGAGTTTTGGATGCCCCGAAGTCCGGAACTACGTGATGGGTCTTGATACCTACAATGCAGTAGTAGCAGACAAATACTGCCCCACAGAAGATTATCTTGACCCTTTGAAGACATCGGCACTTCATGTTTTCATGCGGAACAGCAAGGATTTAGATCGGCCACCGCGTTCTAATTCGCTCAATATTGTGACGCATGAAAACCCGAAGTTTGAACAAGTCTCAAGCACAGAATCTCGAAAAAATCTTTCGAATTTGCCTACACCTGTGGTAGACTATATTCGTACACACAATCTTTATGGAGATGAGTGATGGGTAATTCGCCAACCGCCAGTTTCATCCTTGGATTTGCCATCGAACCAAATCTCGATACAGAAGAAATGTATCCATGGGGCGATAGCTTTTATGACTTTGATGAGTGGGTAGATCAGAAGCTTGGTAGAGAAAAGCCAGCACAACCCGATCACCAAGACTATTCCCATAAAGATTGGAAGAAATGGAGAAATGACTCCGGTCGTTTTGAAGGAGATAGACCGTTTCGTCTGGCCTATGATGGATCGGCTGACTCTGAAGCCACTTGGTATTTCTGTTCCGTATGCATTAGTGGCTCTTGGGATTTTGCCACAATCGTGGAAGATGACACTCTCGAACTAACACGGCCAGATGAAACGAAAAAGCTCCGGGACGAAATGTTCGCTTTCTGCAAAACTCACGATATTTCTTGGCAAGAGCCAAGATGGCAATTACTCGCTGCATACGGATAAACAATATGCCTATCTTTGAATACCAATGCGATAACTGCGGTCATAGGCTTGACAAAGACCGCAAGGCTTCCGATCCGCACCCCAAGAAATGTCCCGGATGTAAGAAGTTTAAACTGCAAAGAGTTTGGGGGCGGATCGGAATTGTGTTTAAGGGCGGCGGCTGGCCCGGCGAAGAAATCAAGAAGGGTGGTTCAGGGGCATGAAACCTGTTGTATTCATTGATGTTGATGGCGTATTCAATCGATACACCTTCGCAGAAGGCCACACGAATCCAGATCTTGACGATGTTTTGCTACATCGATTTGCTCAAGTAATAAGAGAGCATGATTCAAAAGTAGTAACTCTTTCTGCTTTTAACTCAGATCTTCTGAAACGTCGCATGATGGAGCATGGTGTAGACAGCATTTCTGTGTACACAGAAAGTTTTGATAGAAGTAGTGCGGTTCTACGATATGTAGGTCAGAATAACATATTCAATTGGGCTGTTGTTGATGACGAAGCTATTGATCGATGGCATTATTATGAAACTATGCCCGACCGTCTCATTAAAGTCGATGGACGTATAGGATTTAGCGAAGAGGACGCACATGATCTTTCACGCACACTTTCGTCATCTACATATTGGGAACAAGGCACGATCAACCGTTTGAAAAACGCACATAAACTGATTGACATTCAGAAGAGATACATCAAAAGACTGAAAGATGAAAATCATTCATATTTTGTAAAACATGGAAAACTTAAATCATGAAAGTTCTCTTTCTTGACATCGATGGTGTTCTCAATCACGTCCAACATTGGAAAGACAATCTCCCTTCAGATGAAGATGGACAAGTTGAGTGGTGCCAGTCAGCCGCGGGCTTCGATCCCTCTTGTGTAGCACAATTAAAAAGAATCATCGAAGAAACTGGCTGCGAAGTATGCGTATCTTCTTCGTGGCGTTACGATCGAAATAAAGTCTTTCAAGCTTTTGATGCCATGGATATAAGTCGGCCAAAATGGTTTACGCCCATTAAAATGAGCCTGCGTGATCGGAGGTCTGAAATCATGCTTTGGATCGTTGATACAGAGCTTAACCCTCTTCTTACGATGACTCGTTGTGCTATTGTGGACGATGAAGAAATACAGCTTCCTTTCTTTGTAAAAACAAATGGAAAGAATGGAGGTTTAACTGTTGCGGAAGCCGATCAAATTATCAGGATACTCAACTCATGAGCAGACGCCTACCAATGCGTGTAGACCTGACGAGCAACTTTGATGACGCGTCATTCTATATGGATCTGTCAGACGACGGGCAATCGGACTACACGGTTAGTTTTTTCCATAAGGAAAGCGGACTGTGCGTAGATCTTGATAAGGATCAAACACAATCCTTCTTTGATCTTGTAAGGGCTATGGAAGAAGCTTTCCAAGCTACCGTCGAAGCCAAAGATGATGAAGAAGATTAATGTACCAAAACATATGGGCGGGTATCGGAACTGTCTTATAAGCAGTGGATTATAATTCCGTAGTCTGGTCCAGTTGGGTTCAAATCCCAAGCCGCCTACTCATTTACGGAGTAAAAAATGCAGACAACAACGAACAAAAAAGAAGCAATTCAAAAAGTTCGCTCGATGAAATTGAAGAAAATAAGTTATGCCTTTCTTATAGGTTTAGGGGTGGCTACGATAACTATCAGTAGTATATTTTTAATTGTCACTGGCATCAATGAATTGTTTAGCCGGGCAATTGAATCTCACGAAGAGTGGGAGGCCCCCGAACCTCCTCAAGACGCGAAATCTGGTGTTCAAGTTGTTGTAATTCATCATCTTTGGGTCACAGAACAACAGGAAAAAATTGTTAACAAATGGGGTCGACAAGGTTGGAAAGTGATCGATCGTAAAAGTGATAGCGTCTTGATGGAGAAACAATAAGGTGCATAACAAAATCGCACTTATTGATGTTGATGGTGTCCTTGCAAACATTCATGGGTCACTCGCCGAACAAATGGATTGCTCGTTTGTTCATACGTGGAACTCGCCCCAGAATTCTGACGAGGCAAACAATCAGCTTAACCACATCAAATCAAGACAATCTTTTTGGGAAGAAGTACCCAGAATTCAAACAGGCTTTGAAATAGTAAGCCTTGTTAAGTCTCACGGATATGAAGTCCATTTTGTAAGTGGTATCCCAAAATGCGGCGGGCGGGCGTTGGTTGGCAAGCTTAATTGGATCAACCGGGCGTTCCCCGGTTATCCTTTTCATCTTACTCAAGATCGCTCTATACTAAAAGCACACCTCTTGGTAGATGACGGACCCGACTTTGTTAAGCCCTTCATGCAGAAGAATCCTGGCACGAAAGTCTTAATGCCGCAGTGGGACTACAACCAAGAATTCTTGAAGAGTTTCGCAACCACAGAAATGATAATTGGTTACGATCGTAACCATTTCGATTTTGACAGAATTTGCGATTTTCTCAATTAATTGCTTGCTTACTGGTTAAGTGTAGAGTATAATTATCTCAGTTGCGATGTTCGAGTGCATGGCAGTTTGGACAAAGCATCTCAAGATTTTTGATATCGTTGTTAGATCTGTTATGGTCTATATGATGAGCCTGAAGAATTTCTGGATGCTCTTGGTACCCACATCTGTTGCAAACTTGCTCAAGAAATCGAAGAGCTTTAGTGCGATATTTTGAGTATTTACCTTCGCCATAATGATCGGGCTGGATTTCTTTTATCCCACCGATTCTTTGAGCGAGATCTTTATGTTCGCGAGAACAGAAGAAGAGGCCGCTCTTTGAGTTTGACATTTTGCTCGGTGGCTTATAGAAATCCGCATTGCAATAAGTACAAGATACATTCGGTTCTTTTGGTAAAGCCTTATTGAATCGATTGGAACAAGAGATGGAACAGAAACGACCCTGACCCCTCTTTACATATGAGGGCTTGGTTTGGAAAATTTTGTTGCACTGGACGCAGTTTTGCGATACCATAGTGTGACTCCTGGGGGTTTAGTGCTAACGGGAACACATCTGCTTTGCACGCAGAAATTGGCAGTTCGATTCTGCCAACCTCCACCAAATAAACTATGCAAGGCATAGTCACATCACGGTTTTGGAGAAAGTCATGCAGGATATTCTAATCAAGAAGGCCAACGTAATCGATATTCAGGCTACCCGTCTGAAGTCTGAGGTCAATCCTGCCGATCCCCGAGTAATGTCTTTCCAGGCCGAAGTCATGCGTCTTGGCTTCATCATGGGCCAGGATCTTACCGACATGCTTAGCCGCCTTTCCGACAAGCGTCTTGGCGAGGTGTACGCCGAAATCATCCCTATTCTCGCCAAGATGGTAGGTGATGATGTTGAGTGGGAGCCTTTTTACCCTAACTTCCCAAGTCAGGTTATGGAGGTATCTTCGATCGAGTTGTTCGTCAATGCGATCCTCCATTACTTCACGGAAGGTACGTGGCGTCCTGATTTCGTCAAGGAGGCTCGTCTTCCGGCGTTTGAGAATGTCGAGTTCAAGACCCTTCATCTTGCAGAAGATCATGATCTGATCCACATTTTCGGCGAGATGCTTTCCTCTAACGGTGCCCTCACTCCGGCCGATCTCAAGTTCATGGATCGTATCCTGGACGTGGCTCGTGAGGAAGATATCAACGAGCACATGCCAGACAGTATTCCTTTCAAGGAGAATCTGTGCTGGTTCGTCGCCGAGTGCATTCAAAGGGGCTGGAATTCGGTTGGTATGCAGGTTCTTAAGACTGCAACAGATATTCTTCGTGTTGCCACGCACCTTTCTGGTGGCGACGTATCTTTGGCGACGAACACCAAGTTCAAGAGCTTTGGTCGTCCACTGCGACGTGCTTTCATGGAGCGTCTTGAGCAGGTAGTCAACACCGACGATATTTTCCGTCACCGTGGAAAGTGGGTCCGTTTGGCTCACAGTCTGCACGCCGGAGATTATAGGAGCACTGCTCCCGAAGCTGTTGCTACTCTGAACGAGGCTCGCAATCGTTCCGCCAAGTATCGCACGTTCGACAGCAAGGTTGAGTCCGCTATCGCCGGAGGCGATAAGTCAACTGCCGTAGAGCTTTTGACGACTCGTCCGGGCGTGTTTGCTCGACGCTTGGATCACATGATCCGTACCTTCGGTGCTCGTGGGGTGGTTACGCCATTCCTTAACGTTGCCGATCAGATAGATACGAGAGTTCTGCTTCAGCTTTATGGACACTTCAACACTCGCACCGAAGAGGTCGATCGTCGTGTTGTGTGGCCTAAGAGTGGTAAGTCTACTCTTCTCAAGACTAAGTTGGATGCTCTGTCCGAATGGTCGGTCAAGAAGATTCGTTCCGGCATCGAGGACATTCTCCGAGAAAGGTTTTCTAAGCTGGACAGTCTGGGTAATGTCTATGTGGATGAAAGTCTGCTGGAGTGCCCCGTGCCTCTGAATCTTCGTAATGCATCAGAAGCACTAAATACGGTTGCACGCGGGACTCGAATTCCATTCGCGGACAAGGAAGCCCTCCGTCTCTTCATTTACTGGAAGGGTCGGGATATCGACCTTAGTGCCAACATGTATACGGACGGATTCGCCCAACAGTCTCATGTGAGCTATACGCAACTCAGAAATGGGTTTGCTTGCCACTCCGGAGACATCACTCACGCTCCGAACGGTGCGTGCGAGTTCATCGATATCGATATCAAGAAGGCTCTTGAGGCTGGGTATCGATATATCGCAATGTCTGTATTGGTTTACTCTGGGCCGAATTTCGACGATCACGAGATCTGCTACGCAGGCTGGATGACTCGAAACGGCGTTCAGAGCAACGAAATCTTCGATCCGAAGACTGTTGAGCAGAAGATCGATTTGACTGCTTCGTCAAAGAAGGCTATTCCGGTCATCTTCGACCTTCAGGAGCGTCAGGCCATTTGGCTCGATATGGCTACGGGCCGAGGTGCAGATAACTTGGTTCGTCCGAACAACGTGGAAAACAACAGTGCTACTCTGTACGATGCCGTTGAGTCTGCCCTGAATCTGGAAAATAAGGCAAATCTCTACGATTTGTTCTGGCTTCACGGCGAATCTCGTGGTACACTGGTTGAGACAGCGGAGAAAGCCGACACCGTCTTCTCGTGGGACGGCGACGTGACTCCTTCAAGCATCTCGACCATCCTGTCGGAGTATGTGTAAATGATCAAAGGTGGCCATGCAAACATCTTCCTTCTACGATGCTCATTGAGCATCAGCCATTTAAGCTGACTAAATAGATGTTGTAATAACCGCCTATCTTACAAGCGGCCATTTTGTCCTCTTCCTTCTAACACTTTTTCTGAATAAAAACCAAGAGGCAAAGATTACCGCTGATCCAAAGAGGCTATTCGAGGGGTTCCTTCTAAACCAATTTTAACTACCCTTCATACTTACCTCTGCTTTTTCCAAGGAGGAAACATGAACGTTTCCCCCAAAATTCTGAGGGCGGCCTATAAAGCCGCCCTTTTTTCGTCCGAAGACGAGTTTAGGCACGGAGCCGTAGTGTACAAAGGTCGCCGTCTGATTGCGTCCGGTTTTAATGATTCGTCCAAGACTCATCCCCGAGGCTGCGGCCACAACAACTCTCACCATGCTGAGTTTTCTGCTATACTAAGAGCTAAGCGTGTTCGTTCTAATTTGCGTGGATGCTCAATCTTTGTAGTGAGAATAAATAGAAGGGGAGAAATTCGTTTTTCTAAACCCTGTTCTGATTGCTGGGCACATATTGAGAATGAAGGGCTCAAGCCTTTTTGGAGTGAACATGACGATGGACTCTGCCGCCAAAATTGGGCGTAAAGTAGAAATGGCCATACGAAGTTTGGCCTGGGATGTTGCGAACGCGGCGGTCCTTGGTAAAACCTCGGTCGATCGAGATGTTACTAATGAAGAGTCGGACAGAATTGTAAACGCCTTAAAGGCCGCAGGTATTGATCCCGAGGGCAAAACACAGGGCGATGAATTTTGGTCCAAATTAATGGAACAGCTAAATGGTTGAGCGACAAAAAGTTCTTAAATACACTCCTCCGGAATTGAGAGAAGCTTACGCCTATCTGCAAAAAGCAATCCAGTTGGCCACTATATACCACAACAAACAAACAGATAAAGGAAGTGATGTTCCTTACATCCTACATCCCATGCGTGTAATGCTGCATGTAGATCATAGCGGACTTACCGAAGTTGAATATGTTATGCTTCAATGTGTATGCATCATGCACGATTTAATTGAGGATACGGATGTTGCCGAAGAGGATTTAGAAAGAGTATATCATCCGGATATTGTAGACAGTGTAGTCGCCATGACTAAAATCGAAGGCGAAAGTTATGAAGACTATATCGAAAGAGTACGCAGTAATGAATTGGCTCGAAGAGCTAAGTTGGCTGATCTGCGGGATAATATGTCTCTTGGTAGAGGCGGGCCATTCGCAAAGCTTTGGATGTCGAAAAAATTAACAAGCGGCATCTATCGTCGATCACATAATTACCTGTCAGGCAAGACAGAAAAGTTTTAGAGGGGTAGTGGTGTTAGCGGCCAACACGTCAGCTTGCCATGCTGGAATCTCGGGTTCGAATCCCGGCTGCCTCATTTTCATTTTCTTTGGCACTACACGCGAATTGGGGTATAATGAGGTATGAGCGATAAACACGAAATGGTCTTGTGTGTCGGCACAAGAGTGCGTATTCACGGCGAAAAAGAAGTTAAGTGGATCTTGGGTTTCCGCCGTGATTCTGGCAAGTATATTGTAGGAACAAGGCTGAATACCAAAGATCGCGAAGGATTTGCCAGATTTGACAGAAATCCGGGCGATTGTGTTGATCTTCTTCCTTCGGAATTTGATTACGTATTTGGCGATAAAGATCAATGGTCTTGTGATGCTGAAGTCCACATTAAGTCAATAAAGCACTCGGAATCAAGCAAGTCAGCACGATCGGAAATTACTCAAGATGAAATGGATTAAAAGGCCCTGTCGTCTAATGGTTAGGACACGTGGACTCTCAATCCATGGATAACGGTTCGAATCCGTTCAGGGTCATCGTCACACCAAGCAAAGCTATTAGGAAAAGCGGCCGGTCTTAGGCCGGTGACAAACAGGTTTACTTAACTACAAGGTAGTACACAATGAAGATTCAAGTTCACTTCGATCCTCGTGGACGTTATGGTGGTAAGGCAGGTTGTTTTAGGGCTAAAGTTGTAGAAAAGCCAGGGTATCATTCTGCCGGAAGAAATGTGCATGAAGCTATTGACGAGCTTTTCATCACTATTCGAAGTTGTCGCGACGTTAAGGGATGTCCCTCAAAGAATCCAAAAGACTACGAATATGACATCGTAGACAAAGAGCGAGATGAAAATCTTGTAAAAGACACTTTGCAAGCCGATAGATTGGTAGCCAGCCTACTAAGACCAAGAATTTAGAGTCATTAATACAAGGGATGAACGTGTGATGAAATACGAAGAACTATATTATACCACGCTTGGATTTATCAATGGCTATCTAATGAGACACGCTTCTCTAAATGATAAGGTGTTTACTCCTCTTGATAAAATTCCATCATGTCCTGCGGAAACAAATCCTGTTGACTATACTATCTCCCAAGGGATGTTCCCAAATGGCGAGGACACTGTTTGGTTTGCAGATGTACATCTGCCCGAACCCGTAGTTGAGTTTCTGCGTATTTACAGAACTTCAGCAAACACAGATATTAAACAACTTTTTAGGATCAGCGATGACTGATAAATGACTCCTTGGTAGAGTGGTTCATGCGGTAGACTGCAAATCTACAGACGTCAGTTCGAATCTGACAGGGGTTGGTCACATCGTTCGATTGGCGTTGGTGGCAGTCCTGCGGATTCGGCACGAGGAGCTACGATGATGCGGGTGCTTGACGACGTAGGGAATGTCATTTCTGATCAAGTCATAAGCCTTTCTAATGGAAGCGGACGAGAAACCGGTCCTGGAGCTGGCATACCAGGAAGTCATAATACAACCGGAGGATCAAATGGATTCTTGATCTATACTCCCGACGAAGATACGGCAATCAGCTTCGAGGTACTTATTAGCGGTCTGTCTGGTAGGCACAACACTTTGCGTGCAGGACAGACTGGAGTTACAGTGCAAGAACTGTAGCAACATGGGGATCGTGGTGTAAACGGTGAGCACGTCAGATTGTGACTCTGGAAGTTCGGGTTCAAATCCCGGCGTTCCCCCTTCTTTTTATTATTGCGGAATAATAACAATGCGTAAACGAGACATTGAAAGACGATTTCTTCAACGACAAGGCTACTGGGCATACCAGAGCCCATTGCATGGATGGCTATGGACAAACAGCTCAGCCGAGTTTAACCTCACAAGAGAGCAGGCTTTTCGCAGAGTTGTCAAGAATGTCTCTCCAACAGAAAGACGACTACTTAATCGCCTGCGGCGTGCCGCAACTCGGTAGAGATTTTTCTTGATAAAACCGAAAAGTAGAGTATACTGCCTACATGCAAACATTTTTGCCTGTTCCTAACTTTCGTGCTTCCGCCATCATGCTCGACAAGAAACGTCTTGGCAAGCAACGCACCGAAGCCTTTCAAATTCTCACTTCTCTTGGTGACGACTGGGCTTTGGCTGAACGCGAGTGGCGTATTCAACAAGGTTTTATCAAGAACAAGCCTTTGTCAGTTAAAGGTTGGTCGAAACATCCTGCTGCCAAAATGTGGAAAGGCTATGAGTACGCCTTACGACACTACATGAACGCCACTATTGAAGAGTGGATTAATCGTGGCGGCAATAACACGCTTCGTTTGGCCCCTGTGCCGATGTATACTCTGCCTAACTGGATCAGTCGTGACGACGTTCATTCCAGCCATCGATCTCGCCTGATTTTCAAAGGGACGATCGACCTACTCGCACAACGTATACGAACTGTTCCTGGCGTTGGTCGCGGTGCTAACAAGTGGCTTAAGTCCCGCGGTCTTCCGGAGCTTAATCTGTTTACTATACCTGATCGCGAGCATGTACATAAACTTCTGGACAATATGGGCGTTCCACCCATTACAGACAATAATTGGTATGACCGTTTCCAATGGTCCGAAGATGATACACAGCAATACGTTTGGCCTGTGTAAATCATCAAAAATCAGTTGACTTTAGACACCATTAAGTGTACTATTAATGGTACCCGGGGCCGAAAGGTATCGACTGGGTTCACGAACTGAGATAGTCACGCAGGGTTGTTGTGCGTCCGACCTTAACAGAATGCTCAAGCCTAACTGGCACTACAAAGATGGCTGCGTAGCAGCAAGTCAAACCAATTGATGCCGATAGATTGGGACGACTATAATACATCGGCAAAACGTTTTCTCTGTTTTCACAAAACAGAGTGGTGGAAGGCGACGTACCAAATACGTCCCCCAATGTTTCGCAAGAAACTAAGCGTGTAAAATCCTATCGAGGCGACGGACAGCAGCACGCGAGTTCAATTCTCGCCGGCTCCACTCATGTCCCAATGAGGGAAGAGAGATGTTAAACAAGCAAGATTACGAGGCTGTCTTAGCTTACAATAGACGGAATCATTTGTTGTGTCTCTTGGCCCAACATTTTCATTATCACGATCAGTTAGAGGATCAATCCATTCCTGATTTTGACAAGCTACCAAGAAAAGGCGGCTTTGTCTCGCAAGAACGATACTACGGTGAAGCTGAGGCAGAACTCCGAAAGCTGGAGGAAAGCCGTGGAATCCATCAAGGAATACGAACTGCGAGCCGAGACTCGGTTCAGACGAACGAGAATCCAAGTTGAGCGTGGCTTAAGTCGTCAACAAGCGTTTGAGGAGTTTGTTAAGAGCGGATATCAGAGATCAAGCCAACGCACGGTACGATCAATTATATCTGAAGACGTTTGGCAAGATCCCGAACTCACACTGGATAACTTTGGAGAAAGATCTGGCGGAAAACGTTTCCGCATGACTAAAAAGCAAAAGGAAGCTGGTCTCAGCCGTTCAGAGGCATTTGAAGAGACCAGAAAATATTTCAAGGAGTTAATCCAAGATGGCGAGCAATCTTAACAAGTGTATCTTTACGGGCAATCTCACTCGTGATGTTGAGCTTCGTGAAGCAAAGAGTGGGACCGCTGTGGCCCGACTGACTATCGCGAGCAATGCTTACGCCGGTAAAGACAAGGATGATCGGGTCAACTTTTTCGATCTGGTTGCTTTCGGCCGTCGTGCCGAAGTGATCGCAGAACATTTCAAGAAGGGTACGCCCATCTTGGTCGAATGTCAGGCTTCTCTGAATCAGTGGGAAAACACTGACGGTGAAAAGCGTTCAAAGATTGAATTCATCATCGATTCCTTCGAGTTTATGTCGAGGGGCGATGGCGGTGGTGGCAAGGCGACGCAAAAGAAGAAAGCTGCAAAGCCGTCTGAAAATGAGGATGACGACCAACTCTTCTAACCACAATTGGGCGGCCCAAAAATGGGGCCGCCCAAACTTTTGATCATGGACGACAAACTTCTCAAACATCTTGGATATAGACCATTGTCATACTGTGAAAAACAGAAGCCAATTCTTTATATTGTACGCGGCCCTTGTGGAACTGGCAAGAGTACAATCGCAAACCATCTTTCTGAGCAGTTCATGTTCAGTAGATCGCACGACGAAATCGAAAGTCCTCCTGTAATTGAAGCCGATAACTTTTGGGGCCCAAATTACGCATTCAATAAAGATTTTCTGGGGGATGCTCACAAGTGGTGTCAACTTGAAGTAAAGCGAGAAATGATCGCACGAACCGAATGCATTATTGTTTCTAATACATCAATCAAAATAAGAGATGTACAAGTCTATGCTGATTTGGCGAGACAGTTTGATTACCGGTTTGAAATCATTCGGACACCAGGACCGTGGGATGCTAAGGTTTTGGTTAAACGAAATGTTCATAATGTTCCGCTTGATGTAATTCAGCGTTTCATTGACACCTATCAGCATATTCCTGGCGAAGTTCTATGGGATGATCCTCTGGTATTTGAAAGAAACAAATGAGTAAAAACGAACTAAACGCAGAGAATTCGCTATGCTTTACTTGTAAGCATGGAATTTGTGGGCTTAAGTTGGCAACTGAGAGCATCTTTGATGTTCGTACAGCTCATCCCGTGGTTGAAGACGGCACATTCTTCGACGAAAATAGCCCGGCTGAAGTAGATCACGCTCTTGCCGCCCACAACGAATTGTTTGGTCACGGCGAAAATGACGATGATGGCACCAAAGAGGTTGAATCAAAAGCCCACACCGTCAAGACATTCATTCACGGCATTTGCTGTCATCCAATCTTAAGAAAGCAAATAGACGTGCCAGAAGTAAAACAGTGCAGCGGCTACGAAGAAGGAAAAATCGAGAAAAAATAGCTGCCTCGCTCAACTCGTGCTATACTCTTAGGACGAGTCACACAACGGAGAATCCACATGAGCACTGATCTCACTCCCAGAGTGCGTACGGCACGTTCGCTCGATGACACGAACGGCACGCCCTATCGCGTTCTCGGCACCCATTTTGGCTTCGGTATGCGAAATCTGAATTCCATCGCACGCGAGTTCGGTGTTGAGCGTAGTAACGCCAAGGACGCCACAATTTTACGTGGCTGTGACCACGTCGCGGATCAAGAAGTGGCACAGGCTTTATCTGGACATCAATTCTTGGTTCATTGCAAGGGCCGAGAAACACCAACCATCTTTTCCATCAGCGACAAAGTACAGAAAGTTGCTGGAGGACAAGTAGTTAGCGGGCTTACAGAGTTCTACTACGATGAAGCTACCGTCAGTGACCCCGAGCAAGCCGAAGCTATCAAGTATAAGATCATGTTCAAAAAGATCTTAGCTTTCTCAAAAGTCGTGACTGTCAATGCAAACGACAATGACCTCGTCATCATCGAGGTAACCACTCAAAAAGGTGGCGAAGGTGCCATCGATGCCATCTTCCGGGGTGCCACAGAAGAGGCCGACGTTTATCTGTCCATTACCGAAGTCACCGACTTCGACTTCGATCAGGAGAGCTAATTACAATGAGCTTCACCATTCCTAAGAGTCAAAGTATCCTCGAAAAAATTGTAGGAGGATATCACAAGATCGAGCCGTGCGTTGTTGTTGCCGCGGCACTTCGGCACAATATTTATCTCGAAGCTCTTCACGGTGTTGGCAAGACCACGCTGGGCAAGGTTCTTGGTCGCACTATTGATGAGACTGGTCGCGGATTCCGCTACTATTCAGCAGATAAAGCGGGCCTAATTGATATTGGTGGATTCCCAAACATGGCGGGTGCCGAAAAGACCGGCAAGTTTGAGTTTATCAAAACGGACCGATCGATCTTTGGTGCCAATATTGTCGTTATTGACGAGCTGGCCCGTGCCAACACAGAACGCATGAACTATTGGATGGAAGTTCTCGAAGAGCGTTCATTTCAGGGTATTCCATGCGACTACACTCTTGCTATTGCCACAGGCAATCCAGCCACGTACAAGAATTCTCGTAAGCTGGATGCGGCCCTCAAGGATCGTTTTCTTTTTTGGTTACCATGCGAAAATTATGAGACTGTAGAACCCAGCGATGTTCGTAGTATGATCGCACTTAACCGAAGAAGTTCTGGCCGAAATCTTCAGTCTATTGCGACCGAGCTTGACGAAGTGATTGTAAAAACTCGACAAGAGTACGAAATTCTCATTGAAGATGATGATTTATTCGAGCAGATGTCTACATTCGTTAGTGCTTTTATCCCTCACATCAAAGACAAGGTGATGGGAAGCACGGAGCTTAGAGAGAATCTCGCTGCTTGGACTTCTCCTCGTACTTTTGCAGCACAACTTCCGATCGCTATTGTGGGGCTTTGTGCATATTTCCGAGTAATGGGATATCCTAATCCTCTTCAGCTTGCCGGAGAGTATGCGGTTCGCTACAATATTCAGACCCATCATTCAGAGGCTGGGCCCGAGTTCATTGACATCTGTAATAAAGCTTGGCGTCAGCTATCCGGAATGCTCGTCGAAGGCATCAACACCCCCGAGGGCAAACTTCACTGTGGCTTTGCTTCGGCCCTGTCGGCCCGACAGAAGGTTGATTTTCTTCAAAGAGAAATTGCCAACGTTTGCCAACATCTTGATGATTTGGAAATCACCCGTATCACTGGCGATACTCTAAATCAGGCAACTTCCGAAGACATCTCTCAGGTTGGTCCTCTATGGAAAGTTCTCAAGGATCACCCTAAGACCAAGCATGTTGCCGATCAAGTTCGTGGCTTTGTCATCACGGATATTGCACGAGTTCTCATGCATGGCAGCTATCCTGACTGCACTGACTCTAAAATGCAAATGATGGCCTCCAAGTACGCAAAGGCCGATCGTCTTAACTCTTTGCAGGTTTCCGAGATTTTAGCAACGAATAACGATGATTGATACAAATAAATGGCAGAAAGCAAGTTTGAATGAGCGTGCAAAGCTACTTTATAAAGTAACTAAGTTTGCACGCTTAAGCGACAATGAATTGGCCATCTTTGTTGAGGCGTTTCTTCAGCAGATAAATAATGAGCGACATTCAACTAACTGATTATTCAACTCACGCCATTACTGTACGATCCGATGCACCCCTTCCTACTTCAGCAGATGGAAGTCTTGCTACTCGATGCAATAGGTATGGACAAGATACATCCAAAGGCAGGTTCATCAAATGGTTTGAGGTTGATCAATCCGGAGACAAGCTATGGCGTTATGGCAAGCTTGTTAAACCCGAAGAAAAGATTCTGCCCATCGATCTCGATGAAATGCGTCGCGAGCTGAAAGGCAACGCTAAGTACGATATCTTCGCCGTTAAGCCTCGAACTAAGATGGAAGCTCGTATCAGCAAGATTTACATGAAGATGCGTGTTAGTTATCTGCATGCTCGAACAATCACTGAACCGAATACCGACGTAGATATTTGTCTGTGGGGTTTGGACGAGAATAATAAAGAGCGTATTCTCATCAATCCTTATATTCTTATGGGGAAGATGGCTTATGCTCGTATGATCATGCAACGGGCGGTTCTTCATCGGGCATTGTGTCGTGGTCGAGAAAATTTGGGTGATAAGAGGTTAGCACGATTTGTTATGGACATTTGTGCTAATCGAATCATGGCGGCCACTACTACTGGCAAAGTTTCAAAGGCATGGAACAAACTTTGTCAATATCTATATCCTGACGAAAGCAAGTTCACTGTTCTGGCCTTGGCAAACTCTTCTTTAGAGGATGCCGATCTCAGAAAGCTTCGCAGGGTCAATCCCGCTTACGCAGAGATTTGGGAAAGCCTTTACGACACTGGTCCGCAGGAAATCGAGTACGAAACTCCGAAGACTAAGAAGAAACGAACCAAGAAAGTCTACAAGAGGCTCAAGTTTGACATCCGAAACGTCAATCCTGATGATCTATATTTCCGGCTACGCTCTCAGCTCACTTATGACGATCGAATGGCCCTATCCAGACTCGGTGTCCCGATCGATGAAAATACTAAAGGAATGAACCCTTTTGGTATGGATGAAGACAGCGATTGTCAAGCTCCTCTTCTTAAAATGCCTGGCGGTGGTGGCGAAGGAGAGGGTGAGGAACAAAAGAACCAACAAGGTGGAGGTCAGGGCAAAAATAAGAACGAAGTAAAAATGCCTAATGGATCTACCATCAGAATGATGGAAGATTGCCTAAACATTGCCTCGGAATCAGCACGCGAAGCCGAAGAGGCTCTACGCAAGTCTTTAGTCCCCAAGAGACTGCAGGGTGGCTTGGGCTGGAAAAAGTATTCTGACTGTAGGACCGAATTTTGGGACAAGTTCATTAAAACGCCAGAAGATATTTCCGATCCTGGTCTCGATCGTTACGCAGAGAAAATCTACACAGAAAAAATCATGCGTGATGTTGCTGGCCGAATTACCGAGGTGCTTGAAAATGACATCATGAGCCGACCTTATCCTCAGATTCTTACTGAGGAAGGTACAATGATGGCAATTATGGGTATGCGTCCGCCTGTATACCCATTGTTTCAAAATCAAGAGGGTACCGAAGGCAAGCGTCGCGTTCTCGTGTTCTTCGATCTTTCTCCTTCGATGACCGAGTTCTTTCCTCATATGATGTATATGTGCGATACGTTTGAGGAAAAGGCCGACATTGCTTTTTCGCGAAATGACGATGGAGATTCCGGAGTTATGAGTTTCGCCGGCTCTATCAAAGAGCTTGATGAAAACGAAATCGCTCAGATGAGAGCCGGCGAGGTGTTCGCCGGTGCTTCAACCTGTTTCGATGAGGTCATCGAATACTGTAACGAGAAGATTCAAACTGACGATGTTGATGCAGTCATCATCTTCACTGATGGTTTGTCTGGATTATCTCAGCAAAATGCAGACATCTTCAACGGCAGCGGCAAGCGTGCTTATCGAATCTATATGCAGGAGGATTCGAAAACTAACCGTAATGGGGGAAGTATTCAAAGTCCCCTTGACAGCCTTGAAGGCGAAAGTTATACTATCAACGTTCCAAAAACTGACATTATGTACTCAAGGAGAGCGTAGAAATGACGAAAGTCCTGTTTTCTCATCGACCAGTGGCCGGCATCTCGGTAGCCACCAGCATCAATGAAAGCGGCGAGGGAGTGTTTGCTGTGGCGTTTCGCCATGGTCGCCTGAACCCCAATCACGATAGACGCACTGTGAATAAGATTCTGCGGGCTCGCCTCGACAAAGCCCGTAGCAATGGTTACTTCTTCAACATCGGCCAAGTTAATGGTGACGCTCATGATCTGATGAGTGCTTTTCGCCAGATGTTCAAGCCTATGATTGACGATGGCACCGGAAACTTTGTGGAAGATGATAACGACTTCTTCGGCACAAGTTCGTCAACAAATGAGCGGCTTGATCGTATCGTAGATATTGCACGCCAAGCTGCTGCACAAGTTAACAACAGCAATAAAGGCTGAAGTCCGGCAAGCTGTTAATCACGAGGATCGTGATGGAATTTAACAAACTGATTGATGGATTGACCACTCAGGGGGGAGATTTTCTCCGTAATATGTCAGATGAAGACATGGAGAAACATCTCCCTTGGGTATACAATCTAAAAGGGCGGCTACAGCCTCCCAAATGGCATCCAGAAGGCGATGCATTCGTACATACGTACCTGGTAGTCGACCGTGCTGTTGAACTGGGTGGTGACCCTCAAGAGGTGTTCGGGGCAATGTGTCATGACCTCGGCAAAGCCGTTACTCCCGACGATAATCTCCCGCATCACTACGACCACGAAAGTTTGGGCGTACCTCTTGTACATAAGTTATGCGATGCTTTTAATGCACCAGATTCGTTTCGAGAAACAGCCTGGCGAGCTTCCAAGTACCATCTCTTAGTACACAAACTGAATGAACTGAAGACTATCACACGCGTCAGGCTAATTCGTAATCTTGGTCAATATCAAGCTTCGGTGGGCCTAATTTCACAGGCAGATGCCCAGGGTCGCGGACCGGAGTTCATCAATAAGCCCTATCCTCAGAGGAATTTACTTGCACAAATTCATCACGCCATGAACGAGCTTGGCGGCGAGGGAGAAAAAATCGACCAGATTATTGTCCGTTATATCGATGATGCCGGTATGGGAAAGAAGAAGAGTAATGAAAGACGCTCTCGGCGATAGAATGAAGTCGTATGAATCGGCCAACTCGTCTGTGCTGGTTCCTCGTATGCCCATCTTAATCCGGGTGGACGGCAGATCATTTCACAACTATACAAAAGGCATGCACTGTTTTGATTCGAAGATTAATAGGGGCATGAATGATGTTGCCAGAGCTTTAATGCAAGAAGCTCAGGGTGCCATCTTTGGGTACGTGCAGTCGGATGAATTCAGCATTGTCCTTCAAACAGATGCACGTACTCAAAGTCAGCCTTGGTTCGGCGGCAAGGTGCAGAAGATTTGCAGTATTGCATCGTCTGTAGCAACCGCAGCATTTAATTCGAGCCTGCTTAACCAAGATTCTCTCCGCCCAATCGAAAATCCCGCCATGTTTGATGCTCGTTGCTGGAACATGCCTTGGGAAGATGTTGGAAACTATTTTTTGTGGCGTTGGAGAGACGCAACCAGAAACTCGGTCTCAATGTATGCGAGATCGATGTTTTCGCACAGAGAGCTGCACGGAAAATCTGTCTCCGAAATGAAGGATATGATTAACTACCAAGTATCCAACGAAGAAGACAGAGATCATTATGGCAAAGATACTTGGGAAGAACTGCTCCCTCGAAATCGACAGGGTTGGTTTTTCATTAATGATCCGACACTGCGAGCAAACATGCAAGAGGTATGGAATGGACAAAGCCTCGTAGAATTTGAATACAACGATTTCGATTCAATGTTGAAAATGGTGCGGAACAAGTCGTGATAGATCACAATCTTTGGAAACAACTAAACCGAGAAGTTGACGCCGGCAATGTAAACCGGTCTGAGCTTGATGACATGTACTTGTTTAAGTACACCCAGAATTGCGTACAAAAGAATGCTTGGAACAAGTGGAACATGCAAGCTCGCGGGCTTATCATGAAAGATAGCGGAGAAGTTGTTGCTCGACCATTTATCAAGTTCTTCAATATCGGCGAACGCCCCAGCACCCAACCTAAGTATTTACCCTGGTCAAAGGGCTATACTATTTGGGAAAAACTGGATGGTTCTTGCGGTAATGGATATCAAAAGAATGGTAAATGGCATCTTGCTACGCCAGGCAGCTTTGTAAGCGATCAAGCTATTAAGGGCACCGAGATGCTTAATAGCATGAGGTATGCCCCAGAACTATTGCCAGATAGAGTTACTCCAATTTTCGAGATTGTCTATCCAGATAATCGAGTCGTTGTAGATTACGACAAAGAAGAGTTTCTAACTTTGCTCGCCATCTTCGAGCATGATGGCGAAGAGTGGCCACACCAAAGAGTAACAGATTACGCCAATCGATGTGGATTTCGTCGTCCGCGGCAGTTCCAATTTGAATTGGACAGAGATACAGAGATACCCTTCGAGGAAGATTTACGTGAAGGCTACGTAATACGTTTTGAAAACGGCAAACGCGTGAAAGCCAAAGACCCTCGGTACGTCAAAGCACACCGTCTCCTGGAGCACATGAGCGTCAAGGGCGTTATGGCCCTGATGCGTGAAGGGGATTATGGAGTACATATTTCGGCGTTACCCAAAGAGCTTCAAAAGGGTTTTGATGATATTAGAGCACGCATTCAGCAAGTCTACGATATCGTTAATTACCGAGCGTACGAATATTTTGACGCAATACCAGGAAATTTTGACAGCCGAAAAGACGTAGCGTTATGGATTCAATCCAACATTCCATCAGGGTACTGGGGCATGATGTTCGGACTTCTTGACAGTAAGGATATTGTCGAACAAACGTGGAAAGAAACAATCAGGGAGCTTGCCGAAGATGGACAAGAAGATTCCTAATCCCTCCATTCAAACCTTCTCGGGCAAAATGGTCAATATCTTTAACGCTTCGCCCGAGATGATTGATATCAATGATATCGCTCACGCATTACCAATGATCGCCCGATGGAATGGACAAATCCGCACCTTTTATTCGGTCGGTGCCCACTCCATCCAAGTTTCAAACCGCATCAAGCACATGGGCGGCACCGAACAAGAGCAACTTCAAGGACTGATGCATGATGCCTCTGAGGCTTATCTTTCGGACATACCAAGCCCCATAAAAAGAGAGTTTGAAAACGTCCAGGCGGCAGAAGAGCGATTGCAAGAAATCATCTTTGAAAAATTTAATCTTGTATGGCCCATGTCTGAACTGGTTCATCGTGCCGATACAGATTGCTTGATACACGAAGCAAAGGAACTGTTCGTGCGAAAGCATGACTGGGTTAAGGATTATGCTGTATCCCAAGATTACGATCGTGTTACTGTCGCGGTCGATGATGCCTTAACCAGTCCGTCCGGTTGCCAAGCTCACGGAACAGATTTTGATGCTATACGTCGTGCATTCATGCATCGTTTTTACGAGCTGGGAGGCGGAGTTTAATGTCTTTTGCCAGATATCAACTCAAAGAGATTCCAGACAACTTTTACGCCCTTCTTGTAAAGAGCGATGGAGAGTGGAAGTTCTACAAGACATTTCATAGATTGAGTAGTGCGAAGGGTGCCATTGGTCATCATAAGTCTTACTTAAAATATGGAACTCGTCATGATCAGGAAGTTCGTGTGTGGAACATCGGGCAATCGTCTATTGTTTGGGAAGGCAAAGTATCTGAATATTCTAAGGACAAATTTTAATGCAGGATGCTAAATCTCTTGCAAGAAAGGTAAGATGCATCGCCAAACAACTATCTTTACCTCTAAAAGAAGAACGAGAGAAATATAGTTGGGATGGCAAATACATACATACACGAAACATGGATCGTTCATGGTACGATGGTCACTCTGTATTGCATGACATTTGCCACTTTCAAGTAGCTTCCCCTACTCGACGGAAAACCCCGGAGTTTGGCTTAGGAGATTCGCCTGACATAAGTAGTGGAGCACCAGTCCTATTGAATGATGAGAACGCTCAGAGAGAAGAGGAAGAAGCAAGCATTCTCACTATACTTTGGTTGCGACATATAAAAGAAGATCATATGTTCGTATGGAATGATCATAGTTGGGGATGGAATGTTTCTAACAGCAAAATTGCCAAGCGAACTTTGCGTAACCTATTGAAAAAAGGGGTTGTCGAAAAAGTGGCTGGCAAATTTATCCCAGTACCAAGAAATTGGAAGGATTAATATGACAAGATTCATTGGCTTTTCAGGGAAAAAACAACGTGGGAAGAATCTTTCGGCAAATATAGCTACAGAATTATTGGAGTCCCGCGGTTATACCGTCGCTGAATATGCCTTTGCAGAGACTCTAAAAGATATGTGCATCAATGTGTTTGGGTTGGACCCAAACAAAGTATATGGGGCCAACCAAGACAAAGAATCTCTCACTCATATTCCATGGGATGGTCTACCTATGGAAATTCGTCTTAAGTATTCGAATACACAAAGATTACCCGGTATTCCTGGGCTACCCGGTGATAAGGAAGATTTATCTGTAGCCCGAACAGGGCTAATGACTCACCGAGAACTGCTCCAAGTAATGGGCACCGATATTTTCCGCGAACAAGTTTACTCTGAGGTGTGGGCTGAGGCTCCGTTTCGTCAAGATTGGGAAGGCATTGATCTTGTTCTTGTAACCGATACTCGTTTTCCTAACGAAGTTGAGGCTATTGAATCACGCGAAGGTGTAGTTGTTCGAGTAGAGAGGGATATGGAGACGCTGAAAAGCGATAGCCATCCATCCGAAACCGCACTTGACGAACATCCCTTCAGATATGTCATTCACAACAACTCAACCATCCAAGATCTTGAGAAGAAGGTCGAACTTTTCTTAGAAAACAGTGGCTTCATTTCTTGATTAATATTTTTGACTGGGTGTTTATGAATTTCAGATTTTGAGCTTGGGATCTCCTTAAAGCGAAAAATCTGGATACTTCTACAACTTTTTGCCGACCCGGTTTTTTCGTTGACTTTGACGCCTCTGTACAGTATAAATACTCAGGGGTAATTTGATTTTTGGCTTTTGGAGTTCATAGTTATGATTAAGCACGGTGATTTTATTGACTTCCCTTCTCAAGAAGGAAGTATCAATACTTATTTGGTTGTAAAACTTACTGGAAAAATTCTCCTTGTAAACTTCCGGGGAGACGAAAGCCAGCCAGAAATTAACCAAACATTTCCTACGCAAAATGATCTCGACCGATATATTACTCAGTATAACGGTTCCAAAAATACCGTACTTTCTCCAGAGCCAACCAAGAAAAACATTGAGTTAACAGGTGATGACTGCCGTTTCCTTATCTCGGTAATCACTGGACGAAACACAATGATTCCCGGCTCGTTCGCGATCAGGGCTGCACTCCTTTTGAACATGCTGAATGAAATCAGCAACGTTCAGCCTCCACAGGCCCAGCAGTAGGAGGCTGAAATGAAAATTCAAGTATTCGACACCGAAACTGGTGGACTCGATCCGTCCATGCACTCTCTTCTTTCTGTGGGTTACGTCGTTGGAGATTTGGCCAACGGAGAAGTTCTTCACGCGGCAGAAGATTTTGTAAAGCTTGATAGCGTAGATGACTATGTCATCACCGACGGAGCTTTCGGAGTACACGGAATTTCCGCCGAACAATGTATGGATGTAGGAATTCCTGTTTCAGAAATCGCCGATCGATTCACAGACTGTTATGTCGAACACGGTTGCCAACTCTACGGCGGCCACAATGTCGCCTTTGATGTCAGATTTCTATGCAAACATGTGTTTGACTTCAAAGGACCATACCCCGAGATTCAATTCGAATCTAACTTCACATATCACAAAATCGACTCTCTTGCACCGATGGAGCTGTTCGCCGATCTTCCCAACGTTGGGACCGGAAAGCGTTTAGAGCGTGCCATCAAGGTTTTAAAGGTTGACATGAGCGATGTAACCGGAAATTACCACGGTGCGTTGTTTGATACCATTGCCTGCTTTAAGGTAATGTGTCGAATCAGAGAATTGTTTGGGCAGCTCGCCATTGACTAACAAGAGAAACTCGTATAGGTTCGATAAGCGGTCAAAAAAAGAGTTCAAGAAAGATATAGCTGAAACTTCCAAGACGGAGCAAAAGCTTTTCAAACTCTGGCTTGATTACTTAGAAAGAACTACTGGGGAAAAGATAGAAGCATCTTTCTCTGGTTGCGGCAAAGGCAGAGGGGAATACCTCGAAGCAGATGAGGTAAACTCCAATGCGGATTATGAGGTCAAGGGGTATGGCCTCATAGAAGTCAAGTTCTCGAAGCCTATGCTTGACAAATTCTTTCACCTTAAGGTAGGACAAGTAGATTCTTATCTTAAGCAAGAAGCGAGTATTCTCATGGTCATCGGTTCGTCAACATCGCATCCGAAATTTGCAATCATAACTCCAACTACCATGGAATACATTCGCGATAACTGCAAAAAGATTCCGTGGGGAGGTTTTGGTGGCAAACTTTCTTATCGTATCAATGTGGGTATGTTCGCCTGGAGACAATTGAAATGAACGGCAACTTTAAAATCATCAGGCTGGCTGGCGAAAACTTTAAAAGAATGAAAGTCTTTGATATTGAGCCAGATGAAACTTGTCAACTTGTTTCCGGCAAAAATGCCAACGGGAAGAGTTCGCTACTCGATGCTATTTGGGCAGTCGCTCAATGGAAGCAGGCAACAAAAGAAACTCCAAGACCTATTAGAAGCGGAGAAAGCCGAGGATACATTGAAATGGAGATTTCTGACGACGAAATCAGAACTCCTAAGTATATTCTAAAAAGAACATTCAAAGAGAATGAAGACGGCAAGATCACTACATCTCTCACAATTACCGATGCTAATGGTGACAAGAAAAGTAGTCCTCAGACGCTTATCAACAACATGATCGGCGACCTAACGTTTGATCCTCTCGAATTTGCCGAAATGAAAGAGGATAAACAGTGTCAACAAATCGCAAAGCTCGTTGAGTCAATTACTGGTACAAGTATTACCCAATTTGATGCCGCACGAAAAACCGCCTATAACGAACGCACCGAACTCAATAAGGAGAAGAAGCGTTTGTCTGGTGTGCTTGGAACTATGACGCCTCCGACCGCAGAAGATCCTATCGAAGAAGTTCGAGCCGGCGACCTACTTGCAGAGCTTGATGCCGCCAAAAAACAAAATTCCCTCTATGCAAGAACTAAAGGAGCTGTCTTGGAGGAGAAGGAGGCTATCAAAAAGCTGGAAGAGCAGTTGGCCTCTACGAAACTGAGGCTTGAAGCTGCTCAAGAATTGCTTGCCGAAACTCCCGATCCGATTGATACGACGGATATTGAAGACAAGATTGCCGGCATCGACGATCTCAATAGAAGAGCACGCAATAACGCTTCATATCGTGCCACAAAAGAATCCCTTGACCAAGTAGAAACATCGATTAAGAGGTGCGAAGCCCGCATGGAGCTTGCCGATCTTGAGAAGCGGGAGGCTATCGAAAATGCCAAGCTACCCATTGAAGGTCTTGAGGTTACAGAAGACGGAGTGTTGCTCAATGAGATCCCATTCGTGCAAGCCTCAATGGCGGAAAAGCTGAAGGTGTCTATGGCCATTGCTATGGCGTCAAACCCAGGTCTTCGAGTCATCAGAATTAAAGACGCATCTCTACTTGACGAAGATAACTTTCGAGTAGTGAGAGACATGGCAAAAGAAAAAGATTATCAAGTCTGGCTGGAAGTTGTAGACAGTAGTGGAGAGTTAGGAGTCTACATCGAGGAGGGGGAAGTTGTTGCCAATTAGTGTATTGGAGAGTAAGGAGGACTAAAATGGCCATTAACGTAAACTGGGCAGATTTACGCCAAACTTTCAAGTCCAACATCTCGCAGAGTGAAAGTATTATTGTTCACTATCTTCCGAGGGGTGCTTCGGGTACCATCAAAAAGAAGATACGGGGAGACGAATTTCTCAACTTTGTTTGGTTACTAAGCGATAAACAGTCGCCCGCTATAGCCAAACTCATAGTTACTGACCTCAATGGCAAAGTGCTCTACAATCACCCAGAAATTAATGTTAGCAACGAAGTCATTCCTGGAGGGGATATCGGCAATCCCTTCTTGATTCCAGTATGGAATAATCTTGACGCAGGCAGCAAAGAATTTTGGATGGGCATCATGCTCGCACAAATCGAATACGAGACAAAACATGCCGAAGAATTTCGAACCGAACAAGTGGATTAACTTTGTCAAAAATCTCGGAGCTGAAAATCAACATCTTTGTCGTGGAGCCTTGATAAATCGAGACGACATAGAACAAGAAGCTTGGTATGCACTATACGAAGCTGACGAACGATATAATGCTTCTTATGGAGTCAAATTCTCCACTTTTGCAATACCTGCGATCAAACGAAAAATCCAACATCTCATAAATCGTACAAATAACAAAGCCAGCGTTATCTCTCAACACGAAGATTGGGATGGATTCGAAGGCTCCTCCCAAGACCCTTCTAAGGGCGTGGAAATTCGTGATGAAGTAGAAAAAATCATGGCCTCTTCTCGATATCCAGAACTATTGATGCTTCATTATGGATATAGCAAAAGCTACAGAGAATTGGCAAGAGATTTAGAGATGAATCACCATCAAACCATTCAACGTAGAATTGCTCGTGACGTCGAAACTATTAGGGCAGAAGCATGATAACAGTACAGATAATTGAGTGCAAAACTTGTTATGCAAAATACCTTGGTAGCGACGAAAGAATATCTATTGGAGCATACGAAGAAGTAGACCTTATTGTGCGACGAATCGCAAAATGTTCTGAGTGCAAGCAGCGAGAAAATCGAAGTGTTTCGGGGCCCAAGAAAAGGTTTCAGCGTTGATCGATCAATACACGCCCATCAATCAACTTGCCGAGGGTAGAACGTTCGAGCAAATCTTCATGATCTCGGAAGCTAAGTCGTTTACACCCAAAGGCAAAACTCCATTCGTGCGATTCGTCGCACAAGACGTTACAGGTAAAATCTCGGGAGTTGTATGGGGCCTTACTCTGCGGCCACACGGCAGTAGCATGTCTGCCGGACGATTTGTCAGAATGCGTGCCGATGTTACCACATACAATGGCGAACTTCAGCTCACGGTACAGAAAGAAGGTGCAAAACCTTATAAGGGTGAACCTGAAAACATAACGGACTATGTCCGAGGCCCTTCTTCCGCAGAAATCAAATTCTACGTCGAGGAAATCCGCCGATTCATTGACGAAATAGATGATCCAGACTACAGAGATATTCTTCGAATCGCTGAAGAACAGCTTGAACTCGCCGAAGTAATGCTTGGCACATCTCCCTATGGCTTAAACGGACCACTTGCCTGCCGCGGCGGACTTCTTATACACACTGTTCACACAATACGTGCAGCTAAGGCTGCCATTGCAAGTTTTGGCGAAGTAGATGCCGAGATTAACGAGTCTCTAATCGTCGCTGGATGCATCTTCAGAAACATAGGCTGGTTCTCAACTACATACTTCGAAGGCAATATACTTAGACCGATTGATGCCTATGAAATGACGGGATTGTATCGTGCATCATTCAGGATATTGCACGGCGTACTTCTGCAAGCCGACAGCAATGAGAATATCGATGTGCCCGAATCCAAGAAACAGGCATTAGAAAACATCTGCAACCCTTATTCGAACATGAAAACTTTGGAAGGCAAGATAGTTGCTCACATGTGTAATCTTGCCGACACAATTCATTTTGGAGACTACTGCCTTAGAAAAAATAGGGACGCTACAAACTGGGCAGAGTCATTCTTTGTAGGGCACAACAATGCGTAATAAAATACTCGATGTCGCAGAAAAAGGTTTGGCGGACTGCCAGGATTGCGGGCTTTGTCACGAACGTAGTCAAATTGTCTTTGGTACGGGCAGCCACAACCCAATTTTCATGATAGTGGGCGAAGCACCAGGCGAAAATGAGGATAAGGGCGGCGAGCCCTTCGTTGGGCAAGCAGGCGAGAAGCTTAACAAGATACTTGATTTTGTTGGTGTAACAAGAGAAGAGATTTACATCACGAACACGGTTCTTTGTAGACCACCAAACAATCGTGATCCTCAAATAGAAGAGATGGATGCTTGTCGATGGCGTCTTCATTTACAAATCGAGCAGCTACAGCCCAAATTTATTGTGTTGCTTGGCAAGATGGCTGCCACCACTATAGTGGGTTCCGAAATAAAAGGAGCCTTATTCAAACTCTTTGAGACTGATCTTGGGTTAAACATCAACGGACAAAAATACCCAACAATTGTCACATATCATCCATCATATCTTCTTCGTACGGGACGCAGAGGATACAGACAAGTTTTGCCGCACTGGCAAAAAGTCAAGGAACTCGTGAATGAGTATAGAGAAGACCAAAGAAGCCGCCAAGATCCACAAGCATGTGATGGAGAGAACGTTAAGGTTGGCCCATGAAGGATGTAGCCTGACCAAATTGGATCAATTTGTTGGCAGTCTCATAGAAAAACAGGGTGGAATACCTTGCTTTAATGGTTATTTAGACTATCCAGCAAACGCATGCATGTCAGTTAACGATGTCGCTGTTCACGGTATACCAAATGGTTACAAGCTGAAGCGTGGCGACCTCCTTACCATCGACATGGGAGTTTCTGTCGACGGATGGAATGTTGACGCCGCACGAAGTATTCTTGTAGGACAATACAGGGAAGAAGGGTACTCTATTGTTGCAGACTCAAAAGCTGAGCAGTTAATAGCTCGAACTCAACATCTATGTGAAGAAATCGTGGATACGATTGAATCTGGAGTTACTTTAGATGTATTAGCGGATATTGGAAAGCTAATTGCCGATCGAAATAGTTTGAACGTCATGACTCAATTTACTGGTCACGGTATTGGAAAGTCAATTCACCAAAAGCCGAGCATACATCATTCGTACCCAAAAGGTCTGTCTGGTGTAGCTTACGAATGTCTTCGCGAGAAATACGCCTTGACAAAGCTGACCGCGGGCGATATAATTTGCGTTGAGCCGGTCTGCACCTTTGGAAAAACGGAGACCACCATCGATGAAGACGGCTGGACGATCCGCACTAAAGATGGATCTCTCGCATGCCACCACGAACACACCGTTCTCGTAACCGAAAAAGGAGCAGAGATTCTCTGTTAAATATCATGGACGAAATCATCGAACGCAAAATTATCACTCAAGCAGATCCCGAACTTGGCCCTCTTCTTCGTCTTCGCTCTAAAGAAGTAGAATTTCCTCTTACGGAAGAAGATAAAGCTGCTATTCTTGACATGAATACAGTTCTTCTTAGAGAAATCGAAACAAATAGTGCCGTTGGTTTAGCTGCTGTGCAAATTGGACATCCTCGTCGCATCTTTAATCTACAGCTTCCGAATGGTGATATTGAGGTATTCATCAATCCCAAAGTGAAGACGCGAAGCCGAGAAGTTTCGAAGAAAGAGGAGGGATGTCTGTCCCTACCTGGTGTTTTTCTTCGAGTCCCCCGACCAAAAAATGTTAAAATCGAGTACTTCGATACCAAAGGTAACAAGATGGAGAAAGATTTCTCTGGCTTGATGGCACGAGCCGTTATGCATGAAATCGACCATCTTAATGGTGTGCTTTTGATCGATCAGCTTGAGAAACTGGTTGCAAAAGCTTCTCAAAAAGGCGGCAAACGTAAGCAGTTTCACAAGTCTTATAATCAGCCGTCAGAATCTTTAGCTTGGGTACGTCGCCGTAATGGCAGGAGGTAGAAGAAGGAATGAGTTTTAGGCCCGCAGAACCACGTAGTTGGGGCCAGGAAGAATACCTTAATTCGATCGACGAGAACACAATCACAATCTGCACAGGTTATCCTGGAACTGGTAAAACATACCTTGCACTTAGTAAGGCTGTTCAGCTCTGTTTGAAAAACAAAAAGTTCAAGCGGCTGATAATTATTCGGCCCTACATGCCCAGCAATACAGGAGAGAGGCTGGGCTCTCTTCCAGGCACATTGGAAGAAAAAGTTTCTCCATACTTAGAGTCGATTAAAGACAATCTTCGTAAAATGCATATGACCGAAGAAGAAGTCAAAAGATTCGTAAAAGAGTATGTGGAATTTACTGTTCTGAGTATGTGTCGCGGACGATCGTTTTCAAATTGTGTGGTAATCGTTGAGGAAGCACAAAACGTGCCACGAGATGGTGAAGCTATGAAGATGCTTTTTACTCGTGTGGCAGATCACTGTAAGTTGATTGTGGCAGGAGATCTTGACCAATGCGATATTGAGCCCGGTAATAGCGGTCTAAGTGACGCTATAAATCGACTTTACAGCATGGATGGCGTAGGTATAGTCAATATGGATACTGTCCAAGACATACAGCGTAACCCACTCATAGCCGAAATATTGAAACGTTACTCAAACGATTAAGTGTAGTAATAATTATGGCAACAAGAACAGTAACCATAATCGAATGTGATCTCTGCGGTCGAGAGACTGATGATCTTAAGTCCTTGGGTGTTATCAAGATAAAGAGGCCCCAGGCCAGAAAAGAACAAGAGCATGAAGTTTGTCGTGATTGCATTGAAAGGCTTATGACTCAAATTGCCAGCACTGAAGTACTTGAAAATGGCATCAATCTTGCATTACAAATTGTTACCAGCCCTTCATTACCGTACCAAGAGAAACCTGTTCGAATTCAGGAACATGATGAAAGTTTTCAAACTGCTGCGGAACGCAGACAGCAATTTTCAAGGGCAGAAATCGATGATGACGAAGCCTTTGTAGCTCAAAAAATGAGAGAAAGAGAGGAGCACCAGCGTTCTCAATCTGCTCAGTCTATGGGCGACGAGCCTGTGGCCGATCCAGACAAAAGACCTGGTCCTCGACTTAAGACTGTGGCCAGAAATGATTGCTCTCATCCGAACAAATCGAAGCCTTGGTCGAATGATGATGGCAAGACTATGTATAGAACGTGTCGAAGTTGCAAGGCCAACATTCGAATGATGAATGCTAAACAACGGGCAGCGTATGGTGCCGCCCGAACTGGCGGCCACGATTTGGCGGTCGGCAGTAATGCAAACATCAAGGGAAAAGAGGATTGACCATGAAGTTTAATGTAATGTGTGCCATTTTGGCAGTCGTATTCGTTTTCGGGCCGGGATGCGTCTCGACTGGCAATGGGGATGGTGTCGAATTGATCGAGAATATGGATCAGGATCGTTTCGACAACGTTCTTGGATACATTGAGACCGGGGTTCGTGTGGCCGCTACCCAGCTCTTGCAACGCACTGACGTATCCGCCGAGATATTGACGGCGGTAGCGAATGCCCTGGAAGACACAGCCAACAAAGACGCTGTAACAGTTGTAGGAGGCATTCTTAGCGACGTTGCGGATCGGGTACTGACTGAGTTCAATGTGCCAGGCGAGGCGATCGTAGCGGGACTCCGTTTGGTGGAGGATCAGGTGAACTTCGGAGATAATCTCAACGAAGACGGATCTTTTCCTTTGTCCGACAGGACAAAGGAACTGATTAATGCCGTCGCACAAGGAATTCACGACGGAGTTGATAGGGTGACATCTGGTCTTGGTCCTGATCCCGAATCGGCAAATCCAAAGTACGCTGAATATGTGCGTGCAGCCTGGCTTGGAGATGAATCTGGGTATAGTCATGTTGACAAGACGAGATCACCAGTAGCACCACGCTAATGCTCCAAGTCTTTTTCAACCATTCGGGTTACTTCATCACGGGCGAGACTTTTGAGGCATCTCAGAAGGTCTCGCCTCGTCTTGATACGCAAGGCAAACCACTTTTTGATCCTCTTCAACATCTATACGCAGTACTTGCGAGAGCGTTGCAAGATCTAAGGGGAACAACTTGCGAAGACATAATGGTTTACAACGATACTCGACTCATCGAAGAAGTGAACGGTGTAATTAATCCACTGTTCCCAGCAATGACCAATCATGTTCGTCGTGTTTTAGTTCCTTCGGTCAAAGGCTGTGTATTGTTTCGTAAGAAACCTGACGCCTTTATAAGAACCAAAGTCGAAGGAGGACAACATGAAATGGTCGACGTCATCAGCGAGAGAACGAGAGAAAAACAAGCTCGTCGCCGCATTAGAAGCCAGATCAAGACTCAGGAAAAAGATCGAAAGTCTAAAGTCTTGTTATTCAAACAAGCATGGCTTGACAACGGATCAAGCACTCAATCTTGCTGTGGCGAGAATGGGTCTTGCGACTGTGAAGCAAGAAATTGTGTCCATTCTGGAAAGAATGAATAACCTTAAGAAAAGGTACGATTAATGGCAACCGAAAAGAAAGAAAATATTGAAATAGTAATTCGAAGAATCATCGCGGAAAGATTGATTGACTACGATGTGCCGGGAGAAATCATCTCCTCTATTCGCGATGAGGTGCTGGCGGCAGTTAATAAGCCAGAGAGAAAGCCTTATGGGGCCACAGTCATGACCCAGGAGGCAAGTCTCGACGGCACCGTTCGTCCTCAGATTTCCTAAGATACTCAAACACCTCTTTGTTCAACTCCTTGGTTTGATCCAAGGTCTTAGAAATTCCATCCATCGAAGAGGTGATTTTGCAGATAGCCTCTATATTCGACTTCACAAGCTCCGTTGACTCCTCGGTTCTACGACGCTCACGCTCCAGTTCGGCAGCGTGAGCGGCATCCTTGCCGTCCTCAATAGCTTTTAGACGCTTAGCAAGACGCACAACCGCCCAGACAAGAAAAATGATGGCCAGACCAGGCGGGCCATACTGATCAAGTACTTTCTCAATTAGTGCTTCCATCAAATATCTCGGGGCATTCGGCCAATAATTTGGTACGAACTATATCAGCCATTACGCTATGGATGTCTTCCGTTGGATGTAAATCCACGTTATTGAATCCGAGAAGAGAAAGCTCCTCAGTAAAGTCGACAAAAATAAGTCCGTCGATCTGGGTTTGTGTGGCCGCGACGTTCGCCAGGGTTCTTTGTCTGTCTGCGGATTCTCCCGATGTGTGAGTGGTGCAAACCACTATCTTAACATCTGGCCATCTCGATTTGATCGATATAAAATTGGCAACCAGATCCTCAACGTAACGAAGACCGTGATTCAGGCGGCCAGTCCCTCCATCATTATTTCCGAGCGTATAGAAGACTACTGTAGGCTTGGTGCCACGAGGAAAGAATGTTGGGGAGAAGACGTGGTTTCGGTCTATCATTGACGGCACTGTTGGATGAGCCTGCGGCACGGCATCTCTCAGCTCCGTCTCCGAATTGAATCCTGCAAGTGGGAACTCTAACCCGCACCCGAACCATCCTCCAAACGAGTGGTTGATGATATCGATATCCTCAAACACCTTGTTCGGCCAAGAAGACAAAGTACCTTTAGGATTCAGTGGTGCTATTGTTCCGCTATGCATCGGAATCAAAGAATCTACAACTGAATCTCCGTAAACCAAAACAATACCTGAGGCATCTGGTACAGGTAGCAGAATTGCTCCGCTATTTACTGCAATCGAGCTGACATCCCAAAAATATCCCTGTGTATCAGATTCGTCTCTCCACCTGTCTACGATTATGCCGAGCGGAAATTCTGGACCAATAGTTGTGGTAATAACTATATCGTTGACTATGTTTGGATCCAATTGTCCAAATAAAAGGAATCCGCTTGCGGCCAAGCCATGGGTTTGGTTCCCGTTAACGAAAGCTGTAACCTGACCAGGGTTTAAAACTGGAACGTTAAAGAAATCCGTGTCAAACCCGACATGGAGATCTGTAAGTCCTGAAGCCCGAATTTTAAGCGTTGCACCTGAATGATTCGTACGAACCTTTCCATCATAATCGTACCAGTCTTTTGAAAATCTCATTAGGGCTTCCTCTTTCCCACAAATTTAACACCGATGAAATCTATGTCAGTAGTTAAATCATCGTTTGGATTATTTACATTATCTCTCGAAAATGATCCGTGCACAAAACTATCTTGAGTTAATGTGCCTCCAGGCAACAAGGTTCCAATTTCAGCAATAAGCATATCATCATTATCGCCATTTGGTATATCCACCGGAGTCAACGCGAAAATATTTGTGCCTTCAGCAGTATTCGAAAAATTATCTCCGGGATTATTGACACGTAGCGTCCAAATCATTTCCGCCGTGGTGTTATCACTGCCGCCAGAAGCTCTTCTGAAGTACATCATTCCTGAAACTGGCTGTGAAACATCCAATTCATGAGGTACTGGGAATTGCACCTGAAACCTATCCACTTGTCCAACGTCCATGATATACGAAGCGATAACACCAGATGGATCATCGTCATTTCGAGTTGTCGGGCCAGGCACAATAAAGTCACCAGCATTGTTATCAAACACCCGCTCAACATTTGTTGAAATGAACCAGCTATAGGTCAGGTCGCGGCCAGTTCTGATCTTATCATCGATCATTCCACAGACTTGACCGGAATGAGCTATCGGATTTAAAGTACCTTCTGGATCATTACCTGTTTTAATTTGCCATGTATTGTGTTCGTCGTGAGGAACAAATGTAAATACGCCGGACTTATCGCCTGGAGCACTGGCATCTCTATGTCCAGCTTCTAAAGTTACAGGCCCGCCAGCCTGAACAAGAAAATTCGAGTCACCAGAAGCACTCAATACAAAACTGTTGTCATTACCCAAGACAACATGAGTAATATCATCAAGTCCTATAAACTTTGTAGATCCATTATTGACAGTGATGCTGCCATTAATACCCCAAACAGTATTGTTGCCCGCGGCGAGCAAGTTCAATCCACCCGCATTTGCAGTTAGTGTGATATTATCTGATGCGGAAGTTAAGTTGATTTGATCTTGTGCAACCAAGTTGTAATCATCGCCAACGGTTACAGAGATATCGGCACCGCTTGACATCTCTATATCGACTTCAGAGTTTAGAACGAGATTACAGTCTGGACCGAAAGATCTTAGCGTCAAATTACCGCTTGGAGTTACAATTTCCATGCCGGCTGTAGATCTAATCGAAGCTACTTGATCATCACCCCATGGTTGTCCTGAAACCCCAACAAATAACTCAACTGGCCTACTTGGACCGTTTGCGTGCGTAGCATCTAATCCAGAGCCACGAATATACAATCCATTTGAATTCAAGCAAGCTATCGAATGAGTAAACTGACTGTTGAATGGATTGGCACCACTAACCGCAACTCCAAATCCTGCTGGTTGCCCGAGAGAATTAAGTATGTTTGGATCGCTACCAGGAGTTTGATCTTTAATTACTACACCGTAATTATTAGGGCCAGGACCAAGAGTAGTTACCTGATTACTTAAATTTATCTCATTGCCGCCATCATAAGAAGCTTGTAGTGATGGATCGCCACCACCATTCTCCAGAATCATTTGGAGAACTTGTCCGGAGTGTGCGATAGGGAACCACTTATTTCCGGCTTCATTATCGTTGTTTACGTGCCAAGCTTTGTGCGGACCAATTTGAAATCGCATTGCTCCGCTGGCGGTGCCGGCATCAGTAAAGGCGTTGAGTCTTAATTGTTGAGATGCTGTTAATCGAAGTACTCTATCCCACTCCTGGAACCCAAAAGTTACAATATTGTAAGATGCTTGGGCTGTTTTGTTTACTTCACCAAGATATGTATGAGTGACGCTGCTATCTGTAGCAAGTGTCCAAATCCCATCTAAATTCTGGTTATAGTTACCCCCAACATAGTGAACAAATCGTCCACTTGTCGCCATAATAGCAGTATTTTCGTTGACTCCAACCGCTGGAATTCCGGGAACATCAACTCCTATTACTATATTAGCAGGTGCATCGTTACCACCACTATCCTGTCCAGATCCCTGAATGGCTAAAGCGTTTGAAACAAGTCTCGCAAACGCGTAGCTATTCGGATTGTCTGGATTAGGAGCGTGTCCACTAACTGCCAATCCATAATGTCTTAGAGCCTGAGGAGTAAAATCATTTACGCTTATTGGATTTAAACCAGGTTGCGTTTCTCTAAGTAGAACGCCCCGATAACCATAACTGCTATCAAAATGCAGATTGATAGCATTACCAAGATCATACGCATCATCCAATGACTGATTAGCTCCGCCATCGGGACTGAGCTGATTAATGGATTCCTGTATCTGGCCAGAGCTTGGCAACGAATCAAATGTTCTTCCGCCATTAATCGAGACTTCCAAAACATCTGTAATGCTGGAAAATCGGATAACGCCAGATTCACCAGTCATCGGATCTGCGATGACGCCCGATAATTGAACTATGTGTCCAAATGGACGAAGAGTAGACAGGTCAAACGAGCCTGTATTAAATCCTCCATCGACTCCGATGTGAGATCGCCCACTTACGGACGGAAAAAGATCGCTTGTTGCTGGCATTTAGCACCCAATAACTGTTACTGACCCCGTCTGGGTAGTGTTGAAACGTATCTGAATTTGATTAGCATTTAGTACGCTAATGCTATCTGGAACGATCCAGTTGTTATTAACATCGTAAATCATGACTACTGGATTGCGAGTTAAAACCAAGCCGTGGGTAACGGTAAAGTTGTTTTGCGAAGTGAAAGCTTCTCCATAACACTTTGCTATGGATGGTCCAGCGGTAAATGTTAAGGTTTGACCAACGAGATCCGCCGTGATTCCTGAAGCACCGGCAAAGGTAATACTTCCCTGAACAGAGGTCCCTCCAACAACTACCTCATTCACAATACTGCCATTAAATCCTTGGGAAGGAAAGTCCCAAAGACCAGAAAGACCCAGTGTATCAACAGAAAATAGAAGAGGAGAATTGTTGGACGAATCTTCGATGGCCAAGAAACCAGATGACGGCGTCGCAAGATCAACATTGCCCGTCAAATTGGCGTCACCAAGTACTCCAATGGAATCGACGCCGCCCGCAGACAAATTCTCAAACGTGGCTCCGCCATCTACAGATACCTGGAGTGCGGCGGCAGCCAAACTGAATCTCAGAATGCCGGATTGACCAAGATGAGGGTCTAAGAATACGCCTGAGTTTTGAATGACATGCCCAAAAGGACTTATCGTGCTCGCGTCAAAGGCATTGTTTCCATTGTTGTTGACGTTTCCGTCTACACCAAGGTGTGACGAACCACTTGAGGCAGGAATATAATCGCCATCTATTCTAACCATTGTTCTTATCCTATTATAATGATCCTTCCACTACGTGGTCCATTAAAGAGTACACTAACGTGGTTTAGATCGTCAAATATGATGTTGTCGGGTATTATCTTGCGTGGAGGACCAGAGTCATCTTGTATTTGCACTAAAACATCTCGCGAACCAAGATTGTGCTGAAACAAGCCGCTTGATATACCGACAAAAGATGCGGCAAATTTAGATAGCCCCACTGATCCTGACAGAGAAGCAACGTCTACCAGTATTACTCCCGCAGATGGATTTGTTACCGTTGCACCGTTGACTCCAACGATATTGATAGCTGGACCAGTATCGCTATTAATAGAAGTGATACCTGTACTTGAGCCATTACTTAATCCAGAAGGTCCATGTATTATAACTGTCCCAGTTTGAGGTCTATTAAAGACCACGCTTACCTGATCAAGATTGTCTCTTATGATTCTGTCAGGAACAATATGCTCCGGAGGATTTCCATCGTCAATTATCTGAACCTGTACATTTCGTGTGCCAAAATTATGAGAAAAGATTCCGCTGAATATACCAACAAAAGGAAATGACCTCTGAGCTACAACTTCAGCCCCGCCTCCACTGCCTGAAATTCCTGATAAAGCTGATCCATCAACAATAAAGTTTCCGTTTACCTGTGTAACATTTATTCCGTTAACACCTAAAACTCCACTTTGTTGAGCACCAATATTTATGATGTTTCCAGTACGGATAACATTGATGATGCCGGACTGAGTAATAGTGATGGCTGGACCGGTCGCACTATTGATGGAAGTGATTCCGCTTGTGGAACCCCCACCACTACCGCCGGAGCTGCCCCCGACGCTTATTAAAGTGCTTATGCCAACCAATTTCTATAAACCTTATATTTTCTTGTCAAACGGACATCTTCATTAGAATTTGAATATAGCCACTCGCAAATATCCAAAACGCTGCTTCCTGTAATGGTGAATTGATAGATATTATTGTGTGGATGTATTGAGTGAGACCTTTTGAGATTTACTTTATCAGAAATAGATTGGTACACCCACTCCATCATACCTAAAGTCCCACAAAATCCAATTACAGGGTATTTATATTTACCATGAGATTTACTCTCGGTAAACCAACCATCTCCATCGAAATAACCTCTTATAAAATGAAGAGCAGCATCATCTGACAAATAAGCTGGCGGCTGTATAGCAAAAGTCTTCCGGGGCCTTACTCCAAAAGCTGCCAGCCTTTCTGTTATTGATTTCGCATTATTTATCGTCAATTTACATGACTTTGAATAATCATATATAGGTCCGCTATAATTAATGAAATCTTTGAACTTTTTCAGATGATCTCTATCTTTGTGAACCAAATCTAATTGAAGAACACGCATATTGACGGATATATTGCCATCGGCAGCGATAAAGCCCGCCCAATAAGTTGCATAGTCTGAATCGAATGCAGATTCATCATATGAATAAATTGGTTTTGGTCCTACCTCACCTTTTAGGCCCAGCCTATGTGCTTTTAGATAGATCGATCTAACCGATCTGTCAATCGGAATTTCCTGCACGAGAGTGTTGCCGTAATCTCTTCGTAGGATTTCAATTTCTTCGTCGCTCCAGTTATGCAATTTCAATTATCCTCACGTCAGAGGCTCCTTCTGAAATTCCATACACCATTACACTAACATTGCCTTGTAATGAAAAGGCTATTTTCTCATTTACCAAAAGAGGAAAGCCTTCAGTCGTAGAGACTCCGTCAAAGCCCAGATAAACAATATCGGGGCCGTTGTTATGAATGGTTATCGCTCTTCTGTTTTCTAACGGGGATTGAGGAATTGGAGTAACAGAAGTATTGACCGCAACAGCCTGATGCCTAAACCCGAGAAAGACGGAGAAGTCTTCTGGGTTGATAATAGCGGCAGCCTCTCCTGTCCGCATCCGCAGATCTTTGGTAACATCTGGAATGGGAGCTTGGCCCCCAGCGAGTGCTCCAGATAATGCCGGAGATTGATTAAGGGTTGGGACTGTACCCGATCCTAAGACCGAGTAAGCTTCATGAGTTCCGTGATGACTCATTTGACAACTCCTTTTCGAAGAAAAAAGCTGTCATTAGTAGACGATTACACGAACATCAACTGTTCCTGCCGACGTAATTGCCCACACAGAAGCGTTGTTCAAGAGTGGAAGCTCAAGAGTCTCGCCGGCCGCAACCCGAAAACCGTTCGTGGCCGTAACTCCATTGGTTGGCCCCACAAACATAGCCGTAGAGGCATCAGTATTCTGAATCCGTACGGTTCGGTTTCTATTTAGTGGATTAATAAGAGGACCGGCAATTTCAACGGCTGTAGTAGAAACGGAGTGATCCCCAGCACTCCAAGCATCAACCGAGTTCATGTCTTCAAAGTTTGCGACAATCACTTGGGTGCCGAGACGATGACCTCCTTGGCCAGATGGTATTGCGGCTAATCCACGAGATCCAGAAGGGAGAATATTGCGGATGAACGGAATGGTTCCAGAGCCCACAAGGGCAGACTGTTCTTGTGCCATAACATAACTCCTTAACAAAACTGCAACTATGGCAAGGAATTATTACACTAAACGCCTCGGTAAGATCTTACCGAGGCGAATGTTACTTAATCAGTCTTTTAACCCAATTGGGCAGCTTGTTATTTCACGTATAGACACTTGATCAATTCCGTAAATGCTTACGAAAACGTTTAACCAGATCACGGGATGTAGTTTCAATAGCACCAAGCTTCACAGCTTGGACCCGCTTTGATTTCGATATATCGTAATGATCGCCCTGAAACCACTCACGTTTCAGACCAAGACAATCTGCCATCTCGTGTAATTCGTCTAAGGTGTCGGCCATCATATGACACATATGCATACGACCAAGACGCCATCTTGATTCGTCCACATATACGCTCATAGCAACTTTTCAAAGGCATGAGGAAAAGCTTGAGAAGCAAGATCGTTGACCGCGTTAGCGTACTCCTGAATCTCGCCCTGTGCTCCTTTATGAACACGCAGCTTGCAGAAATGTGCAACCGCCTGAAGAGATGCAGTCCAGTAGCATTCGACATAAAGACTGATGGGAAGAACCATACGGGCTTGCTCTTTTGAGACTCCCGCCTTTATCAAACGATCATAACTTTTATATGCATCGTCGATAGCCTCTAAGTATTCATTGCGAACAGTATGAGTGGAAAAGAAGCCCTTAGCACCGATCACTTTATTAGACAGATCTCCATCATCAGACGCCTGCTTATTGCTTTGTGACTGAGGCCGAAAGGACTCAGGCACATAGAATTCCGGAGTAAACTCCACATATCGCCCGCTGATCTCATTCCATCCCGTATCGTTGAAAGATCCATCCTCAGCAGTCCAATTACACCCAACGATGTGCTTCCACCACTGTCGCATAACAACTTCGGGAGCCTTGATGTGAAACTGAATCATAGCGTGACGAAAAGGGGAGGTGTGCTTGTGGCTCGCAAGATAATCAAGAAGCTTGCCATCCTTTTCAGGAGAGAATTCACTCACTTCTTTTCCGAAGGAAATTCGAGCCGCATTCACGGGAGTGATATCAGATCCAAGTGTATCTGTTACTCGAACAAACCCCTTATCAAGGACGGAGATAGCACCTTTGGGCATGCCATCGCCAGAGCTGACAATTCTCTTAACCATTAAAACTCCGATTTCAACTTATCAAGAAATCTTTGTAAGGAACGAAATGGAACAACAGCAAGATCCGACTTGCCTCCAAGTATTTGGAGCAAACTCTGTACGCCAATTGGATTTTCTGAATGAATAATACAAAGCGAATCTTGACTCACTAAGCTCTTCTGAACCATCTGGCGTGCTGCTTCGCTGCCCGTTCTGGTATCCTCGGGATCACAAAACTGTCCATAATACATGGGAGGCTTGCCGCCAAGATCGTGATCAAGCATTATCAGACGAGGACTTCCCTTGTGGGCTTCCAAGTACTCGATAAATGGTGCCACCTCTTCGAAGTGAACTACCCTTGTACTTGTCATACCACGAAGCATAGCGACTCTACTGGGATTGTCATCAAGTATGATTATCATTTGTCATCTTCTGTAATAACATCATACCTAAATAAAGCTTTTTTATCTTCCGGAAGCGAATTGATGAAATCTAATTTTGCAACCAAAGTTTGCATCTTTTCTTGATCAGCTTCTCGTGCCTTTTCATGTTTTAAAACATCTGACAGATGCTTTATCCACCAATCACCTAATCGAGGATGTACGTTTTGCGGCAGTATGCCCCGATTAATAAAATTGACACAAGCCGCACACAGCATGTCGTCTGGCACCATGTCGCCCATCGGATATATGCCACAAATTCTTCCTGTACCATCAGGCAGATGGCAGCACTTATCGCTCATTAGTTATTATCCCGACAAAGATGCCAAAAAGAAAGTATCCCAATGTAACTGCAAAAGAAATCATTTCTCAAAATTTCCAACAATCAGCTTACCACCGCCTCCCGCGGGAAGATCAAGAGGGCTGGTAGCAATACCAATCTCCTTCTTAATTTCCTCCAAAACTTGATCAGCCGGAAAGGTTTTGGCAATCACAACCTCGAAAGAGTAGGGCGAAACGGGACGGAACGTTTCAACTCCGCCAATCTCGCTCATAACAGCATTAACCAATGCCTTCTGGCGATCTTCGGAAATACTCTTGATAGCTCTACCAAGAGTAATGATGCACATGTGCTCCACCCTTTCCTTGGTAGTCTGATTTGTAGCAAACTCGATATGCATTTCTTCGCTGGGCTGGATGCGGGTCATCGTAAACTCCTATTTATAGGTACATGCCTCGCCGTCGCAAAAACGACTGGCTTCAGCATCGTGATCAAAAGCATTATCAAAACTGATTGGCTTCAAATTCCCGACCATTTCGTTATACTGCTCTTCGGTGATTGTCTCATAAGGAGCTTGTACATAGCCATGATCTGAAAGCGGCAGGAAAGAAATTCCCTTAAGTTTGTCCTCATTAAGCTCCAAAATATGCTTAATATCCTGTCGCTCTTGAGGCTTGAAAGTCACAGTGATAGAGACTTGATTGTCTGCCCAGTATCTTTGGTACTCAACAGCGTTACCAACCTGTTCCCACACCGAAACATCTTCTTTAGCACGCTCAAAAAGCTGTTCTTTAATAGGAAACTCAACTACCACACTCGTATCTTCTTTGCCAATTTCAGGCTCTACCTTGTAACCAGCATTCTTAGCAACCTCAATAAGAGGCGAATGAGTCCCAAGCCTAATCCGGCGAATATAGTAACGAGAATGAGGATAATGAATCCCAGGTGTTTCACCAGGAAGTAAAGATACAGTGCCAGAGGGCTTGACCGAAGTCTTTTTGATAGAGTGCGGCACTCCGAGCCAGTCTGAATAGACCTCATCAAGCCCCTCAAGATACTTATAACCCATGTCGCACCACTTCAACATGCCGCGACGTCCGTGCTTTTTAAAAGCTCGAATAATGCCGGACTGCGAGCACCCGATGCGTCGATTTTTCATCATAACGCCGTTCGTCTCGGGCCAGTGCGTGGGCACCAACGTCACAGTTTTAGCATACAAGTACGCGATCTTCAAGGTCTTTTTGAATTCTTCGAAGGAATCGTGACGTGCCGGAAAAGTTTCTACAAGCGTACAAAGCTCATAATTCCACAAAGTTTGCTCTAAGCACGGATTTCCACCCACGGCATAGCGATCTTTATGGTTGGGAGGGTCGATCATGCGTCCGTAGGCACGAGCATTGTCGAGCCATTCATATCCAGGCTCACCATTAATTACCGTATCTTCTGCAACCTCAGTATAATCCATGCCTACGGTCGCAAAGATGGAATTGTTTGATGCCCAACGATGATGTACGCTGGGGAAGTGATCCCGAACAGAAAGCCGGACGCTCTTACGTAGCTCGGATAAAGTGCCTTCCCACCCATCTGGAACATCTTCCAACTTATGAACTTCTGTCAATGCGTTATAAGCGTCAGTCGAGTTCTTAACGGGCCATATGCCAAACTTTTTTGCTTTAGCAAATGTCTTACCAAGATCTTGCTTCATCTTACGGAAGTCAGAATCCTCAGGCTTAGCAAATGTAATCTCGGCAGTCCTGCGAACGTTACCGGCAACAACACAGCGACCAATAAGATTCCCAATATCAATAATATCAACAGAACTCAAAGTATCGCCAATCCGTGATTCCAAAAGTTCTGCTATGTCTTCATGCATTTCCACGAGAGGTTGTGGTCCAGATGCAACTCCACCAAAACCTCTAATAGGTGCTCCAGCAAGACGAATCTTAGTATAGTCAAAAATAGGTAAGGGCTTTTCAAAGATATATGCGTCAATTAATAGCCGCAAACTTTCCACCCAACCTTCCCGACTATCCGGGATGACATACTCTTCTTTCTTGTAACCTCGCCCTTGCTTGGTCGGCCCCAAAATCTCTACCTTGCCAGATCCACGAGCGTCAAAACCTACGCCGACTCCCAGCATGGACATATCCATGATGAAACAAAAAGGTTTCGCACCTTCTTTGCTAATATCTTTTGTAGATACAAAGCTGCAATTATTAAGTGATGCCCCTCCCGATCTTTCAACGTATCCAGTCCCCATATGCCAGAGTCCTCTGCCTGGCGGCAGGAACTTAAATTCCCACATGAGTTGGTACATAACCTTGGCTGACCGCATAGCCTTCCGTTGATCCCAAGGCAAATGCTGGCCTTCGCAATGGTTTTTTTGGATAGAAAAAGTGCCCTCAACTACTCTCTGGCAAACCTGCCACCACTCTTCAGTACCTTTCGAGGGGTCGTCTGAGTCGAGAAGATGAGCGTATGTTCTTTTGAATGTGAAGTAACCAAGAGGTCCCCATTCTGGTTGTTTGCCGCGAAACTTTTTAATGAATGATTCTGGAAGCTCAAAGCTTCGTCGTGCAATATCAAACCCCATCCAATCTTCCCTCCGGACTAAATGCATTAGAGTATGGGAAATCACTCCCGCCGTTTAACAAATGATCGGCGATAATAAAGCCGCTCAAAAATGCATACGATAGAGAGCTATTTCCGTAACCCGTACTGACATACTCGTTTTCCCGGTTAGGAAGTGGGCCCACAAGCGGCCCAGTCTTTGTAGATCCAAACAAGCTTACCCAATTATACTTGATAGTGGCTTCAATTATAGGGAAAGTTGTAAAGAGATCAGTTGTGGCCTTACGATAAACCGCGGGCGAATCATATTCCCCAGTGAATGCATCCGCATAACCAGAGAGGACTCGCCCGTTCGTGCTTCTATACCACTTATAGCCTGCCGACATCGAAGAGCGTGGCCACGAGAAAAACATTCGTTCATGCACCTTGGAAGTAGCAATACAAATATTTCTCTTTAGGTCAATAACATCTTCGGTCTCGGGAACCAATTGTGGTGTGTATGCTCCAAGACAGTACACTATCTTGCGAGCAAAAATGTGATGTTCTCCCTTTAGAGTTATTCGAAAGATACTATCTTCCCGATTAACACACTCTACTATGCTGCCAGTAACAACTGTGTTCCTATCACTTCTTGTTTGCACTACCATGCTATTAACAAGTAAGTGCGGATTAACTGCAAACGCTGATGGCAAAAAGGCCCCGCCTGCAAAACTTTCAGACATTACTCCGCCAACAATCGCGTCTCTGGGTAGCATTGCGAAATTCTCAGAAGCTTCCGCCATGTCTGAGTTCGCAAGTGCCGCTTCTAATCCCGGAAGCCCCGACTCTAACTGAGAAAGATAGACATGTCCATCATGATGGTACCTACAATCGAGCCCATCATATTTGACGGCCCTTTCAAGCATCCTATTATTCATCAGGGAGTACTGGCAAGCCTCACTACTGATAGAACAATCATTCATCCATGTTACGATGCCTGGACCTTTTGAAGATCCATCCATGCCACACAGAGGGTGAGCATCAATGATAACAGAAGACATTCTGTTGCCCAGATGATAGAATACGCTGGCACCCGAAAATCCTCCGCCAATGATGGCCACATCGACGACATCATCCGGTATTTTGCTGTCGACACCCTCGCCAAAGATATCGAGACCGGCAGTCCAGTAGTTACCCTTCACTTTTACAAAAGCTCCTCAAGCGAACGACCATCAGGAAGAGTAGTATCTGTTTCACCACTCTCTACAAGATCTTTGACGGCCTCAACAATTTTCTTATCAGCCTTCTTCTCGGCATTGAAATATTTGTCGAGATACTTACGTTCACAGTATCCACAAACATTTTTATAAAGCTGTACGATCTTTCCTGAAGGCGTCTCTACATCAACAAGAGATCGATCGGGCTCGACGCCCATAGGAAGACCGAGCCTCTGCTTGTCGCACTGTGGACAAAACCAAATACGAGTTCGGTCATCGGCCGCTTGATCCGAAACCTCGCTCGCCTCTGGCTGTCTTCTCGATCCGCTCGAACTTTTCATCAGAGATCTCCTTGACTTGAGTGTCAATCATACGAACAAGACGCCCCTGAGCAACACGATCACCCTTTTTGATTTCAAAAGGCTTACCTTTGAACTGGATAGGTGTTTGGCTGCCAATTCTGGCACCGAGAATCAATTCGGTTGATGGATCAGCAGTACTTCTTGGTGCGTTGTACCGCAAGATTACCTTCCATTCACCACGGTATCCCTGATCAATCTCGCCACCACCAACAATAATACCCTTATTGGCAAGCCCACTTCTCTCTTTGATTTCGAAGCCGAAACCTTGCGGAAGAATCGCACGCAAGCCAAACGTCAGCATAACAGTCTGGCCGGGAAAAATTGTTGCATCTTCGGCGGCGTAGAAATCAAAACAGAGATCGTCCGGATCATTTTTCGTCGGAAGACGAGCGTCTTCTGACAAGATATTGAACTGAATTATTTGGGGATTATTCATTTCACTTCCTCAAAATTGGCCGACCAAAGTACTCAGTAATAATCTTTTCACAGAGCAGCTTAAGGGCGTAGACTTCGCCAGCAGTCATGAACGTCTGAATGAAATCGCCCTTACCTTTGGAGATCGAAATCTTCCAATTCTGCCACTTATCATTTTCGTCATTCGGGTTCGGCTTGGTAATAGTAATAGACTTGTCGCCGCTCTCATGCTTATGAAAAAACTTCCGCGAAAAATCCGGCTTTCCATCGCGTCCAGGCCGAACCCGATCAAGTCCAGTAATAAACGCTACAATCTGTGCAAGCTCATCAGTGTTCATCATAACAACGGTCTTCTTCTCATCGGACCAGTCAAAACACGATTCAGAGCTGCCCGGCTTAGGTTTTGGGCCTGCTTGCTTGGTAGCCTCAATGAACATAACGGGTTCAGCGGGACCCTTAGCCTTACGTTTCAATCCATAGCTAAACTGAAATGCTGATCCATTGCCTCCAGCATTTGGTTTGTATACTCTTAACGGTCTCTGCATCTCTTAACCCTCTTCAAGCTGCTTCTTGAGTTCTTTCTTGCGAGCAGTTCTCGACGTTGCAACATTATCTTCAACACTCTTGCTATTCAAAAATGACAGAATATCCCGACCTTCTTTGGAAGTCAAATCAGCAAGACTGGTAAGCTCATCTGCCCGCTCTTCCAATACCTCTTGGGCAACAGTAATAAAGTCCATCTTACGACGCTGCAATGCCACTTCAACAGCCTTAATCTGAGCGGGGTCTATCTTAACCTTTACCGCCTTGCCGCTTGAAGAAGAAAATCCTGACAACGCGTCGCCAAAACCAATCTCTTCGGCAGTCAGCTCAAAGATCCCAAGTGCAATTTTGAGTGCCCGAGCCATCGCACGAGACTCGGCAACGGCGGTAGGATAATAGGAGTATGGAGGTTTGGAATTATTCTTGTTACAATCGCCAGAACCCGAAAACACTGACCCATCTTCAAAAGCAACAGTGACGGTTGCACTCACCAGCCGTCCATCTCCGCCAATTATGATGTTTGAATCACTTCCGTTCCATCCGGCTTGGCGTGCGAGCTTTTGCAGACCCTTGAGAGTAGGAAGGCGTCGTCCCTCCTGAATAACACAGTCCTCATCCTCAAGCTCCTCATTCCAGTCTCTCGAAAGAAGTTTGCTGGGAACCTTTTCTATGCCACCCATCAAGCCCGGTCTCTCTCGCGTGGCGAGCAGCTCTTCCGACACATCAATCTCGTTCTCTTCCGTCATCAATCAAGCTCCAAAACTTCAACTTCGTTGTTAATCTGTTCGTACAATCTTTGACATCGAGACTGAGAAACAGAGTTAGAATTGTTCAAAACTAATATGAGGTGTAGACCTCTGCGATTTAGCTCATCTCTCTCTTTTCTATGTAACTCAGAGAGACCAAACCGTGGTTGCACGATTTCAACTACTATGCCGCGATCGATAAACAGTATGCCCGCGGATCTTTTGCCTGCTATGAAAATGCCTGTGCGGACCGGCTCTCGATCTTCGGCGTAGCCAATGAATGCTGTGGCAAATTTAGAGAGTTCGCCCTTCTTCGGTCGAGACGCAGCGGTGAGTTGATCTACTATAGCTTTTTTGCCTCGTGGAGTCAAGCTTCTCCACTCATTTTTTCGTGTTTCAGATATTTTTGCACGAGCTTCATCGCTCTTGTCGCTTCCCCAAAACTCCGATTGAGATTTTCTAATGCGTTCACGACTTGCCTCATCGTGGGAAGAACCCTTCCTCTGATGGCCGTGCTTAGTCTGATAGTTTTTTTGTGCCTTCGATTTGTCACGGATTACTCCCATGTCTCGGAGGTGGCGATAAGCTGTGGCTTTTGAACAACCAACAATCTTGGCTACCTCCGAGACAGATTTGCCTCTAAGGTATTCGGTTTTTAGTTTGGCGTCATTAACCATAGTACATAGAATACTCAGAAGAACGTGTTGCCCCCTAATCACTTGGAAACAAAAACCTCATCATTTTGCAGCTTACTGATTGTGTCCCCAACGGTCTTGCAATCAACACCCTGCTTTTTACATTCATCTATCAAATCATACAAACTATATAATTTGATATTTTGTGATGAACTCAGACCTTCCAATTCATACGGACGACTGGTTAGCCCACGAGCCAATTCAGCAAAATCAAAATTTTCAAAAACTGTATCTGCTCGATATTGACTGATGGCAGCTTTAATTGCCCTCTTAATTTTTCTTATAGTTATCATCGATGTATCAAACTCCAATCAATTCCAAGCCCAAGACGCTCGGCCTCGGCTCGGATGTCCTTAGCTTCTATACCATATTTGTCGACACAAAAACGCATTCCACGAATAAGAATATCCGTCTTAAAGCGGTCAACAATCTCAAATTCTTCGCCTCTTGGTAGACGCCAAGCAGATTCTTCTGCCTTAACTTGTTCTCTGCTTGCACGCTTCTCTCGTTCACGCCATTCACTTTTAGCCTGCTGGCTGCTCATTTGGAGGTTGCCATCATCGACTTTGAGTACTCGGCTCTGATCGTCCATAGCATTTTGTCGAGCCTGACGTTCACGTTGCTCCGCCTTAGCCGCGAGACGTCTCTTCTGCATCTCTGCTTCAGTGCGTTCGATATTCTCCTCCGCCCTTCGATTAAGTAGAGATCGAGCGTCTTGAGGTAGATCAATACCCAATCGAGCCTTAATCTCCTCTGCGTCGGCACGACTAAGCCCAAGTTTTACTTCAAGCTCTCCGCTGCCACGGTGCTCTGCCACAATAGTCAAGAAAAGATTAGTCTCTTCCTCTGTCAATTCACGAGCCGACGTACGACGACGCTCTTTATTGGCTCGGTACAGTCGCTTATCCCTATCGGTCACGACGTACTCTTCTTGCCCCTTCATATTATCCATCTTACACTCCCAAAAAAGTATCAGCGATATCCAGGCGACCCTTCACAAAAGCCTTATCATGATCACACATCATGTGTACCAGACTTTCGAACGAAGTAGTCGCTTCCCATCCCAGAATATTCTTGGCCTTGGAAGCGTCACCAATCAGTACATCAACATCCTTCGGCCTGAATAGATTGGGGTCCACGTTAATAGTACCCTTATTAAGGCCCATATAATCCGAAGCAATGTCAACAAATTCTTGCACAGAGTGAGTCTCGCCAGTAGCGATCACGAAGTCGTCGGGATGGTCAAGCTGGAGCATGGCGTGCATGGCCTTGACGTAATCTCCGGCAAAACCCCAGTCCCGACAAGCACTTAGGTTACCCAGATTCACACAATCCTGATTTCCGGCCAGTACATTTGCAAGCCCCAAAGTGATCTTCCGGGTCACAAATTGATCACCTCTCATAGGCGATTCGTGGTTAAATAAAATTCCGCAAGAAGCAAACATGTCGTAAGATCTACGATAAACATGGGTCATATTGTACCCGAATACCTTCGCTGCTGCGTAAGGGGATTCTGGGTGCATAGGAGACCGCTCATTAAGCATACGATCCTCTAAATCGGCCATAGTTTTCATTGGCACAATTGATCTACACCCTTCGTATTCCGAAACATAATCCTTTCGGATCGAATTACCAAACTGCTCACTACTACCAGCAAAGTAGAACCGACACTCCGGCTTGGCCTTACGAATGGCTTCCAGACAGTTAAGTGTCCCTATCCCGGTAATATCCGAAGTAGAAATAGGAGAGTTCCAAGACTCGCCCACGTGCGACTGGGCTGCTAAATGATACAGCTCATCCGGAGAAAATTTCTCTATGACAGACTGAATGCTACTAATGTCGGTCACATCGCCGCTAACAACCACAAAATTTGGGCTACCTCGTAATGTTCTCAGTCTTTGATCGGTTGGCATGGACGTTCTACGATTTACGCCAACTACCCTATATCCCAAAGACAGAAGATAGTGAGCAAGGTACATTCCGTCTTGTCCGGTAACTCCCGTTATTACAGCAGTTTTCGAATTCATTTAACAATTCCCTTTCGTTGTACTCTCATGGAACTTATTTAATGCCTGTCTTGCTATCTCTCCATGCCGTCCAAAGAACCCAGAACAACTATCTTGATTTATATCTTCCTCATTGTTAAAGGTATGACTATGCTCCCAATATTTTGAAAAGAGCTTCCCGCAATCCATCTATTATCTCTTGATCATTATATTTTCTTCTGACATTTTCAGCCGGCACAATTAATTCATGTACTTCCCAACCATCACCTTCTTCACGCCAAACTTTACCATCAAAATACTGTGTGGTCGTAGAACAGGGAATTCCTACAGGAATTCCAGACAGTTGCTTTCTGTATAAGCCCGGCGACAAATAATGGTTTTCCTCCACGAGTCGCAACGGAACATCAACCTGAATAATCTGTCCCAAAACAGATATCGAAGCTATCTTTCTTAAATCACACATTTGCCAAGCCCTCAACTTAATAAACTTTGTTTTCTTTGATATACTGAGCTACAACTTCCGGCATATCATTGTAGTCAGCCTGTCTGATTGATGTGCTTCGAACTGTGGATCTTGGTATATCAACTATCCTAAAGTTCAAATCTAAACTTGGTATCAAAACTTGTTCGCCGTCAACAGGGGAAACTTCAAATGATGATTCTTCCACCCCCTCAAACATTTGTATGTCATGATACACGCACTTATTCCAAGTGTCTCCGGCAATTCGATAGATGTAGTCTTGATCGACAATTTTACGCAGAGTCTCGTCTTTCTGCGTATAACTCAAAGCATTAGTTATTAGAACAGGAATTCCAACAAGACTCAACATCTTAATTCGATGAATGAGATTGTCTTCTGGCACTGGACCTTTGTAATAATTAGCTCTGGGTATCTCAAAAATACAACCTTGGCCGCACGCGATATGCCCATTATGAACTGGGTTGAAAGAGCCCGGAAAGATACGATTATTACTCTGAAGAAAACTTCGAGGATCATAGAACGCACCTTCATGGTAAAGCAGCACCTTACCCGTTCTAAGTTGTGTCCGAATCATAGGCCAATTGATTCCAAGATGTGTCGCATTCTATTAGGCCAAGTGTGCTCAGTAATAGTTCTCTGATGACCTGCTTCAGCGATGGCTAATCTTTCGTCCGCGTGATCAAGATAATACCGAGTCTTCTCGATTAACTCATCGACATCATTTACAACCACTATCTCTTTATCCAAGACAAAGTACTCTTCCAAATTATCAGCAGGCGTGGTGATCTGAAATCCGCCTGCTTTGGGAATACCAAAGTGTCGCCCTTTGATTTGCGGCATAGTTCCCACATGCCAAGGGTTTGACATATTCAAACATACTTTGGAACGATGAAGTACGTCCAGCATATCGGATAGTTCAGGCGTATGAGGATGCCCATTCTTAAAACCCTCCCAGTACCATCCAAACATATGAAGATCGATGTCGGCATTATGCATTGCCGTAACAATCTCGCCCCTGATTCCGTGTTTCTGTCCACAGAATCCAACATCATACTTCTTCTCAAGATTGGGCAAGTTGGTGTACAGAGGAGAACCTGCCCACTGGGACTTGATGACGGTCATCCCATTATTTTCGTACCAGTCAAGAGTACTGGAGTGTGTGCTGACAAAGTGACTAACTCTATTCTTACGCCCTTTAATAAAGTTTTCGAATCGCCAGCTTGCATCACAATCCCATTGAATTACTGGAATATCATTCTTTAAAGCGATCGAGGCAACACCCTCGGGAAGATCTTTATCCTCATTGAAAGCAACGTGAAAAATAGCATCAATCTCATAACTAACAATCTTGGAAATCAGATCATTCCAATTTGTGTCTTCGACATCCGGATAGTAAGACTTAAATTCAAACAATCCTTCGTCTACACAAGCCTGAAAGCCTGGCTCCAGATTCTTCGATTCGTACGACAAACCCTTATCTTGAACTCCATAGTCGTACTTCAACGCTACGTACGCGATCTTTTTCATTAGAGAATCCTCACTGCCACGTCATACCCCTCGAAAGCCAACCCTTCTGCTTCCTTGACGTCAACAAACTTAAAAGCTTCAGCGTCATCCCCCACCTTGATTTCCTCATTACCTCTCAAGGTATAGCGATACACAATATTAATAGCCCGCTCGCCTGGATTCCGATCGAGCTGACTGTAGTTATTAACGTGGACAAGGTTACAAGCTTCGATTGCAATCCCAGTCTCTTCCCTCAACTCTCTTACTCCACCCTGGATCGTGACTGGGAAAC